TGCATAAATTTTTTGAAGACTTGCGTGGAGAAGCAACCATAGGAACAGAATGGTTTAATAATTCTCCAAAGAAAATACAAAAATGTGTAGAGCGTTTTAATATTCTTATACATCAATTAGAAGCAGAATTACGAACAACAAATCATCCTACAGTAGTAGTTACTTTTAAAGATAGACCTATAATAAACCTAACACAAGAAGATATGAAACACTTTACATTTCAATGGACTCACGGAACTGTATACATAAATTATTGTCAAGTTGGAAAAACAGTTTTAGATATTTTTAAAGACAACGATAGTGTAGCCAAAGGAATAAGACCTCAAGAATTTTATAGTGCAGATTTCATGGTTAAGTTTGGACCTGCAATACCTTATCCAATGTACTTACTAAGAAAAATTTATATAAATTTATGGTTAAAGTTACAATCATTTAAATTTAAAAATCCTAATTTAGGAATGATTCCTGTAGCAGATCTAGTTGAAGATATTGATACAACAGACTTAAAAAAATATAATGAAGTTAAAGGTGTACAATGCATAAAGTAATAAGCAAATGGCCGCATCAAGATAGTATACGTGTTGAGTGGAATATGGGCAAACGCTGTAATTTAGATTGCGGATATTGCCCTGCTGAGATTCACGATAACTTTAGCCCGCATACACCTTTACAAACATTTAAAGATGCAATAGATAAGTTAGTAGAAATAGGCAAACCTATAAGACTTAGTTTTACAGGAGGCGAACCGTGTGTGCATCCTAATATCAAAGAAATATTAGCATACGCTCGAGATAAAGTTGAATGGATTAATGTAACAACAAATGGAACATTGCCTTATAGGTTTTATGAAAGTTTACCAGTAAATCATTATGTATTCAGCATACACTTCGATAACAAAATGGTTAATCAAGTAATTAATAATGTTTTGATTTGGGCGCAAGCAAACGAAGTTGATAACGTACCGTTTCAACTTAACATAATGGCACACCATGAATACATGGACAAGGTAAGACATGCTACTATTGTATTTGACGGTCACGAGATTCCGTATGTAATTAGACGCATACGCTGGACAGAAGCCGATAATAGAGATTGGTTTGATGACATGCGTTATGATCCAAAAGATTTAGAGTGGATACTTAATCAAACATCAACAGCAAAGCCTAATGTTATCATTGACGATAAAGAAGAAATGCATGCCAATGATGTTATTAAACACAAACTAAATCAATTTGAAGGCTGGGAATGTAATGCCGGTATTGAAAGTTTAATGATCAACTGGGACGGTGACGTTCATCGTGCTACTTGTAGAGTAGGCGGAAGTCTAGGTAACATTTATAAAGGAACTTTTGAACATCCTAGTCAGGCTGTAATATGTACACGTAAATGGTGTACTTGTGCTGCAGATATTCCGTTAACTAAAGTAAATGAGCCAGCTCAGGAAATATTGCCGCTGCGTTTAATCCACGAATAGCATCAAGTTTGTTTACATACTCCTTAAAGCCTGGAAGTAAATGACTGTTATCTGCTGAATCCATATGTGCTAACAAGCCTTCCCATTTAGGCCAACCAGATGGATTATGTATCCAAAAATCATCGTCTTGTGTATAATTTTCCCATAGCCATGTTTTAAGTTCTGCAAAACGTTCACGCACTTCTTGTTTGTCTTGTTCTGGAAGTATTGTAATATTAAGAAACGTTGGTATGTGTACTAGGTGCATATTAACTAATCCGCCTCCCATTTGTACTCCGCCTACTAAGCCAGTATTCATCTTTTTAAAATTACTGTTTAATTTCCACTTTATAAAATCAGGCATATGTTTAATATTGAATATTTGTACTGCTGTTGCCATACTAATATGTATGTTGTCAGGTGTATTATCTAACATATGCAATGTGCGTTCTACATCAGCAAATTTTGTAGGGAAGCGAATATAATCATCGCGTTCAAAACTTGCATCAACACTAACAGCAAATTTAACCTTATGAAACTTTGACCATAGCTCAATTAATTCTTCATCTACAAGCAATCCGTTTGAGTTATAACGTAATAGTATTTTATCTTGATATCCTTGACGAATAATTTCTTTAATAAACATTTTGTGTTCTTTAATCATTAGAGGCTCGCCTCCAGCAAAGTACACTTGTCTTAGGTTAGGAATTTGTGCATTAATTTCCTCCCAGAATGAATCTTTCTCGTGCCACTTGTTATTAAAAGTTTTACGATCCCATTGCATTTGTCTTTTAACTTCAGGATCTTGTAATACAGGAATAAGTTTTTTATGGTCCGCAACCCACTTACTTGAATCATGCGGGCTACACATTACACACTTAATGTTGCACGTATGTCCTAATCTTAGATCCAAGTATTTTAAATTTTCTGGCACAGTGCCGTCTTCTTTTGTTTGTCGAATAAGTTCAGGAATGTCTACGCCATTATCGTCTCGGTGCCAAGTGCCTGTTTCCCAAATACGTTTACTTACAATGCCTTGGCTTTCTTCTTTAAAACAACCTGTACAACTTGCAGGAATTTCACCATTAAGCATAGTTGTACGTACACTTTTCATATAATCGTTATTCCATGCCTCCAAAGGAGTGTGGGTACCAAAGTTTGCAGGTTTGCCGTCTTCCATTTTCACAAGACCTACTTCATGATTATCGCCTGCGCCACTTGCATTAGACGTGCAACATAATCGCATATCACCATTTGGCCTAGTTGCCATATGTATCCAAGGTAACACACAAAATGTTTCTGTGCCACTTACTTGTGCAATTTCAGCTTGATACTTTTTTAGGTCAGACATTGTTTTCCTTAATCATAGTTCAATATATTCAATAAACTGATCTTTTGGTTTACTGAGTTTGTTAACTCCACACGTTCTTGCACATGTAATTAGTTTTTCTGAATTCCAGTACTTGTGCCATACTGTTTGCCAAGCATTAGAATCTATTACATCTTTTATAGAACGATCAAGACCATTTGTATTTCCTAAATCTGCAATAAGACTAGAGTGCTGTGATCTCATCTTTTCTCTAATGTCTTTGGCTAAATCATTAGGGTGTATATAATTATACGGAGCACTTGCTAAAAAACAACAGGGCATAATATCTCTTTGTGCTGTTATATAAATTTCTTTCTGTTTTACAACAAAACAGTCTATTTCACTAGCGTCTACTACATCTTTATAATTGTCAAGTACATCTTGGGTTATAAGAGTTATGTTACTTCCTGTAGGTGGCTCTAGGTAATATTCAAGTTGACCTTTTTTATCTAAAACTTCAAACTTGTTAGTAGCAACAAATCTTGCACTATCTTTGTATGTAAATCTAGCAAAGCCGTGTTCTTTTGCTAATGCTTCACAAGCAAGTTGTTGATGTTCGTTATGTTTAAATTTTATAAACGCCCATTCTGCTATACCGCCTGCATTAATAAACGCTTTTGCATTTTTTAATACAGTGTCAAAGTCAGTACCAATACGATATAGACTGTGCGTATCTGCTAATCCGTCAATTGCAAAAATAACACAATGTTTACTAGGCAATGCTTTTGCAAGTTTCTTCCACCAATCTGTACTTCTTGCTCCGCCGTTTGTGTGTATTCTAATCTCTATAGTAGGTTTAACATCAGTTGCATAGCTGCACATTTCTGCTAAATCGTTATTGATGATAGGATCACCAAAGTTTCCACAAAAGTAAAAACTGTTTATTTGGTGTAGTACTTCGCTAGTTAAGATGTGCTTAAAATCATCAATTGTCCAATCTTGATTTTTAATCAATGGATTTTCCAACCCGCCGTGATAGTTTCTGCTACACATAGGACAACTTGCTTGACAGCGATTTGTAATCTCTAGGTGTATATTTTTTAGTTGATTAAATTTAAACATTTTTATATTTCATATCTCTTATTTTGAGTCAGAGTAATTGTTAAATATACTTATGCCGTATCTAGCACCAAAATACTTAGATCCGATTGTCTGTCAATACAAGAACGACTTAGTTTCGATATCAGATAGTTCTACATTTAAGATTTTAAATAAAAATAGAAACATCATATTAGATCCAATTAGCAAAATAAATGTATACAAAGTTGTTAAACATGATATATGGTTAGTTACACAGGATTCTGTTGTACAAGTTAGAAACTACAAACCTAAATATTATAATATAGATACAGACAATAGTCAATATTACAGCCTAGCAACTAATGGCGAAATAGCATTTAGCTTTGGTAGTAAGTTTGCAATGCGACTGGATAAGAATATTGATTTTATTGAAATGCCTGTACAAGGTTCTAAGTTACATATAGGAACCGTTTATTGCAACGGTAGTTATTGGAGTATGCCTAGCAGTGACAAATCTAACTATAATTTAATTGTAGAGTTTGATGGTGAAAAAATTAACAGTTATCCAGTAACTGGAATTGATAACTCTATAGCAAGAAAATATAGTGATATTATAGTTATGGGTAATATATTGTATGCATTACCCTTTGGCGAAACAGCAGGCTTAAACGAAGTTATTGAATTTAATACCGAAACTAAAGAAATAAAAGTATACAAAACACAATGTAAGGACTTTGCTAAGAAATATAGTGGCGGTGTACTAATAGGAGATAAGATTATTGCTGTGCCGCATGGTGACGACAGTAATGATTGTAATTGGGGATTAATATTTGATACTAAAACAAAACAATCTATCAATTTTAGTGTTAATTTTAAAGGATATCAATTTAGGTCAGGAATAAAATTTAACACTCACGCTGTGTTCTTTCCTTTAGAAACTTCAGATTGTCCAATATTAAAAGTTAATACTAGTGGCACTGTTGTAAAAGAAATACATTTAAAGGATTATTTACTAGGAAGACCTATTATGCATAATCATTCACTAAAAGTAATAGGGTATCATACAGAAACTGAAACATATCATTTATTAGAATTTAATGAAGAACTAGATTACAAAATACATACTGTAATTACGAATTAAACTTGTGACCTATAATCATATATCTAGTATATTTAGGTGTTTCAAACTCTCCTACATAGGCTACATACACATTTGACTGTCTAACAAATTCTTCCATATTACTTGCACATCGTATGTGTTCATCAAGATCAAAATAGTTGTTACTTTGTAATACTACTTTAGTGCCTGGTTGAATATTGCTCAACCATTTGTCATATTGTTCTTGTGTTAGATGCTCACAACTAGTGTTTATAGCAACATCTGCATCTGTAGTGTATTCGCACATATCTGCTGTTGTAGCAAAAAATCTACCCTGCATATGATATCGCATATTAATAGTTTCTGCAATAGTTTTACATGTAGGATCAAGGTCTACACTTTCGATATCTGATATACAAAGGTCACTATTGAACAATAGGTTTGAAAGTACACCGTTCCATCCGCCATACACAGCAATACTACCTTGTAATTTGTATTCTTGCATTTTTTCTATAAGCCATAATTTACTATGTACCTGGCCTTTCCAAAAACTTTCAAGTGTTCGGTATCGGTCGTCACTGTTGCGAATTGCGTCCATCCAAAATAATACGTCTTCTACATCAACTTTCAAGGGTTTCTCCACTTTGGTAGTTTACTATCAGCACTACTCATACAACTAGGTGTTATACACGGAGTAGGCTTTTTAAATATTTCAAACCCATCTGTAATTGTTCCTAGTATATCGTCATGACAACTATGACTTCTTCTAACTTCTGTATCCCTGATGATTATTCCTTGGTAACCTGCATTACAGGACCAACCTTTAAACTTATTAAAACCAAATGCATTAAATCTCTCTGCTTGGTCTAATTCGTATTCGTTTCCTTTGCTGTCGTAGAGGGCAACTTGTGCAAGTTGTTCTCCGTAGACTTGCTGTGGGAATCCTTTTTGCATTGTTCGGATTGCTTCTTCGGTGTATCCTGGAACGACAAAACTAGCGGATGGATCTGATTGTGGCTTGAGAGTAACATTAATGCCTCTGGCGGCAAATCGTTCAAGACGTTCGTAAAGTTCGTCAAACATCTCCGGAACCATAACTTGGTTAATTGTAACAAATACTCCTCCTTCCATAAGTTGTAAACATTTATCGCCGAACTTTTGTTCATCTGCAAACTCAGAATGAAAACTTGCTGTTACACTTCGACGTTGTAAACTTTTTGTATTGTGTAAGTACTTATCCCACCATTTGGTTCCCGGTGACAAGTTTGTAGTCATATGTATACTTTGATATTCAGCTTCTTTGTCATTACAGTAATGCTCAACCAATGGCATGAACTGTTTATTTGCTGTTGGCTCTCCGCCACTGAAGCTAAAATGGAAGTTTGTGAAGTTATTAGCACGAGCTTGTGCTTTGATACTATCCATGGTGTTTAAGTATAATTCTGTCGACTTCGTGTCAGGGACACTAGATCTTGCGTGTGGCCAGCAATAACTGCACGAATAATTACAATATCTAGTGGTGATCCAAGAGACCGTGAAAAGATGGCTCTCTAGGAGAGTTTTCTGTCCAAACTTCGTTATATCAGTCCAGGGTATTTTGTTGAAATCGTTCATATAACCACTCGAAATTGTTTATTAATTTTAAATTATCGTTGTTATCGATATTATCATAACCGTACCTGCGGCCATCGCAAGCACCGCTAATGCAAGCTCTTCCAAAGCGAGCATCGTCTCCTCGTGTACACCAGACATCAAGTCTCTTTTCAGTTTCTTCATCTACTTGTCCTTTAATAGTTTTTGATGATAGTTTTACACATTCTCTAAAAGCACTTTTCCAAGTGCTAAATTCGTCTGTGTTAAATGCTGTAATATTTGATATACTAGGCATTGGTTTAAATTTATTGCTAATACTAGTAGTCATATCTGCACTATTTGTATCAACGTTAATTGTTAGCTCTCTAGGTAGCAATTTTACACCGCCATATCCGTAAACTAAATCATTAATAGGGTTTTGACTTTGCCACACATGCACTGTATCAGTTTCGTATGTATTAGCTTCATGATCAAAATTAAAGTTATCTAGTATATGTGCATCACCATCTACAATCCAAACTAAATCAGTATCACATATTTTTGCTGCTTCAATATGTGCTTGGTGAATTCCTTTTACTCCGTGTATACGCTTTGCTGCTGGAAATCTTTTTACTAACCTATTATAATTATCTTCTGCATCTGGTTCATTATAACTAATAAAGACTATATCGTAAGGCTTCAATTTAGATAATACTGTGTCGTGTTCTTTACGTGTAATAATATACTTATGGTTAAATTCACGTTTGCCTATACTGTGTTTTGTTGATGCTAGAAAAACTCCATTATGGTATGTTTCTTCATTTCTAAATATGTGTTTGTATACATGATGCATTTCTCTATCTGCATCATATCTACCATCTGTAGGATTATAATAAAAATCCCATATACTGTCATCTAATATTTCTACATTATCCCATACACACCAAAATAAAGGACTTGTTTCTTTTTCTATTATATTTAGATAGTCATCATATGTTTTAACAATGTATCTAGGGTATCTATAACGACTTACTATCTGTTTATTTTCTTTGCGATTAATAATGTATCTATGTTCTATTTCTTTTTTTGATATAGGTTTGTTTCTCGAAGCAAGAACAACTCCGCCATGATAGCTTTCTTCGTCATTGCATAAATTTTTGTACACATGATTTTCGTTTCTATCATAACTGTTGTGATGACTAAAATACGTTGAGTAAATTTTTGGGTCAATTACTTCAACATTTTTCCATATGCACCAAAACATTTCTGATGTAGACTTGTCTATTGCTTCTACATAATCTTCGTATGTATCTACGAAGTATGTAGGATACGGCCTAGGAGTACTTGCTAAAATATCAATTTCTTTTTTGTTTACAAAGAATCTATGTTTAATTTCTCTGTCACTAATATGTAAATCTTTGTGTAGTAAACAAATTCCGTCATAGCTATCATTGTTTTTAAATAAATGTATGTAATCTGTACTCCATTCATCAGGAGTAAAATTAAAATCAAACTCATCATTTACATTAACATCATTCCAAACAATCCAGAGAAATTTTGTTAGTGAAGTACGTTGTGCAGTTTTAAAATTATCTGCAATCTTAGCATAGGGATATTTTGTCCTTAGCTCTGGCCAACCTTCGTCAGTTTCTGATCCTATAAAAAAGATATCATACATGTTATTACTATACAGCCTTATTGTAGATTTGTCAAGTAAAGTGACATAGAATAAAGATCAAAATCTAGTCCTGTGCGATTAGATTTATCAGCAGACTCTATCATTTGCCTTTTTATTAAGCCGGGCACTGTTTTTCCCTTTACATATTCTAATGCAATCTTTCTATTATATTCAAGTGGTTCTTTAATTTTTTGGTATAGCTCGTTAACATCGCTGTTAAGAACATATTCAATATTTTTAACAATTCCGTCTACTCGATCATCTATAAGTTCTTCATCGTCAAACCCATAATCAAAAATTTCATCGTACAAAACAAATCCCATGTCTTTTAGGTTTTTATGAAAATGTTTGCAGCCTAGAGTTAAAAAAGGTAATCCAAATAATAATCGCATTGTAGTTTTTTCTGTTAGGAAAAATTCTTCGATCCAAGATTCAGTAGCAACATGTAAGAAACTTTCAAAATATTGTTTATTAAAAATATAAGGATGATCTTGATTAAAATTATCTCCTAGTGTTAATAGTTTACCATCATAATGTTTAAATTCTATACCATGCCCGCCTGCACCTAAAAAAGATACAAGACCTTTGTTTAGTATATTTTGCTTTGCTAGTTGATCAATCAATGCAACACGATGAGGTTTTGCTCTATGATTAAAACAAGAATATGGTATAGTAAACTTATAGTCGTATCCTTCTAAATATTTCTTAGTATTATTATAAAAATTAGGATGATGATGCATATTGTGATACGCAAACAGAATAAAGAAATCAAACCATTCGTAAAAATTACATAATTCTATATCTATGCCAAGTTCTTTTACAAGTTTTTTTTGATGATCAATCGACGATGCTAATACTATATTACAGGTAATATTACGTTTGTTAATCAGTCGAACAGCAGTGGGTTTTATCTGAGTAAGTTCGCCTTCGTAGAAGTAAAAGAAATTAATTACATCTACATTAGTTTTTTCAATTGTGTTTTGTATTTCTGCTGCCGAATTATACCAAGGCGTAAAAGATGCTATATTAGGTAGATGCATTCCGCACTTGCTCCAATATCCAATCATATGTTTTCTTAATACCATACTCAAGGTCTTCGTTAGGTGCCCACCTTAGCTCTCTTTTTATTAACTTGTTATTACTTTTCCTGCCCATTACCCCTAACGGTCCGTCGACATTTGTAATTTTAATATTTTTTTGAGCAATGCTACCTATCATGTATGCAAGATCGTTGATAGATATCATTCTTTCACTACCAAGGTTTATTGGCTGATCATAAGACCCGTTCATAATACGATCAATTCCTTTTATACATTCATCAATATACAAAAATGTTCGTGTTTGCATTCCTGATCCCCAAACTTCAATACTATCGTTTTGTGTTTCAGCAACTTTTCTGCATAATGCAGCAGGTGATTTTTCTTTACCATTATTCCACGAACCTTCAGGACCATATATATTGTGTAGTCGGGCGATCCTTACATGCAAATTATGATTACGTGCATATGCTAGATATAATCTTTCACTAAACAACTTTTCCCAACCATAATCTGAATCAGGATCTGCTGGATATGCCAACGATTCCTCTAACGATGGATTTGCAATACCTGTTTGTAACTGTTGAGGGTACATACAAGCACTAGAAGAATAAAATATTCTAGAAACTTTATTCTTTACCATTTCATTAACAATATTTAAATTAATTGTTGCTGAGTTATGCATAATGTCTGCATCATTTTCACCTGTAAAAATATATCCTGCTCCGCCCATGTCAGCAGCTAATTGATATATTTCGTATAAGTCACTAGTTACTAGTTTGCTAACTTCGTATTGATCACGTAAGTCTGCTATATAAAACTCGTCAGCAGCAGTTTCTGCATATTCAGGATGCTTTAAGTCAGCACCAATAACATAATAACCTTTTTCTTTAAGGTCTTTTACTAAATGTGCGCCAATGAATCCGCCGGCTCCGCATACAAGTATTTTTTTCATTTTAGTTTCCATATTTTTCCTTAAAATATTTAACTTCAGGATGAGACATTGTTGCTAAATGTTTACAGTTATATTCAACAATGTCTTTTACTTCATGTGTAAATTGTACTTTCTTCTCGTCAGACCAATTTGCAATTTCTTCTACTATCCTATTTATTTCTTCCATACGATCATCATTGTTAACAATTTTATCGTACCCTTCGTTCCACCATTTATCAAATGTCTTAAACCCTACATCTTTAAGATGCTGTAAACTGTAAGGTGCTGACATCATTATAAATGGTTGTTTAAATGCTATTGGCTTATATGTTTTTTCATTAAGATGTATTTCTGGAGTAAAGAAATTTGTCTCACTAATAATGTTAATCATCGAGTCTTTGTAATATTGTTCAACGTCATTAGCACTTGACTCCATTGGATACCTATCAAAATTAGTTGTGTCTAAAATAAGCGGAAGTACCTTTTCTGAGTCTACAACTTCATCGGCTGTGATTTCAAATTTTGGATGTTTGCGAGCAACTTGTTCTATATTACTTTTGAAACTTGCACCTGATTCAGGTTGTTTGTTAGACATGCTCATATAAAAATTATCTAGTAAGCCTTTACGCCACATGCTTAAAAAGAATACCAGTCGGTGATCGCTCCATCTTCGCTGAAAGCAAAGAAAATCTTTTTTTCTAGGTCCCGGAATATAAGGATTATTTGCTCTATCTCTTAAAGGTTCTTCAACACCTGTTTGATGTATTCTGCAAGTTGGAATATACTCTACATTTAATAAAGGGGACTTTCCTCTTGCTTCGCAGTAAGCATTATACATTTCATTAGCATTAGAACAATTAGTAACATAAATTACTCTGTCTAATGGTATGTTATAATGAGTAAAAAAGTTTATCAGTTCATCAAATAATTGATTATGAACCCAGCCTTCAAATAAAATTGTAATTAAAAAATAACCGTTGTTTGCAAGAAGGTAATCTATTTGTCCGGGTTCTCTTAACTGATCAGAAAAAGGTCCGTCATTGATGCTAAAAATTTTTCGCCAATTTCTATAATGATAGGTTGAAAAGTTTAATTCATATAAAACATTACCTTTAGGTATTTTATGGCAACTTACAAGATTTGCATCATTGCCAAATATTTCATAAAAATGAGGGTCTTGTAATAAATCTCCAGGAGCACTTTTTCCAAATTGTGCTCGCAACAGATCTATCATTGTAGGTACTCTATTATTGGTTATAGGTCCTTTTGGGCCTATCCATTGAAATGCAAAATTTAACGACTTAGACATCGAAAACATTCCTCATAAAAATCTTCTAGTTCTGGAAATACTTCTATAATATTTGTGCCTCTGCGTTTATCATATTCTGTAAACCAAGTATAAAAATTCTTCCTTCCTTTTAGTAGTTTATCGTCATCGTATGTAGTGTTTTGCATATAGTCTACAACACGTCTAAGACGCTCATACTCCAACGAACTAAACTTAGTACGGTCTGAGTCATCCATATTGTTTTTAATAAACTCTAAATGTTTGTGCATATAAGGCATAAATTGTTCTTTAGGAAGTATGTTCATATCAAACTGTAATGGTTCCTTTAAGTACGGAGTATCAAAGCGTACTCGTTGCCACTGTGTTTCATTCTCATCTGTATTATACTTTGTGCGCCATTCTAGTATTTTTTCTAATAATAGATCAAAGCTAGTTACAGCAAACAAGTTAAATGTAATCATAAACGTAACTGGCCAACCGGTATTAGTTAGATAGTAATCTAAATTCTTTTCCCAAAGTTCTACATCTAGTCCAGTACGTGTATACTCTGCTTTTGGTCCCCACGTGTCAATACTTGTATATAATTTAAAGCTACGTATACAACCCGTTTCTTTAAGATGTTTGACCTGTTTTACTAGTTTAACTACTAAACTATTTTTAACACCCATATTACTGTTTATTTCAAGATTAAGATGCGGCTTTGGGTTTGCTTCTAGTTCCTGAAATAGTCTCCAAGTGCTACGGTGCATTAAAGGTTCGCCACCTGTTACACGCAAGATGTTTAATGTCTTGCTAACTTCAGGCCACCATTCCCACCATGCTTTAACATAAGGGTTATCATCTTCTTCATATAGTTCAAACCAGTCAATGTCATTACGGTGCTCAGTTGAGTCTTTGTATGGACCATGTTGTTTTATTTCGTTGTAGTAACGACTACTAAATTTAGGATGACAATAGCCGCACTTAAAGTTACATTCATTTGAGAAATTTACTTCGATATATTCAGGATTAACATCAAAGTTCCAAGGATTAGTTTGTATTTCTTTCATACGTTCTTCAGTATGAATACTAGATGTCTTAATGTGCCTGTCGCTTACATAATCTTTGCCCATGCACTCAATATTCCAACAGTACTGACACCCACTTGGTTTTTCTCCTTGTAACATCTGCTTACGTTCATTTTTCTTTTGAGGAGTATTGTGCAATTGACTTGGGTTAGTGTCTAGTCCTTCTAAAGGAATCTTATGCGGTGCTGGATGATAACAACTGTGTGTTTCACCTGTTTGCAAGTATATTGTTGTATGGTGCCATTTAGCTAAACAGAAAGTAGGCGAAGTTTGTGCTTCTACCTTAGGCATAATTTCTTTTATACGTATTAGTTCGTTGTTCATTTTGCTCTTCTAATTATTCTAGGAGTATTGTTATATACGCTTTTAAAAAACTTAGATCCAGCTGCATCAAGTTCTGCAATATCAATATCAAGCTCTGACCTTATTTTGTCACCTAGCTCTTGAATTTCTTCAGATAAATTTTCTTCTGTTATCGTTAACTGCTTCCAAAACGTATTAAGATATTCAAAGTCACGCACTTGTGCATAGTCCCAGTCGGTACACATAGTCATGTATAATCCTTGTCTGGCGCCTAATACACTCCAGTCACCGTTTTCTACATCTGATCCTACTGAGCACCAAATTTTTAATCGATCAAAATTTTGCCACCATACCTTTTTTATATCCGTTGCACGAGCGCCTTGATCTAATGACATCTTAACACCTTCTCTAAAACCGGCTCTCCATGCCTGCCAAGGTGTCTCATTAGTGTAACTAATACTAAAGTTTTCGTTAAACTGATAATATTTGTCGTCGAAGCAGAACTCAACTTTGCCTCGCTCGTCTCCGTCTTCACTATGCTCGTGTGTTTTCATGTTATGTACAAATTTACGTGTCCACATCTTAAGACCGCCGTTACCGTACATAAGTCCGTTAACATGTACCTTGCCGCACCAACTAAACACATGATCAGGAGTTAGCCCTAACGTTTCGTAATCAACTTCTTGTTGAAAAAACGCAGGATCAACAATATTATCAGCATCAACTGTAATAAAATATTCAGTTTCTGATATATCTGCACAGGCCTTGTGTGCTGCATCACTTCCTTCAACACCGTGTACACGTTTAGCCCAAGGTAGTTTGCTACATAAGTCTGCATAATTCTTTTCTGCATTAGGTTCGTCATAACTCAGGAATACAACATCCTGGTCAATAACTTTAATTTTAGCCATTAATTACCCCGTATGTATACTTTTCAAACTTCTTATTAGTATATACACTAAATTTAGATAATTCTTCTTCTTCCTGGCTTATGTACTTAAAGTCTACTGATGCCTGATCAATTAAATCATCTAGCATACACACGCACAACCTATATAAAATATTAGGATTGTTATGCTGTGTTATACTAAAAGTTAATTTTTGGTTGGGTCTACTTTTTACTGTTGTTAATTGTTGTTTTGTTTCGTCTGATAGTTTAATTGTCCAACATTTTTTAATATCATTTTTCCAAACACCTATTTGATAAATTTCTCTTGGGGTTATTTGAAATATTAAATCATTTACTAATAATTCAACTTTTTCTTCTTTTGATACTATGTTATATGCCGAAGTATTTACGTTGTAGACAACTTTACATAAAGACATTGATTTGCCATGTTCTATAAATTGTATCACATCTTCGTAATCAGTTTCAAAAAAATTAGGAAAAGATTGCTCAACATTACTTATAGACTGTATTGCTCCGGTGCCTTCTTCAAAATAAACTTTATACTTTAACATCTGATATACCTAATTTATTATTATATGCTTCTACAATACTATCTGTAAGAAAGTCTTTTTCTGTATAGTGAAATATACCGTGTTGTTTAAAGTTTCCAATATATAAGTCTAAATCATCAGTCAAATATGCTCCAACCTTTGTTTGCCATTTTTCTACTATTCCGGACCAACCTTGTATATTTGGTTTCATGTGTACAAATGCTGGTGCATCTAGTTTCTTGTTTGTAATAGATGATTCACAGTCTAATATACTAACAGTCATTGCTGATGTTATGTCCATACTTGCAGTCTTTTGTATTAACTGGTTAGTGCCGAATTTATAAAACTCTTTCCAATTATTAGTAATAACATCCATCCAAGTATAAAACTCAAGAGCAAACTCGCTTTTCTTAAAATAATGCAATCCAAAATAAGTATTTGGTAAATTGTATTTTGTAAAACGCTTCCTATAGTAGTCATTAGATATACTATTTCCTCTATAGTCTAACACGTTTGACGTTAGCCATATGTCATAATCGTTAAACACATCAAAATATGATGTTAAGTCATCTAGTACTAACATGTCTGTGTCTAATACAACTGCATGTTCATATGGAGATATAAAATAAATTTTCCACCTATTGTGTATTTTCCATTCATATTTTTCTGCTAGATCGCCCCATGGGATTGGAATAATATGATCAAATAAATGTGTATATTCTGCAGGAACTTTGTCGTCGGTAATAATTGCTATACTAACATTAGTATTTGTTGCATGTATGCTCATAGCACAAACACATGCTTGTTTTACATAGTCATCAAACTTTGTATTTTGGGCAACTAATATAAAGTTTTTATCCATCAATAACCTCTGCTAAACTAAACTTGTTCATTACATGTACGCTATTGCCGCTTATTTTTGCTGGAATATATTCATGTAAAACTTTTTCTTTTTCTAACAAAAACGTAAACTGGTCATCATCAATACTACAAACAATATCTCTGTCAGTAGTATAAAACATAGTACCTGGCATTTTATTTGCAAAACTACCATCTTCAAAACCATTCATAATATGTATTGCTATACTAAATGCATGATCATTTCTATATACAGGAGTTTGTATTTGGTACACTTGTCTATAGTGCTGATAGTTTTCTTGTATATGTTGTAGTAATTCAAAAAATTGTTTATTCTTTTGTGTCTTTGTAAAGAATACACAAGTTGCCCAGTAAAAATCTATGCCGGTTTCGCTTATTTTATCAAATTCCGAATAATCTCGATGTCCTGCTAGATCAAATGCATCTTTATAGATCATAAAATCGTATACAGAATCAAAACAGTTAGATAACACACTGTCTGCAATAATGTAATCAGTGTCAATTAGTAATGTTTTGTCATACGGTGAAAGATCATATGCATACACTCTTTTATCATTCTTAAAACTTAGAGAATGATTACTAGTTGTGCCATTGTTATAGGTCTTTAAAGTATATTTTTCAGGATCAACTCTTATAACTTTATCAAAACACGTTTCGTCAAGTTGTGTAACATTATCAGTTACAATACTTGTTGGAAGATTTAGATATTTTTTAATTCGAGCAGAAACATATACTGCTTGTGCAATATAATCAACTTTTTCATTATTATATGCAAATAGAAGTACACCTGACGTCATTATAAAATTATACCGTTAGTGTTTCTTTGCGTTTTTAGTCTTTCATATTTGTTAAAATATCCGTTAGTTGCACTTGCATATGTTTCAACTAGGTCAGATGCAAAATTTTCTAAATTTTCAACTAAGCAAGGAATACTATTGTCGTCTATAATGACAGATTGTGTTTGCCCAAGTTGAATCATACTTTGACAAAAACTAATTAATTCTTGATCTGCTGTAAACTGACAACCTTTTTGATAGTGTACAAGATCAGCTTGATACTGTTGTTTGATTATTCGTTTTTGTTGATTAATAACTACCATTAAGTTACTTTGCTCAAGTGCAGCCGAAAGTCTTTGATCCATAAGGAACTCCTATTTTACTATATTATATAATAAAATAAGAGTTTTGTCAAGACATTTATGGATTTTAAAGTCCGTTTTCTACGTTGATGCCGTAATAAGCTGTTGCAACAATGTCTGCCGCACTTGTCGATGACGAAATTTCAATTTTAACAGATCCATTAAACCGATCATTTAATCCTACGTCCCAACGTACAAATCGTTGCTGGCCTTGTGGACCGCTTAATGGCACAAAAGTATCATCACCCCAACTCTCAACATTGTGAGGTACTTGACGCGGGCGTGGATCAGCTGGATTAGGATTAACTCTTATGAAATAAGTTCCTGGATTTTGTGACGTGGTCCAAGTATCGTGTAACCCGTTAGTTTGAGTTGCATTGCTGCCTATTCTTACTATGCCGCCATTAGTATCAAATCTCCAACCAAGTGTAAGTGCATATTCATCACTTTGTGCAAAGTGGATATTTGGTTGAGAACCTGTTCCTGGTGCAGATATATTTACTGTACCTGTTGCTGAGCCACTTGCTGGATTAGTCCTGTATGCTACCACTATAACTCCGGTAGCGCCTCTACCAGCATTGTTTGTGCCGCCTTCAGCAGCACAGCCGCCTCCGCCTGCTCCGTATGGTTGCCCAATTTCAGCACTGCCTGCTTGGCCGCTACTATGTTGTCTTCCGCGGCCGCCATTAAAGTCAGCGGATACTTGACTAACACCACCTATGGACCACTCGAAAGGATGATCAGGTTCAACTGTTGCAAGAGCTTCGTTGTATCCTGCACCTTCAACACCAAGGCCTATCAATCCAGCCTGCGCTTGTCCTCTAAGATTTGGTGCGCCGCCGGAACTTGCTCCTGATCGATCGCTACTAAGATTCCAACCTCTCGATCCGCCGCCTTGATAGTTATTATCGCCACCGCTTCCTACACCGCCTTGTGATGCTGGAGCAATGCCCCAATTTGTACCTGAAGTGCTGCCGTCGCCGCCTGATGCGCTAGTGCCACTTGCGTATCCTCGCTCGCCACCTGTTGCAGATATTTGAGATTGTCCTGCATTAGGGTTGAATATAGTTGTACCTCCGGTATAACCAGATTGTTTTGCGCCACCGCCTGACGCAGCACCGCGCCAGCCAAAGCCTCCGATAGTCGCTACAAAAGTAGATATCCCTGATGACTTTTCATATCGTTTTACTGCTGTTCCGCCGCCTCCGCCGCCTGAAGCTACTTTTTCTCTTCCTGCATCTGTACTTGCACAGCCGCCGCCTCCGCCGCCGCCTATTGCCCAAACCATCATGTAATCCCAGTCATTTTGACTTCTTACATTATATGTAGCACTGCTAGTAATAACTTCTACTGCTACAGTTGATCCACATGCTTGTCCCCAATCTGGAGTGTTAGCACTTTGTAGTGCTGATTCGCCACCGTTAAAGTTTTGTGCATCACTGTTTTGCTGTAATCCTGCTACACACCAAGTAGATATATCTTGATTGAATCCCTGATGGTGGAAAAACATCTTATTCATGCTTAACACACTTGTAACGTCCCATGACGAAATATCTTGATTAAACGTTCCTTGATCGTTTGGCGGTTGATTAGACATATTATGTACACACTCAAACATAGATGTCATGTCAGTAACATTTGACACGTTCCAGTAACTAATATTACTATTAAACAAATGAGCTTGACTAAATGTTCCTTTCATGTCAGTAACATTAGATGTATTCCAATTTCCAATTGGTCCTACAAATGCTGTTGCATTAAAAAATGTACTGTCAAGTGAAGTAATACTAGAAATATCCCAATCAGATAATCCAGAATTTGAACCATCAAAAATGCTGCAATTGTAGAACGTTTCTTTCATGCTGGCGGGTGTATGATTATCAAACGGACTAGATGTATCACTAAAGTTTGTTATAGGACAATTTTGGAACATCTGTGAAAAAGAAGTAAACTGAAATTGTCTTCCCCAGTTTGTTACATCTGTAACTTTGCAGCCATTCATATATACCGGCGATGCGGGGCTAAAGACATCAAAGATATTGAATATTTCTGAACCAAACGATAACTGGCCTCTTCCTTTAAAATCTAGGTAAAATTCGCATGACTGTGAAAACTCAAGCCCAACAACATTAATATTAGTAGGGAGTGAGCTAACACTAAGACTATACCAAGTATTATTGTCTAATCCTAAGTTTGTCTCATTAACTGTACCACTTTTTGGACGAATTCTTAATTGAAAATCTGAGTTATGTGAATTTACTGCAAAAACAAATTCTTTATCAGACCAATCAAGTCCGCCGAATGAACTTAATTTTGATGCATCTGGTCTAAAGAATAGGCTAGTGTCAACTACAACTGTAAATGGATCTTCAGATATATCGTACACATTTAATAATCTACTGCTTACTACTGGTTGAGCTGGACCATTTCTTCTTAGGTTAACATTAAAAATCATATCGTCGTCAAGTACAGTATCAAGACTTGGAGTTACTGTCCAACAAGGATTTGCTGCCGAGTAAGTTGACGCTGAATTATATACAAAGGTTCCAGCAGTTTCATCTACTTGTATTGCGCTTGCATCTGCGTCCCAATATAATGTTTCGCCGTTAAGCTCGCCTTGTCCAGATTCTAGCCAATATGACACTGATGTACCTTCGTCAACGTTCATACTTGAATAAAATATACTAAAGTTAATATTTGCGCTTGTATCTAAAATATCTACACTAGCAGTTAATCCGCCCTGGGCTTGTAGAGTAAAAGTTAATGTTTCTGTACCTTCTGTAATTTCATCTTCTGTCATAGAAAACTGTACTTGAGCAGTTCCGGCTGCAGAAATTGTCACAGTACCGTTTAATTGTGATAAAGATATATCTTGTAACTGTACGCCAGTGATGTTATATCCAAATACTGTACCAGTAGCAACATTAGAAGTTGCTATATCAAACGTTAATGTGCTACCTTCGCCAACTGCACTAGTAGGTCCTGATATTGAAATTGACGCTTGGTTTGTTGCTGTTCCCGATAAGTTACTGTTAGTTGTTACTGTTGGTACTGAAATTCCTACTGATGTTGCAGTTTTAAGATTAACATAACTTGACATTTCGCCAGTTACAAATTCATCAACTGGCGTATCAGGTAGAGGACCGCCTTCACCTAAGTCTGCATCTTGAAAGATGATGTCAAACCTTAAACTATTTGCTGCGGTTTGCCATGCTTTAATAGTGTAATAGTTATCTGCATATACACCCGAGCCAGTTTTAGTATAAAGTGTTACAGGATTACTTGACGATGTATTAGCCCATTGTGAATAATAATTGCCGATGGCCGATCCGCTTCCTGGATTTGATCCATTAGCTGCTGTGGCACTTTTACCAAATATAATAGTACCCTGAGTAGACATCATTGATCGCCAGTTAAGTGTTTTTGCACCTTCGCTGCCGCCAAAAGTTAAACCTTGCTCGTTAAGAGCACTAAATTGTATTTCGCCGCCAGTGTTAAAAAAATATCTTCTTTCGTCAGCGTTCTGCCATGTTACTGTAATAGTATGGTTAATAGATGATCCAGGTAAACTGGCGTCATTTCCGCCCCAGTCTGTATCTCTTAAAGAACTACTTCCTGATGATATAGAAACTTGGGCTGCGCCAATTAAATCATGTCCAGTAACAATATCGTTAGAAGCATTATCAAAATCTAAAAATCCTTCATCAGTGTCGTTAGCTGAAAACGCCGAACTTATATCGTTAGGGTCTAATGGATTAACTCCTACATCTGCGGCATATACACCAATAGTTTCTGCATCACTTGGAGCATTTAGACCATCGCCTGTCCATGCAAGGTTTGATGATCCTTTTTGATGTGTTCTTGCTTTAACTAAATCATTATATAAAGCAAGCATATCTTCGGATTCAATAACTTTTGCTGTTGCTATTTGTGAGCTTTCAGTTGCTCGGCCATATCCAAACTGATCGTCAACTCCGTTGTCGCCTAAAACCGACTCAATTTTTGATTGTATCGCATTATATTCTGCTCTACTTATTACGCTTCCTAAGGTTAACGCCATTGTTGCTTCCTTTAAATTTCTTTTATACGTATATTTATATTAATTTATAATTCTGATCTTTCAAATACTGTAGGTTCTGGAACAGCAAGTGCTCCTGTTATTAACTTTAAACTAACTGAGCTATCAATTGTTCCAGTAACAAATTCATCCACTGACAGTGGATTATTAACATCTCCAATGTCTCCGTCATAAAATACTACTCGAAAAGATAATATAGTTGGTGATCTTTCAAACACAGTTATATAGTATTCGTTATCGCTATAAATTCCAACACCGCTCTGAGTAAAGATTGTTAATCTATTTTCTGAGCTTGTTGTACTCCAATCTACATCTGCTGTTCCGCTAAAATTTCCGTATTCAACTCCAGTACCTTCTGAACCAGTTCCGTATACACGGTCCTTTACAAAAAATATAGTTCCTATGTTGTTTAACATAGATTGCCATATTTCATCTTTTACATTTGGAGGAGCCGATGCTCCCGTTCCGGGTGTTGACAATCCGCCTGTTAAACTAGCATTAATTCGTATTTCACCGCCGGTGTTAAAAAAGAATCTACGATTCTTTTCAGTATCCCATTCGATATCAAATCCATGATAAATTGCATCTGACCATTGCGATGTTCTTCTTGATGTTGCAACAACTTTTACTGACGACTGCCCAGGGCCAACTAAATCTTTATCGTTCTCAATATCTGTAATAGCAAGTTCGTAATCTTCAAATCCTTGATTAACATCTTCTACTGCTCCTAACGAACTTTGTTGTGATTTAGCTTGTCCAGTTTGTAGTGCAGGATCTGCAAATGAAATCCCGCCGGCAGCATTAATGTTTGATACTGTTATAGTAGCATCGTTTGCTGGTGTTGTGCCGCCTACAAATATTCCAGGAATATTTATAATTTCTCCGACTACAAAGTTAAGTCCTCCGGCAACTATGTTAAATTCATAATTTGGTCCATTTGTAACTACTCGTAATTCTAAATTAGACCCTGCTGACAACGGATTATAAAGTGATAAACTATTTTCCCACTGTAAGTTATATTGTGTTGTAGTTTGAATAGGATTGTCGTCAACATCTGCTGCATAATAGCCAATAATTTCGTTTATTGAGGGTGCTGCTAATCCGTCAGGATTAGTCCATGCTAAGTTTGGTGTCCCTTTTTGATGTATTCTAGCTGTAACTATATCATTATACAATGACAGCATATCTTCAGCTGTAATAGTTTCGCCGTCACCCTTGGCCTGACTTTGTAATTCTAAGCCATATCCTTGAGTTGATCCATCTCCTGCTCCTAATACTCGGTTGACTCTTCCTCGCATTGCATTGAAAATAGATGACGTTATTACATCGCCTATACGATTAGCCATTTTTTCTCCACTATTTTACAGGCGCAATATACATTCGACTAATTTTTCAGACTCTTCAGGATTGGATTCTAAAGCTATTCCTACTAACGGATTTCCGTTAAAGTGTGTACTGCCACAACCTTCAGCATCTACATAAATTTTAGCGCCTTTAACAACTGCTCCTACAACTCTTACAGGTACTCTACCTTCAAGTGCAAGTGCTTGTCCTTTGATTGCTGAATTCATTAAGTATGCAGGATCTGCTGACACTACGCCAATTGGATACGAATCCAATAACGTTGGTGCTGCTTCAAATCCAGGGTCTTCACATATGTGCATTACTGTTCCAACAGGCCATGTTTTTTCTGTGGTATATTTTTCTGCCAAGTCAGCAAATCTTGCACTTGTTGCTATACCTTCAAAAATATCTGCTGCTATAGTATTATTACTATCACGCACTGCAATAGTAGATGCTTGTGCAGTTTCACTGGCATATGTATATGTGCTACCAGTTAATCCTACTCTTAACTTGTTAGCATCGTCGGCTGTTCCTTTAAACTCATCAGCCCAAACTTGATCAAATCTTTTATCACTAGTACCTAAATGATAATCGCCTACTGTTGCACCCGGTAACAACCCATTTGAATTTATTGTTATTGAGTGTACTAAATTGCTTTGTGTATTTTGTGTTATAAAATGTATTTCATTATCAGCAGCACTTGAATTTTTAATTACGCCGCTAGTATTGTCTACAATAAATTCAAATGTGTCGTTAACAACTAGTCCTTGTGCTAATTCAATTTGATCAGCAAATGCTGCATTTCCTGATTGTACAAAACTTGAAGCATCAACACCGCCTAATCGTTCTGCGTTTGCCGCTGTTCCCCAAAATTTAGAAACACTAACACCTGTAGTTGTTGCTGCGCCTTTAAGAGTAACACCAGATTTAACACTATTAAAGCCTGTTATACTATTTCCTTCAACTGGCTTAATAGTAAATTCTTCATTTGATATAATAAATTGTGCAATATCGTTTATATATGCAACAATAACACTTTTAGATACATCTGCACTATCTAATACAGTTTGGCTAACCATTTGTGTTACGCCTTCGCCTGCGTCTTGAGGACCAATCAAGATAAACGTTGTACCATTGTAAACATATAGCTGCTCGTTTGCACTATCCCACCAAAAATCACCTTGTGCTAATCCTGCTGGCTGTGTGCCTGACACTTCAGCACCACCAATTGAACGCCACGAACTGTTTTCGTCACGGAATTTCATTCTATCTGTTCCTGTATCGTACCAAACTTGGCCGCTTACTGGTTTTGGAGGTTGATTTGCTCCTGCAAAATGTTCCATCATATGCAAGAAGTTTTCGTTATGTACTTCTCCGTATCCTGCATAATTTTTACCAACAAACTTAATGTCTGTTGTTTCGTTTAGCGTTCCATCTTCGACGGTTGTCAAAGGTGTTTTGCTGAATCTGTCTATAGTGTATGCCATTTAAGTGTCCTCAATAATGTATCTTGTACTGTATTTATTCTTTTCTTTAATAATTATTTACGTCAGTGTTAACGATCCAGTTTCCTAAATTGTTAATAATAAAGTATCTTGTTTCTCTAGTTATTTGTAGTGTAAATGTAGGTGTTAAGCTATTTGGTAAGTTAACACCCTGTAACACACTTACTGTTCCGCCAGCTGCTGCATTAACATCCACAGTAGTAGTAGTTGAATTTGATGCAATATCAATCGGGTCAGTTGACTGGCTTCCGTAATAGTAGCAAGCAACTCTAGATTTTTTGCCTTCTGCAAATGTAGTTGCAGGATATAGTGTATTTAAATAGTCAATAAGTCTATCATTATATTCACCAGCAGCGTAGCCAGTTAAGTCCATACTAAACACAATGGGCTCAGTTGTTACAATTCTATCTGCATAAATTTTGTTAGCAGCGTCATAGTCAGCAGTTGGTTCAGCCATACCAGTAATTTTACTAGAAGTTAATGCAATATCTCCGCCTACATTAAATGTGAAGCCTGTTAATCCGCCAGTACGTGATATTGTATTATTAATTAATCTAGTTGTATTAACTGTAAGACCTGTTAGTGTTCCTACATTTGTTAAGCTACTGTTAACAACTCCAGATCCTAAAGTATCAGAACTTAAAACTAAATTATTATTAATTCTAAAGTTTTTAGTTTCTACTAAGTCAAAATGCTCTGACGATGTCCAAGCAGTAGTATTAGTATACCAATTAATTGTTTTGTCTGTTGTTCCTTTAAGTGTTATTCCGCCGCCGTCGGCTGTTAGATTAGTTGGAGGTGATGATGTTATTGCACCAAGTTCTATATTTTTATCTTCAACTTCAATTGTCGAAACTTGAGAAATTATTTGATCGCCTTCAACAGTCAAATCACCTGTAATTATTACACTACCGGTAACATCTAACGCTGCTCGAGGGCTTTCATTAAATATGCCAACACGTCGACTACCTGCTTTAACCTTAATGGCTGTTGTACGACTTGTTGCTACTGCCGAACTGTTAACATCAATATTAAAGTCACTATCTTCTACTACACTTCTTACTGAAATACCGTTATCTACAAGAAAACGTCCTTGCCCCGATTCGCCTATAACTAAACCACTTGAGTTAGCAATAGTAAACAAGTCAGCAACAGTATTCTGTTGATTAGTTTTAACAAGTATCGACTCTGGAATAGGTGTTCCAGTTACTGACAATAAGTTTTGAGCGTTTTCTGCTGTGCCTCTGTAGATAAAACCTGTTTTATCTAATACATTCCAGCCTTTAAAGATTGTTCCTGTTGGATTTCCTTCATTTACTAATCCCTGAATGACGTTTGTTGGTAACTGATTTGGTATAAATTCTCTTGCTGATACTACTGCCATTAAACTATTGTTAATAACTAGTTTTAAAATTGTAACCTTATTAAGGTTTTGATCATCTATTGATTCTACAACAATACCACTTTCGCCTTGTGTTTCATTAAATGCAGGTCCAATAAGTTGCCATTGTTCACCAGTGTATAAGTAAAACTGTTTATCAATAGTACTAAACCAAGTATCTCCCGGAATAGGACCTAATGGAAATGACTCACTTAAGAATGAGCCTGCTGCTGACTGAAAGGATTCACCGTCAAATACCTTTAACTTATTTTCTGACTTATCATACCAAAGTTGTCCAGTTAAAGGTGCAACTGGTTGGTTAGTATTAGCAAAATTTTCTAATAATTTAATAAAGTTTTCGTTTACTGCTTCGCCGAACCCTGTATAATTCCTACCTACTAGACTTATGTCAGTAGTATCAGTATCAAGTATCCCGTCAATTAGGTCTACTAGTAAGGTTCCGTCAGTTCTGTTAATTGTATATGCCATTAGTTCTTATCCTTAGGTGTCCGCAAATATTATATAATTTATTGTTAAGTAGGGAGGCATAATATCCAATGCTGCACCTAACGATTCTGTTCCTCTATACAGGCCGTTTCCTGTTGGTCCGCCGCCGTCTATGCCGCCGGAAGAAGAAAGTCCACTGGTAGTTGTAGTACCTGTTGCAATGTTTAGACGTTGTACGTTACCAGAAGCTTCGTCAACTGTTGCAACTTCGTCGTCACGTATTGCATAATGCCCAATGCCAGCTGGCGACTTCATATCATGTTCGTGTTCTGGTAAATTATTTAACTTAATATCTTTTGTTTCAGAACCACCTGACAAACCAACAACATCTGCTGCGGTGTTAGTTACAACATCTGCTGAAAGATCTCCCATATTATCAGCACCTAGTGGCATCCTTCCTCGTAAGTCTGGAATTCCAAAAAACGCTGTTGACTGGTATCCTTCAGCTTCAAGATCTGATTGAGATTTAAATTTATACTTAATAACATTATATAAATTTACAGCATCTGCTTGACGCAACACTGTTCCGTCACATATATACCACCCTGGAGGAGCAATGTCTCCTGCAAAAGGAACAATCATTCCTACTGGATTTTTTGGAACATCTTTTAAGAAGTTAGTTTTAGTAATTTTAAAAATACCTGTATCACCAGTAGTTCTGTTGATAAGTATTTCGTCACCATTTTGTAATTCTACTACGTCATCTTTTGTTGTAATAAAATCGTTGTTAATAGCAATATCAAATGTTTTTGTAAGCTCTCCTGAACCATCAAAAATAACATCGTCTGATGTAACATCGCCAGTGACTTTAAACGTAGTTCTATTTGTTAATTTTGCAGCACTTGATGCTGCGCCTGTAATTGTGCCTTCAACTGCTCCTTTGAAAAATCCATGGAATGTTTCAGCATATACATCGTTAAATTTAGCATCTTCGCTACCAATAGACGGTATTGTAACTGCATCTGAGTCAACTAAAATTGAATTTCCAATCTTAGTTTGTCCTTTTACTAAAAGATCTGTACCTACTTTTAAGTTTTTAGCAATACTTGTGCCGCCAGCAACAACTAATGCACCTAAACTAAGATCGTCTCCAAATGTATCGTCTGCTTCTGTAGTGCTTCCTACTTCAAGGCTTTCACTTATTTTTGAATCACCTATTACATCTAAAGAAACTTGCGGACTGGTATTGTTAATTCCTACAAACTTGTCGCTAGTTGCTCGAATAATTGTATTATAACCAGTTTCGGATTTTGTCTTTACATCAATACCGTTACCAGTAATATTACTTTGAATAATTGCTTGATTGCCTATTGCTTTTGCAGTAAACTGACTGTTAGTTCCAACTTCAATACCACTATCATTTTTAATTCTTAGTACACCGTAGGAGTTATAATCTATATCTCCTCGCATAAAGTTAGATGAGCTAACATTGTCTGATCCAACTTTTAATGTTTCCGCTGTTTCAGCAACACCATTATACTTTAGAGGACCGTTAGCAATATTTCTTGTTGTTAAATTAATACCCGGTTTAAGTGTTGTATAACCTCTAATAGTTGACTTAGGAGTAAACATGTTGCTTGTAATTATTGCAACTGGAATATTTGAAACTTCTACTTTTAATACAACATAATATTGGTCATCTGTTCCTAAAATTTGTTCAGCTTGTATACCCGATCCTAGTCCACCACTAAATTCAGGTCCAACTAGTAACCAACTTGCACCATTATTTAAATATAGTTGCTGGTTAGCTGTGTCAACCCAAAGATCTCCAGTTAAACTTAAACCTAAGTCAGGTTCAACTGGTCCTTTCTTAATGCCGCCAGCAGCTACCCAATTTGTTCCGTCATAAACTTTTAACTGTTCTGAACCAGGATTAGTATCATACCAAGTTTGTCCTTCTACAGGATTTAATGGTGGCTGGTTACTTGCAAAGTTTTCCAACATATGTAGGAAATTTTCACCAATTGACTGTCCGTAACCTGTTGCTTGTCTTCCAAGAAAGCTAATACTTGTAGCTGAGTCATTAATTTCGCGATCTTCAACAACAATTGTACCCTTGTTAATTCGATCAGTAAATGGAATTTCGTATGGCATTATGAATTACCCCCGCTTAAACTCTGCACTCTTACAGTGTAGTCTACTTGAATAAGTCTATTCAAACTCTTTTGTACAGGATGGAAGATAACATGTGTTAGTAGCTGGCCGTCGCCTAAAACGCCTGACAAATTTGCGCTTCTTAAACCAAGTTCATCAAATACATATAATGCATTTTCGTCTGATGCTGTATCAAATGCATCCTGACCGTTTGGTTCGCCGTAATCTAATAAACACGTAACTAGTATATCTGTATAATTAGTACCACTAATATGTCTAGTTTCTATCTTATTTCTTGTAGGATCAGTATTATCAGCATTTCTATCATCTACAACCTTCGTAAATGTTTGATTGTATAACCCAGCGTTTGTTCCTGTTGTGTTTGGTGTCAAGTATGTAATAATACCTGTTGGATCAACATTTGTTCCTCCGTTACCAAAGCTCATTTCTGCAATTGGCCCTTGGCCTGCATTACCTAAACTTTCTGCTAGTGCAATACTCATATTTTCATAGTGTATTGCGTTCTTTTTATCTACAAGGACTTCCCCCGTTTCCGGGTTATGAATTTTTATGTGTCCTTGGACAAATACTCCGTTGTTTTCATTTATCATGTTTGTCATATTCCATTCCTACAAGTATATTTATTTCGGTAGTTCACTTATGCTCTTACGCAAGAACCTGCCAATGTCATTTTCTGCATCTTTTAGTGGAGTACCTGTTTCGCTCCACAATTTACCAATTTTTCTAACTACTGCTATCTTCTGCCCTTCATCTAACGGCGTTGTTAATACTAGTACACTATTAACTACTGTAAACTCAGGCGGTATTGTTATGTCTCCAGCTGGACTATCTAATGCTACAGTAGGATCAAAAGATTTAATTTCTGTTTTACGCAATCTTTTGCCTGCTGCAAATACTTCAAATTCGTCAACCCCTCTGGTTGGAGTAAAGTCTAATACAAACTGTTTTTGCTGATCAGCAGCAACATAGTTAGTAGTTACAATTTCATCCCTATACGGCATATTTTTGTTAATACCCATGGCATATACTGGCGTTCCTACATCGTATATATCTCCTGCGCCGGTACCGTGGGTCGATCTTCGAAGCTGTCGCAATGTGTTTCCACTTATTGCAAAATATTCAATACGTTCCTTGTTAATCCAAAGTACTCCTGGCTGGTTTAACTTCTTGTTTGGATTCTGTAAACCAACTGTACTATTTACATATACTCGTAAATCGTTACTTTGTAAAGGCTCTGTTAAATAAATTCCTTCTGCTGTATCAAAACGTTTATAATGTGTTCTATTAAGAATATCTTTAAACTGTTTCCATGCAATAGTTGGAGTTGATGCCGGTGCTGCAAAATGTATTATGTCAATATCTTGTCCTTTCTCCAGCGTATTATTTAACTGAATTAGTAATGGAGTAACTAGTTTATAGTCAACATTTGGTGTTAATAATTGTCCAGATACAGCTATCCATACATATTGTGCATCAATTGCTGGAGCATTTAATAAAACTTTACCAGCAGTTAAATTGTTGTATCTATCTGTTTCGTCACCTGGTACTAGTGTTAATGGAATCTCAATATCATACGAAGTTCTGTGTATTTCTATAATATCATGATTGCTAAATTGCATTACTTGAACTTTTGTACCAGCATATAAGTCTTGCTCAACAACTAATTGGTTGCCTTCAATAGTATAAGATCCATTCTCTAAGAATATTTCAATTTTGTCGCCTTCATTTAATAGTCCTGCTAGGAAATTAATACTACTGCTACCTGTTGCAACTGTAAATGATTCATTTCTTGTAAGTTTATTACCGTTTAGATAAACAAAAACATCAGTAATGTCTATACTAGAATACGGAACTTGGAATGTTTCTAAGGAGTAATTTAACAATGTATCATCTTCTACAATATATACTTTTTGGTATCCTGGACGCTGTACTACATTATCTATTATGACTACTGTAAAGAAGGACTGTGGATCTTTATATATCGGTGTCTGCGATAATGTAAATTCCTTTTGCAAAGTAGAAGCAACATACGAGTCTCTAACTACTCTGCTGTAGTTTTGTTCTTCTCTGTTTGAATATATTTCATAATCTAATACGTTACCTGCTGACGGAATATTAGGATTGAATAAAAACTCAACAAATCCGTTGTCGCTTTCTCTAGAAATAACTTCTAATTCTTTAGTTACTGCGCCATTATACCTAGTATAAATTTGTAAAATATCTGTCCATGGTATTGCAGTTTCGTATACTATACTAGTGCCATCTGTAATAAGTTGGTCTATACTGATAATATCTTTTCCGCTTACTCCAACTGTAATAATGTTTAATCTGTTATTTGCTACAAATGCTTCATTAAATGTAATAGTTAGATTGATATAATCTAATGTATATTCTGAAGAATTAATAATTTCGTCATTAACTTTAACAATAACTGCATCATCGCTACTAGGAGTAACTCCTATATTAAATGTGCTGTCGCCTTCATTTGTTATAAATGTTTGATTATATATTTGTCCGTTACCTGAGCCAATTCTTTCGTATACTGTTAAATCAACCGTATCTAATACTTGTCCCGGAACTAACTCTTCCGGTCCTCCTGAATTATTCGAAGTAACAAATAAGTCACCATCGATAACAATATCTTCTGCTTTTACACCAGATGCATTTCCTATGAAATCACCACCTATTAATTGTGTATCGTAACTAGCAGCATCAGGTAAGAAAGAACCATCTGATGAAACTTTTCTTACAATAAATCTATCTCCAGGCATACCGTCAACTTCGTAGTCAGCTAAGTTAATTAAAACTTGCGAACCGTTACCAGTAAGACTTGGCATTACAGCATTTGGGTTTGATGGATTTGCCGGATAATCAGCATCATCAATTCTAATGCCATTTTTATAAATGTTATAAACTATGCCGTTTTCTAATGGAGTGTCTAGTTCAATAACAGTAGTCGATCCATCAGCAACAAATAACTGGTCTTCATAAGTGTTGTCATAGGTATCCCAAGTTGATGTATACCACTCGTCTGTATCCCAGCCTGCTGGACCATCAAAGTCAAAGCTACGAACTTCAACTCCGCCGTAGTCAACACCTGACATTAATTGTCCTAAATCAACACCTGGCATACCTTCAGTTGGGAAGTATCTATGCTTAATTCTATCTTGTGCAGAAAGCATCGCTGGATCTTTAAAGTATTCAACTCTTATTACTGCATCTAATGCTGGAGGTTTTGCAAATACTATTTGTCCTAGTTGTCTAGTATAAGAGATATCAGTATTATCTACATTTAGATATGTATAATCATTACGTAAAGATTTTTCATCATCAACAAAAACTTGTATCTTATTATTTCTAAGATCCATTGGCCATTTTAGATCAAACTTTGTTTTTGCGCCTGTACCAGTAAATTGTTGTGTTTCTGGTAAGTCGACTACAAAGTAATCACCTGACACTCTATCAAATTTTACATCAACATGCATTGATCTTACTACAGTATCGCCTATTACTGCATTTAATGATCCTTCTCTGCCGCCATTAGCAATTGATCCTGCTACAATTATACGTGGCGCACTTAGATATCCGGTGCCTGGATCAACTACTTCTACTGATCTAATTTTGCCAGCACCTATATACGCTCTTGCTTTTGCGCCTGTGCCGCCACCGCCAACGAATGTAATTGTTGGTGTTGAAGTATACCCTTCGCCAGCATCAAATATGTTAACTGCTGTTAGCTTAAAGCCAACATTGTCTTTCCAATTTTTATCAGGATATTCATCAAACCTGTCATCATAAACTGTTAGTTCGTCGTCAATAACAGTAACTCTTGCAGGAACAATTGATTTGCTATCTTCATTATAATATGGAGGAACATCAAAATCTGATACTAAAGTATTTGTATTATCGACCTTTTGATAAGCACTTAAATATTCTCTAACACTAGTTGAATAAGGCTTTACCTCATTAATATAATCATTATAGCTAGGTAAACTGTCATTCTGATAAGTTATCTTTTGCTCTAACTCACCTACATTATGTTTTGCTTTTACAAAACTAGTTTTAAATACCCAGTCTACATTTAGCTGTTCGCTTAATACATATCGTACACTTGCAAAGAATAGTTTGTTATAATGAACTGCTAAGTTATCAACAAATATATTATCTTTAAGAGCAGTTAAAATATCTCTAGTTTCTTGAACTGGCTCAGTGTCATAAAAGTTTCCATCAAACGGATAATTATCATATCCAACAAAGTTAGTATTTTTACTGTACAGCTTCTTACTAAATTGTATAGTACCATTTTCTCTACCAATAGTTTCATAATCAAAAGTATAATCTCTGTTTCCACTATTGCCAATCTTTTTAAGTAATAACCAACCTGCTGAACCGATATTTTTTATTTTGATGATATCATTAATATCATCATCTAGTCCATATAATTGATAGCTTTCTTCTACTAAGAAATCTATTTGTGTAAATTGATTATATCCTTCTGCATACCAATTAGCATAATCCCAATATGCAGACGTATCGTAACTTTGTACTTGCTTACGTTTCCACGGTACAACAGTGTCAGTATTATCGTAATTATAAATTGCCCATCTACCATCTATAGTAGAGTCTGACTGTACTAATACACTCAACGGTCTAACTATAATTAATGTATCTGCATCATAATTTTTACCATGATTAATAATATTAACTTTAGTAATTTGACCCAGGTTATTAATAATAATATCTAATTCAAGGCCGGTACCTGATCCAATTACTTCGTAATCTGGGCCTGCTCTATTAGCACTAGTTAATGGATCAAATGTCAAGTCGTTGTATCCACGTCCTGAGTTTTGTATTGCTACCCTTCTAACAGTACCGTTTTCTGCAATAACTGGTGTAAGTATTGCTGTTTCAACTTTTGCAGTGCCTAAAAATTGTAAGTCTAATTCAGTATCTACAATTCTGTCATATAAGCGTGATGTTACTAATGGTACGTCTTCTTTTCTAGAAAGTATGCTGAGATCAAAATCATCTACAACAATGTTTTCTTGAAGTACAATATTAGCACGTTCAATTACTTCTTTTAATGCTTCTGCTCTGTTAACAAACCATGACTGGCGCGGTTTAAATAATGTTCCGTACTTTTGTTTCTGAGGAAGTGTCATATCAGGAACTTCTCTGCCCCTGTCGTCATATCCTACAAGACTGTGTATCCACTTACGTTCAAGGTCTGCTTTTGGTACACTTGTTTCAAGTCCTTCGGATAATATTTGGTATTCAAAATGTATATTTTTTAATTCGCTGTCTGATGTATAATACCCTATATTAAGAGCAATGTCTTTGTCTGATATAAGAGATTCGCAATTAAATAGTGCAAATTTATTGTTACTTAATAATGTCACGTAACGATAACCCTGACCACGTGGATCAGCAATTAGTCTTGAAACATCTAATGCTGTCTTTGATCTATTTTCTCTTGTTGGAAGAGTAAATTTATCTTTAACCCAGAAGTAATACTTTTCGTTAAATGCACTTGTTTCCTTATCATATACTAATTTAACAGAGTATGCATCGTCACCATATTTACTTAGACCACTTATACCTCGTTCTAAACCAGTTGCCGATGATGATATACTGTCCCATTCGCTTGGAATAAGATCGCTTTCAACCCACTCGTAAATATCAATACTATAGTCTTGAACTAGTGTGTTCCAATTATTAGCCTGTGTTATAGAATCTCCGTGATATGCATCTTTAAATCTTGCTGTGCTTAAATCCCACCATAACTGACCAACATACTTGTTTTCCCAATTATTTGTTTCACTAAAGAATTCAGGTAAGTTAGTAGCATTATATCTTGCTAAATCAATATATGACTTCCACGATATTTCTTGATCTACTTCACCGAGTATTTTACCTTGTACAGGATCAACAAAATCTAAGTATGTTACTAATTGATTAGTTTTTACATTATACAAAAATGCATGTTTTATCTTTTTAACATCAACAACATCTACAGGATTCCTAAGAACTGTCCATGCATGTGTGCCTTTTTCCATTACATAATCTAAGAATGATCCAGGATTAGTTGCTTCTGGTCCAACTGTTGGGTTTGTAGGCAATCCAATATAAACATTGTTTTGATTTAGTAGAAGAGATCTTGCAAATCTAGATCCGCCATCAACATTACTGTTACCAACATATTCTAATTGTTCTGCTTGTAACCAATGTCCGTCAATATCTTGATATAATGTAACGCTGCCGCTATTAACGTGATCTGATAAGAAAGATGTAAATCCGTCGTCAAACGTTGTTGGAGTTCTTTCATTACTATCTTCATCTAATACATACGAATTTAACGATATTGGATCTTGGTATCTGTCGAAGCGTGTTTCAACTTTAATGTTACCGTTGAAACTTGATACACCAATATACTCGTCTGTTATAGACACTGCATATCCAAACTGATCAGCAAGCTCAGTGCCTGGTCCTGATATTGTTTGTTTCAACGTAAAGTGAGGTGCAGTGTCAAGTGTATAAATGTATGCTTTACCTGTGTCAAATCCATCTTCATCATTTCCAGGTTCACCAACAACTAAAACGTGTCCAGTTGTACTTAAATCAATTGAACTTCCCCAATTAGTATTTGAAGTGGGTGCAACAATTTCTTGATGGAACACATATCTAGTGTCTTGTAGTCTGTAAATTAAAATCTTATTATCTTCATCAACCGAAGTATCAGTTTCAGCACTAACTGCTATTACTTCACCGTTTTTACTTACTGCTAAGTCTTTAGTAAAGTCAATAACTGTTTCGCCTAAGTCATCAAATAGTGCGTCTGGGTCACTACCATTACTATACAAAGGATGATCATTTGGAACATGGCTTAGATAATTTATTCTGTTGTTTAATGGTTGCCACTTGTTACTAGTAGTTGGCGAGCCTGTTGAAAATGTTCTTGCTTGATATAACTGATAGTTGTCAACTACAATTTCATTTATTAAGTAACTGGCTGTTACTGACCATGCACCTCTATATCTTTTATCTTTATCAAGTGCATATTCGTATGTTACGCCGTCATCGTCAGTACCATGTTTTAATAGATATACTTTATCTTTTGAACCTACAAATATTCTATATAATTCATTTGTTTGTGCTATTGCTACTTTTTGTCCAACACGCTGACCAACGCCGCCTGTTGCACTACCAGGTATTGAATAAGTGTCAACATAAGACCATTGAGAGTCGAATCTTTTATATATTGTGTATACACCTTGATTAGCAATAGAATTAATTGTTCCAGTATTATTAACTGGTGCGTTGTAAACAATTACCCAATCATTGTTAAGTATTGACGGAATACTAGCTGGTAAATCTCTGCCTTCCTCGGTCAATGTTTCTTGGTAAATCCAATATTCTTTATTTGCATAAGCAAAAACATCTAAACTTGAAAATTGAGTTAACCCGCCATAACTATTTGGATTAATTGGGAAGTTTGATCCGCTTGGATGATTAAGTACTACTAGTTTTCCTGTAATAGAGTTAAACGTTGATACATTTTGTATTTCACCCATTCTACGCTGATTTGGTGAACCATTTTCTAAAGTATTAAGTACAATAGAATTTCCTGAACTAAAAATTTTGTTTGCGCTTTTATTTTTAATATATACACGAGCTTTGTTTACATCTCTGTTTAGATAATAAGCAACTTCAGCCGTTGCTCCAGTAAATGCATCTTCAATAATATCACCTGGAATAGGTTCAAAGAAATCTTGGAACTGACCGTCACCGTCTGTATCAACACCAACTGGTTGTCTGTCAATTTGAATAAAATCAATCCAGCCATCCCACATATCTTGTACTTCGTGTGTTTGACTATTAATTTGCTCAATTAATCCAGGGTCTTGTAAGCCAACTAAACTAAAATCATATGACGGATTTTGCTTGTCTATATAAAGTCTAACATTAGTACCTACAGTTGTTTGCGCTTCTATTTCTTTTGGAAGTCTAACAATCCAACGAGTGTCAAAGAAATTTGTAGCACTAGTATTATATTCTATACCAGTATGTGACAATACAGAAATATATGCAAGATACTTGTCTGTATTTGTAGGATAAACAGTATCTAAACTATTAATATAATAGTTAGGCTCTCTAGGATCTTCACTAGTAATTAAATCTTGATATACTAGACCATATGCTGGTGTTCCAAAATCAGTTAATGCACTAAATTCGTTTGCATTAATATACTCTGCTGTTTGTACTTTCCAAAAACCACCTAAGTGTGATAAAGGTTTAAAACTAGGTTGTGTATATTGTCCAATTACGTCTTCTCTACCGTTTCTAAGTTCGTCAGTTTCTATTAATACACCATTAGTATCTTTAATGTAAAGTAGAAGTTTATCTTGTTCGATGAATACTGACGCAACTGTTCCAGCGCCTTCGTTAGTTATAACAGTATCACCTACAGACGGTGGATTATTAAATGCTGTTAGATATAACACATAATCAATTTTTTCTAAAATTTCATGTTTGCCGTTGTTTGAAAATCCATTGTCAATAAAGTCTGAATTAGGAATTACATTAACGCCATCGTTTAAATCATTTAACCCATTTGGCCAAACTTCAATAGCTTCGCCTTCTGCTATTTGTCTATTTAAGTTAGTGTACTTGTTCCATTTTAAAACAATATTATCTGTAACTTTAGAAGCACGATATTGATCAAACGGTGCTCTAATTAATATATGGTCAACTGTTTTATTTGCAAAATACGGCTGTCCTTGCAATAGTAGCGTAATGTCATTAATGTATGATAATCCTGCATTAGTTGCTGCTATTTCAGTAAATGCATAACTGTCAAATGTGCTATACTCTAGTGTTACTTCAGCAGCAGGTACATTTCTTACTGCTCTCCAAAAGTTTTCTTGATAAGAAACCATGTCAAGTTGAGAATAGTTAGTATTAGCGTTCCATTCACCTTGGAAAGTTTCGCTTATGTTACTTGCGCTTGGTGATCCTACTACTAATAGTTTACCGTCTGGTGATAAAGCAATACTTTCGCCAAATGCTTGACGATCATTCATTGGTGCTACATCAGTATCAGGCTTTAATATATCTAATAGTTTAAATTCACTTTTATAAGTTGGACGTTGCCAAACTTCAACTACACCATTATTAGATTTTGAATTTGCTATTGCAACATTTAAGTTTTCGTTAGATGCAGCAATATCGTTACCATAAGAATTATCTATTGACGATTCAGTATCTTGAGTGTAGTATTCGTTAAAGTCTAAGAAACTTTCTTTCTTTTGTAAAACAGACCACTGATTGTCAGTACCGTCAATCCATAATTTTTGATTGTGTGATAAATCTTTTTCAATGATTGAATTTGCAGTTTGTATATTACTAGAACGAACACTTCTTAAACGGGTTAAGTAACCATTGCCTTCTCCAGTTTCAATATCTTGTACAGTTTGTGTTATACCTGTACGTACATCGAGCTGGTTGTTACGTACTGCTTTAATTTCATAAAATCCGTCATTACCTCTGCCCAAGTTTCTAACACCAATAATGTCTCCTGGTAAGAAATGTGCAGCTTTTTTAATTGTTATAGTTGCTAATGGTGTTGCATTTATAAATTCACCATCTGCTTCTTCAGCAAAGCCTTGTATACCAATTACTTTATCACCTGAAACTACATGTTGTAATATATCCCAATCTTCGTTTTTGCCAGTTACCCAAATATATTCATCAGAACTAATTCTATTAACATCTGCTGTGAGCATATCTTTAACATCTGCTACAGTATATGTAATATCATCTTCGTTAACATATCCAGAATCTATAATTTCCTTATAATAGTCTTTTACTGTTGGAAACGGTTTGTGATTATAGTCTAATGGTTTTGAATTTACCTGATACGGTAAAATTTTAATTGATAAATCTACATCATTAATCGCTTTTGAATTTACTAGCTCTACAGTTTGTGGTTGAACTCTAAATTCATTTTCATCAATAATGTATTCAACTTCTTCGTAACTATCAACAGCACCATATTGCCCTACTCTAAGAGCCCATTCTTCGTAAAATTCTAAACTATCAGTATCGTCACTACCTAGTGCATCAAACAGTTTTGTTAATGCATTTGGTGTTCCTTTGTCTTGTATAAATCCTTGATAAAATTTGTACTGACTAACATCATCATTAATGATGTTTGAAAGGTATTGTCTTTTTTGGTAACCAATTAAATGTTGTGCATGTTTTTGTTGTTCAACATCAAAGTTGTCGCTATCTAAATCATAAAAATCAGCAAACTGTATTGATCTATAATCAAAGTTAGGAAGTAGTCTTGGCGTTGGTCTTTTATCTAGTCTTTCCCAATCTTGTGGTACAAAGTTTTCAACACCTTTTAGATCTATTTTTGCAACATAATAAAATTCTTTATATTTGACCAAAGCACCTACATCATAATCTTGCCATTGTTCCCACTCAGTTACTATTGCTTCGTCGTAAATAAATCCTGGAATATTTAATCCGCCAGTCCATTCGTCACTTCTATATCCAATAACTTTTATTCGCTCTTGTCTATACCCTGCTGGACGATCAAAAATTACATCATTAAACACAGTTTCGTTGTCTAACAAAATAACATGTTCTATTTGCACTAATGGCAAACGAACTCCGTAAATTCCGTCCTCTGAGTTTTTAACTTCAAGACCAAATTGGTTTTCAGAATCTCTAGCAATAGAAGTAAAGTTGCGTTCTAATAGTTTTCCATCAGCTTTTACTAAACTATAATTATAAAACTTATCAAAAATATCATCAACAACTGCATATTCTTTATAGAACTTAAATTGTTGTGCGCCAGGTGATAAAGTAAGTACACTACCAGCTGACCAGTTTTGTGTAGTCCAGAACATAAGCTCTTTTACACTATATGTCCAATCTTCAATTACACCAGTTTCTTTATTAAAGTAATCAAATACAAACCCTTGGTCCATTAAATATCTTTCATACCCTAATATAAAGTCTACAAGTTCTTGTACAGTTCTTAAGGTTGTGCCATAAGGGTAGTTTTTTACTACGTTAGTAAAATTACGTCTTAATATTGCATCTCTGCCGCCCACTGTTGGCAATGATGATAATTTAGCAAATTTATCTTGGTCAAAGGTTGAGCCACTAACATGACTGCTTATACATCTATAATAAAATCCGTCATAACGTACATTAGCTGATTTTACATATTGCTTACTTTCGTTCCAAATAACAAATTCTTCGCTGATGCCGCCAATATTAATAACAGGGTCAGTTGACTTAGCACTTGCTTCATAAAAATCAAATGACGCTTTCTGCTTGTCGTAACCTGCTATTGACCAGCCGTTGGGTCTTTTTTCAACAATTATACCACTAAGTACAGCAGTATCAATTGGAGCACTTTTATTTAAAATTATCTGATAGTTTTCTTCTGGTACAAAAACATTGCCTTCATTTAAAGGAGTTCTTGAATCTAATATAAGTTTAAACTTTTCTTTTTCTGTGAAGCCGCCTACTTTAATAGCAAGTTTATTGTCAATCGACGCTATACTCTGTGTATATTTTTTCCATGTAACATCAATATTTGTTGCTAAGAAGTTGTAAATGTAATTTACTAATCCACTACTTAACACACGGGTGTTATCATTATATGTGTTTGGAAATACTAAGTCAGTAGTTCTAATTGGAGTATTACTTTCGGTGTATACCAAATGTCCTACTAAGTTACGCTTAATTCTTGATATGTCATAACCAAGGCCCATTAGTTTTGCAGGCTGATTTAACATCCATGATGTAATTAATGCAAACGGATATTCTGAACTTTGTCTCCATGCTGTTTCTATTGGGCTGTGATCGCCGAATGTAAACTGGCTTCTAGTTTTTATTTGTACATAATTTTTAGCATAGTCGCTAGTTAATGGATCAACTAAGTTTCCTTCAGCGTCAACAGGTAAGTGATTTAACAACCCAGGACGTACATACTTTGAGTTAACAATAGTTTGTGCATTAGGATCTCTAATTATTCCTTGCTGTAAATCTTCCCACATTACAAAGTTTGAATTAGTATATGGTGCTGGACCATACACTTCGCTCCACCACTGTGGTTCAATTGTAAGTCCTAACATTTCCCACGGATGTGTATGTGGGCGGTCAGTATCAAATGCTTCTTTATAAACTCCTCTCCAAAAACCCGGTAATGACTGGTCTTGTGGTGAACTCATTGCTGAGAAGTTAAATGTAAATTTATTTGTTTGTGACCAAAAATCTATATTGGAATAATCAAGGCCGCCTGCAATGTCATTCCATTCTACAAAATCAGCTGACATTGCACTATTAATTTGTTGTCTTGTAAATCCTGTATCTCTATTAGTACCACTAACAAATTCGTTAATATCTAAAATATCTGTATTATACTTTTGTTTAATATTATTAAATATTCTTTTTTCAAAATCTAATATTAAGTCATCTCTATAATCGCCATATGCAACTACAATGCTGCCGTCGTGTCCTTGAATAACTTCTCTATTAATTGCTGTTGTAGTATCTGTATATTTTTTAGGATGGTATGCAGGATATAATCCTAACTTAGTTGGCGTAGCAGGAATAAAACATCCGTCAGTAGTTTCGTACTCGTAAAGATCAATTTCGTCACCGTTGTTCAATTCAACTTTAATATTAACAAAACCTTCATCAGTAAACACATATTCTTTTTCATGTGTTAATTGTATTCCGTTAACGTACACTAGTACTGCCTTTGCACTCAATGCATCTAAATTAAAATATTCTGATAATGCAAAAAACTTACTAGAGCTAGGTAATACTTTATATGATATTCTATTGTCTGCTTTATATGCAAGCATGTCAGAGAAGTAAAACGGCATACCTTCTGATTTTTCAGAATTTATTTTTTGTAGTACTTTGTCTACATGTACTTTAACAGGACCGTCAAAACCCAAAGTTGATGCAGTTTGTATAAACTGTCTTTTAAATTTAGCATATTCATTTTTAGAATATCTAAGAGCTTTAACAATATTTGCATCTTTATCAACGATATGGAATAATGGTAAGTTAATTGGACCACTGTGCTTTAAAAATCTTCTGCCATATTGATCAATATCTCCGTAGTCTCTTAACGGATGCTGTTCTAAGTCAATTAAATTTTCTTGTATTGTGTTAACGTGATCAAGAACTTCACCTAACGTAAATTCTTTTGGATTTTCGTTTAACGGATTTCGTTCAAAGTTACTTGCCATTTCATAGTAGGCATTACCATTTATAATTGCTTCGCTGCTATAGAGTTTAATAACAATATTATCGTCTACATTTAATGTTTTTTCAAATGTTAACTCTCTGTCTTTGTTAATGCTATAGTCTGTAGTAATATCATTATTAACAAATACTGCAATGCTTTCATGTATATTTTTAAAAACACTTACATTAAATGATTCATTATCTACGCCTTCGGCAATATATTGTAATATTGCTGCTTGCTCACTATTTTTATTAGCTTTAGTCCAACCATTTTGGTATGTAAACTCTGTAGGTGAATTAAACTTCTTTAAGAATCCAGCTTCTAAATTATATGTTAAAATTTCATTATCTAAATTATACTGAACAGTTTCTGTAATTAACGGAAACTCAAAAAGTATATCACCTAAATTTTCTATATTTTTGTAAGATAACCCAAAGCCTAACTCTTTGTCATTTGCTTCTACTTCGCTAACTTTATAAGAGAATATTTTAGTTCCTCTAAATGTAGAATCTGGATATTGAATAACATCTGAAAAACTTGATCCGTCATGGTCAAACAAATCAAATAATGGTTGTTGATTTGTCTGCGTTTTGTCCTGTGCTAAGTGCCAGTTAGTGCCGTTAAAATAATATATCAACCCAGAATTACTACCGTTTTTAATTAAAACAGTTTCGTCTAACATTGGATTAGTATCTTTTGCTTCAACTAAACTAATAATATTATTATTGTCAAACTTAATAAAGTTAACTTCATATATTTTATTATTTGCTCGAACATCAGTATCTGTTGTAACTAGAATACGCATTCCGTTTGATAACGGTACACCATCAATGCTATAACCTGTGGCGCCTTCAATAGTGCTGAATATATCTGTTGTTACAGTGTCAATTAAATCAACATCATGTTTTGAATTAATTCCGTAGCCGAATAACTTTAGTCCTGCTTCAAATTCAATAATAGGTCTAGAAGCTCGCTCGCTCAGGTCAACTACAGGTTGCTGATTATTGTAAAACGCACTTTTCTCAATTACGTCTTTGTGAAACCATCTATTATATCTAGTCCAAGCATTTCTATCTAAACTTGCTCTATTAATAATAATATAATCTTTAGTTCCGGCGTATGCACTTGCATTACCAAAAGGTCTTCTATCAAAAGGTTCAGAATCAAAAGGTACAAATACATCGCCTGTGTATGCTGCTGGTATAACTAAGTTTCTTTCATCAATAAGTTTAATTGAATCTCCAACACCTTCAACATAATATTCGCTGTTTGCATATTCACTTGGTGTTACATTTCCAAGGAAACTAACTTTGAGTCCATTAGTAAGCTCTACGCCATTAGCACTTTTATAATAACGCTTTTCAAGTATATCGTTAATATCAATACTTGTATTTTCAACAATATCAAATACTTTGATATAACCACTTGTGTTAATATTAGTGCTACTAACATAATATAAATTTTCTGGCGAATTAAACGGAACTGTAAATTCTATAGTTCCTTCTTCGACGTTTATAGGTAAAATTTCATTGTTATTAACATCGTATGCTTTTATTCCATCAACATATCGATTACTAACATTAGTTGCATTATTATATGTACTTGTTACTTCAACTCTTACATTTGGTGCACCACCGTCGCCTAGGTCTGCATCAAAGAATGTAATTACTTCTCCTGAAGTAAAGTTTTCGCCACCTTCAATAACGCTTACACTACTAACAACTCCGTCTGCAGAAATAATAACTTCAAACTTTGCAAATTTACCGTTTTCAGTTGAAACATAATCAGTAATTTCGTATGTACCAGGAACTCTTAAACTATTCTTTGATGTTCTAATATTAGTAGATTTAATTTCACCATTCGAAGGTGTTACTACTACATAATTACCGTCTGAATCTTGAGATAATTTAAAGTCAGCATCGTTAAATTTTCTATTTGTTGTAAAAGATATTGGATGGCCTTTGCAACGAATTTTAAATCTATATGTCTGTCCTTTATAAAGTGTTAATGTTGGGTTAGCATCAAACGCAGGAGGATCAAATTTGTATACTGTATTATCATCTTGTACTTCAGTAGTAACAGTATATTCACTTTGTTCAGTGTCATTTCTTCCAAATACATTTACAGTCTGCGGACCGTTTGGCATCCAGTAGTAATCTCTAAAGTTTACAAACTTATCCCAATCAATATTTGGATTCCAAGCATAAAACTCTTGTCCTGACAGCAAACTTTGATTTGAAATGTCACCGTTTAAATTTTTAATTTGATTAACATAATCGGAATAGTCACCGTAAAAGTTAACATTATTTAAATTGTCGGTAATAACTGTAGATGATTCAAATTGTCTGTTTTGTCGCTGGGTGCTTACATCTTCAATATAAGTATCGCTGGCCCTATAAGCCTTTGCAGTTGTTCTTCCAACATACCCCGAAACCTTTTCTGCTGTTCCTGGTTGAAATAATTGATCAATTGTACTTGATAATATTTTTTCGTTAGTGTCAGTTCTAAAATACTTAGGTAAAAGGTCTACGCTTTTTCTTTTTGAATTGTCACCTGTTGGTAGAGCTGCGTCTTCTTTATTTGCCATTACTAAATAATTCCTTAACTACTCTGCAAACCAATGTTTTGCGTGTTTGTTGCTGTAACTACAGTGCCGGTTGACGACAAACGACTTGCTGTAACTTCAGTTATAATATCAATCTCTGCAACTGATGCAGAATTAATGAAAATTTCATCTGATTCTGAACGTATCTCAAACAAGCTACCAAATGATTGTGTTACTTGTTTTGGAACAATAACAAAAGTTACTAGGTCCGGTGACAGTCTGTTCATTACATATGTTGCTAGTTCTTGGAAATAAAACGTATCTCCAAAGTCCCAATTTTCTAGCGAAAAGTATTGATTTATTGCTTCAATAGTACGAGTTTTAAGATCACTGTCATTAATAACTTGATCAGGATTTTTAACTATTTTAAATACTGCTTGTAAATCACTTGTTGCTTCTGAGCCAAATAATGGCTTGTATTTTACAGGATGATAAATTACTTCATCACTGATAGATTTTATTTTATTAAGTGACGATCCGTAACTTCTAAATAACTCATCAGGTGACGGCGGAAGCGGTGCTGTTGGAAGCTGGCCGTCTAAGTACAATCTATAACTTCTATCATAATTTTTAGTTAACATAAACACATCAATTAAGTTACTAGCACTAGGATCAATCCTAGCATTATAGTCTGCAACATGTACATAATGGAATTTTAAATTTGCACGACCATTAAATGCTCTATATCCTGCAACAGGTTCTTTTTTTGGAATACTAGCATTAACTACTCTAAAAAAGTCGCCTTCTTTAAAATACAATATTGTTCCGTCAGTATAAGAACTTATTGGCTGTTCTAAGTTATTGCTGTCTATTACTTCAATGTTGTTTGCAGCATAATCGATATATCTATAATCTTCTGTTCCTGCTTCTGTTCTGTATTTTTCTAAAATTACAGTTTGGTCAGTGCTAACTAATTCTGTAAATATCTGTGGATCGTCAATTACTCCATCTTCGTCTGCATCTTTAAATGTAACTTCAATTTTAGTACTGTCAACGTATCCTTCAGCATCTCTATATTCTTGCATTACTTCCCATGAATAATCTTGGGTGTATGCTTGTGTTGAATTGGGCTGTGTGTTAATGCTTAAAACTGATATTTTATCTTTAAGTACTTGTCCAGTTTTTGAATCATAAATTTTATCGCTGCTGTCATAATAGAATCTAATTTCTTCATCGCTTTCAAAAACGTAGCGCAATCCTCTATAAGTTATAGTATATGTTTCACCGTTAGTTTCAAACAAAATTAACCAACTAGAATCAATATTTGAATTTGTCTTATCACCAGCAAATGAGTTACTAAAGTTATTAATTTTATTTAAATTAGTTGCCTTAATAACACGCCATGTTTGTGTGTTAATATCATATCGTAAACCAAAATCATTATACGCAAAAATTTGATCAATCATTTCAATCTTAACGTCATCTAATAAACTATTAGCAAGACGTGGTTTAATTTCTACTAAGTTAGATCCTTCTGGAATTTTATCAGCAAGTGCAATTGGTCCTGTTGTAGTTGACAAATTAGTTGTTAAACCGTTTCCTGCAACTGCAAGAACCTTTGTCCATATGTATTGTTTAACTCCATAATTGCTAGAGTTGTTTACATCAATTAATTCATTGTTAGAAGTAAATGCATAGCCTGCTGGCGGTTGGAATTTTACAGAAGTGCCTGCTTCAACATATCGCAATGTATTAGATGTAAACGTGCCTACATTAAATCCTTGCTGATCAGAATCTTCAAAAAATCCTGTATATGTATTAGTATGATTGCTAACTGACTTCCATTTAACCCCTAAATCTAAAGTTAAAATCTTAGAAAACTTATCTAAGTAAAAATGCTTTATACGTCTATTATCTAAAATAGGCTCTAGGTTATTAATTATAACGCCTTCGATATCAGTTTGTGTTTGGAATGTAAAACTTGTTTTGTCTGTTGTATATTCTTTATATATTATGCCATCATTGCCGTATAAATTAGTACTAGAATACTTTCCTGTTGAGTCAATCAAATCAAAGTATCTTGATATACCGCTTGATATTCTGTTTACACTCTTAACTTTAATAATGTCTTGACTAACTCCTAATGGAGCAACATTATAATCTTCTCCAGTAATCATTCTATTCTGTGTATAGTATGTTGCAGGAGCATTTTGCTTAATGCTTAGATTTGATTCACTTGCTGCACTATTAGATACAGAATATTGTAAAGACATTGTTAATGTAAGTTCTTGTACTTTACCTGTTTTACTCAAATACGGTATGTTTATAGAGATATTTGTTAATGCAGCTGGAGAAATAACCATTCCTCTATTTTCACTTACTCTATAATAAGTACGGAATGTACCTTTTGGTAAACTTCCAAAAACACCATCTGAAAATATAAGATTAATTCTATCATCAATTCTTGTTAAAACACTGTAAATGTCTCTGATCTTCTTATTAAGACTGTTGTATATAACGTTGTTGCCTTCAACTGCGTCTACCTTTGTCCAAGAATCCACTTCATTATTATTAGAATCTAATTTGTAAAGCCAAACATCTGAGTCGTTAATGTTAGTAGCATCAATTGCTACAGTTTGATTAGGAACAGGTTGTGTAATTGAGAACTGACCGTTTTCTAAACGCCCTTGTCTAAAGTGTGCAAAGAAACCGGAGTTAGAACTGCCAGCACCTTGTGCATCATCTCTATATAAAAACGCAAAGTTGTTTCCAGGAATTGGTGGTTCTTCTTGTATGTTGCCATCGTCTATATCTGTTGACACAATTTCAAAACCAGTACTTTTACCTTCAACTGGCTTTTCAAAACTAAACACAGGAACATCTGTGTTAACACCGTTAACTCTATATTGTTCTGTTGCTACTCCGCCTACCATTTCTTTTTTGTTTGGTCGACCAAACACACCGTTAACTGGAAGTGCTGTGTTTAATACCTTAACAAACTGTTCATACCAATTAGTATTAGTGCTGTCGTTCCATAATATAGTTTGACCTTGCAAGTTTCTACCATTTGAATCAATAACGTCTTCAGTTGTACTAACACTAGTGATTTTTAGTAAGCCGTTTGCTGCTTGATTTCTACGAGGATTATAATTAAGTAAACGTGCTAAACGGAGAACACTTTCTCTACGCTCTGCAAGTTCTAAAAAGTTTTCTCTAGCATTTAGGTCAATACGGAAAGCAAGGTTTTGACCTAAGAAAGCAATCAAGTCAATTAGTGCTAGATATTCGCTTGATTCTATATAGTCGTTAAAATCCTCAGGATAATTAGTCCTAAGGTAGTTGATCATTGTTCGACGTAAATTGTCAAAGTCGTATGATTGAAAATCTGCGTTGCGGAAGGTTTGGTATACACGCTTCCAATCTTCTGCAACTAGTAATCTATTCTGTCTATCTGTCGCTGACATGTGCTTTCCTCGTTATAATGTATTTATTCAATTTAAAATATGCGTATATAACTTAGGAAAGTAATCCGTTGTCTTGATCAAACTGTAACCGCATAGTTTCAGCTATACTGTAATTTAAGTAAACTAACACACATTCTATTTGTAAACCGCTTTCGTATTCTTCTACTATTACTTGATCAGCTTGTACTCTTGGATCGTAATTAATAATATCTTCTACATTTTCAACAATAGCAGCTTTAAGATTCTCAGTTAACGGATCAAATAAAACGTCCCAAATAATTGTTCCAAATTCAGGTTGTTCTAATTTTTCACCTTGCCGTATGTGAAAATGATTTATTATGTCTTGTTTGATAACTGCAAGATCATATAATTTGTTACCAATATTTTCGTTGCTAACTGAACTAATCGATCTGTACGTAGCAGACGATGATGGTTTTTGCTGACTTTGTGGTACATCAACAATTACCCGTTTATATAAGTTTTTTTCTAAAGTGCTCATAACGTATTTATGTTAAACAATTTGTCCAGTTTGTTTAGCATTCCTTAATGCTGCTACTAATTCTTCAGTAGATATTAATGACTTATTCAGCCCATCGCCTGAGTAATAACTTTCTCCAGGATTTACAATTCGCTGTGATCCTTGTGTTTTATTAATTACAGGCATACTTGCCCATTCTTGAGCAATACTTTTTGCCATTGCTGCTTCTGACTTTGTACCTTTAATAAAATCGTTAATTTTTCTTCTACTTAATAATTCCTTGGCTGCTCTATCTTGGGCATCTTGATTAAATAATTCATCTTCGGATATTGCTACTCCAATAAGGCTTTTAAGTGTCTTTCTAATAAACTGATATCTTCCAACAGCAGAGCTTGCTGAGCCAGCTGCAACACTGTCATCTTGCCACTGTTGAACTTCTGCTACTGTCATCTGTATAAGCGGCTTAGGTGTTGATATTTTAGATCCACTGTAAATAGTATTATACCCAGAACTTTCTGCATTTCCGATAACATCTAGTAAGTTTCCAAACGCTCCAACAGCAGAATAGTTTGCTGGAGGGAAGTTGTTTGGACTAGATGTTACTTGTGATGTTCCGCTTCTAGCTGTAGTTGTTGCAGTACCTGTCGCAGATCCGCCTGTTCCGCTAAAGTTAGCTGTGTTTAGACTTTTTCTAAAAGTATCAACTGCATTTATAAGGGAACCTGATTGTGTTGAATTGGTATTTAATACATCAGTTTGGATTGGCTTAAATGCCATTGGATTTAAGTTTTCATGATGTGGCCAAGGTTCGTGGCTTGGCATACGTTTTACTATTGACGAAACATCAGATGCTACAGTTGTTCCAGGAGTTACTTTTGGAACAGCATGTGTGTTTAACGGTACAACTGGTGTTGCATCCTCTGCGTCTGTTGATGCTGTAGCAGGAGTAACGTCTCCGCTATTCATATTAATGTTTACACCTTGCTGTTCTATATTCGCCGAGGCTTTAATATTAACGGCGCCTTCTGATGCAGAAAGATACGTATTTTTACCACTAGCATGTAGATTGGCATCTGTGTTTACATGTAAATCATCCACTGCTTTAATATGTCCTTGTACATCTGCTAATATGTATAAATTTGCATTTGTATGATGATGAATATCGCCTTCAACTAAAGTTTTTTGGTATCCAGTAACTTTAGTTTCTTGATATCCTGCAACTTCAGTTTTCATATTTTGTTCAACAAGTATATTAGTATCGTATTTGCTTTCTATTTGTACATTGCCGCTTGTTCCGCCTTCGGCAGATCCGTTAGTTGCTCTTGCACTTGCACGAATATTAACATTTCGGCCGCCTTCAATATTAACATCTCTATCAGCACTTAAATTAATATCTGCATCGCTATGTATACTAATACTATCTGATCCGTAAATATCTATTTTACCATCACTGGTTAATTCTACCCATGCTGTGCCACGAGAATTACCAATATAAACAAAGTCTTCTGTGTTGTGCATTACAATTTGATGGCCTGTTCGTGTTCTAAAACGTACTAGCTCATTGTGAAGTAATGTTCTATCGCCGTTTTTTTCGCCGGCTTCAACATTTACATAATCTGGAGGTCCTTCACTAGCATGTGTTTTTCGTATTAGTGTATTATCTCCGTCATCCATTACAAAACTTGAACCTCCAAGTCTGTTAACAAATACACTTTGCGACCCAGGTCCAGCTGCTAAACCTCTTAGTGAAAAATCACGTTTATCTACTGGTCCAGGAGTGCTTATTCCAAAAACACTGCTAGGTACTTCTCGCCTAGCACTTGTCGAAGTTGTTCCTCTATTATCGTCGTTTAAAAGACCTTGGACTTCTAATACTTGTGTAAAATCTTTATTGTATGGTTTTGGAAATTTAGTTGGATCTCTTGCTTCGCCTTTTTCGATGTACTTGTTATATTCACCAACAGGAAGTTTTTGTCCTTTTATATTATTCGGTGTTCCGTCGGTTGTAATTGTTGTACTGGCTTTACCGTCAGGCACCATAAAATTCATATGTTTATCTTGTATACAACCTATCCAATAACCTTGTGATACATCGCCTTCAGCAAAAATTACTAATACTCTTGCGCCTGGATCTGGCGGAACTGCCCAAAACCCATAGCTTTTTTGAGAACTTGCATAACCGTCATTTGGTGTTGTATGGTTAGGATTTGTTACTCCATAAAATGGGCTGAGGTATTTTACTATAACACTAGTACCTATTTTATTAGGTATTGAACCTGAGCTGCCTCCTTTGAGTATATCTACTTTTAAACTTCCCATATAATGAGGGTCAAGGTTACTAACCACAACTGCTTCATATGGTCCAGGTCCTATTGATTTTTCTAATTTTTCTCTATTAGTTCTTTTACTTTCGCCGGACATTACTGCGGGCCTCCTGTATTTGGATCTGATTCTTCAGGTGTTGTTGGTAGTGTAGTAGTAGGTTGATATGTTGCATTATAATTTTGATATGCTGCTAATACCTTGCTTCCAGTGTTATAACTATATAAGTTATCATTCACGTCTGTAGGCAAGTACTGGCGCAATACATCTCCAAATCCGCCTTGTATTTGATTGCTTACTTGTAGTCGTTGTGTTACTGGCTGTGTCCCTGACACAGTTGGTTGACTTTCAACTGTTTGTTGTGCAGCAGTTTTTACTGTGCCATCTGCATTGTGTGTTTGGCCATATTTTGCGTTCCATGCTGCCAGTGCTTTACCTTCCAAACCCAAACTAATTCTAGGTGCAACAGGTTGTAATGTTGGAACTTTAGCACTTGTTGATCCAATCTGTTCACGTCCTCTTGGGTCGTTATCATCTAATTGGGTACTTGCATTATCACTTGTTTGTGCTTGTGGTGGACTTCCATCCTCTGGTAAAGGCGGTTCTTGATCAGGTGCTTTAGGTATTAATCCGTTGCGCGGCCAGTCTAGCGTTCCTCCTTCAAAAGATGCTGCTGAGAAGTGCATAGCATCAACAGAACTTTTCCAGTTGCCTCCCCATCCAAGTCCGTGTTTCTTAGCAAGTGCTAACATTTCATTTCCGGTTCCGTCTTCAGGCATGTCTGTAGGTTCGCCGCTCGGAAGTGGTTGCGGCCTTGGTCTTTTATAAGCATTTTCTGCGGAATTAATATCTATTGCTAGACCACTAGCATGATAACTTGGTTTACTTGACCCGATTGACGTGCGGTTTACATAGCCGCCTAATGTTCTAATTTCATAACCGTAAAAATCTTCAAGTTCGTCTATAAGAGCTTGAAACTGTTCTCCTACAATTTTTGCAACTTGTGTTGTTTTTCCAGACTTAGTTGTAATAGTAACAAGTTCTCCATTTTTCTCCGACTGTAAAGGTCTAGCAATTCTTCTTGATGAATTAGGCGCAACTCTTTCTGTTGGATCTTGACCAATCCTTTCTGCTAAAGGTCTTTCATTAGGGTTTAATGATTTAGATTGTGGATTTTCTACTAATGTCTTAGCTGTACTGATACCTTCGGTACTTTGATTCTTTCTACGAAGTAAGTTTAACTTTTGTGTAAATTTATTACCTGATATACTTGTAGTTAATGTTAAAATTTTATACAATCCGCTAAAACTATCTACCGGTATAGTGTCTCCTGGAAATTCCATTATTCCTGAATTCATACTATAGTCTATTGGGGTCCTAAAGTTAACTAAAATATCTACTTCGCTTCTTTGATGATCAATACTACCGTCTGCTGTAATATTAATACTAGGTCCTTGTGCTGCTGTGTAGTTTCCTACACCGCTATCAGGTATATAAAAAGGGTCTCCCCAAATTTCCAGTTCAGCAGTAATTAAATCTGCGTCACTATTTAAAAGTGTATTATGTAGTTGTCTAGCTAAGTTAGTTGCTGCTGTGGCATTAAAGTTATTGCTTGTAAATCCAACTTGGTTTACAGCTTGTGTTGTTCCTTCAGGTAACGATCCGCCTGAAGTATCAGGTGTTAACGTAGGTTCAGGTCCTTCAGCAGTTGATTTGTCTCTACTACCATTTATTTGCGCACTGCTTAGTTGTCCTAAGTCTGCTCTCATAGCTTCAAAGAACGCTGCATTAAATTTAATTTCAAAACCTAATACGTCAGTGTTCATTCCGCTATAGATATAATTGTATGACTTAGGTGCTTGTTTTGCTAATGCAACATTGCCTTTTGTTGTTTTGTTAGGTGAACTAAATTGTGATACATTAACATCATACCTAACTACATCATATACAAAGATTCTTGCACTCTTACCTGTAATATTCTCAAAATCCGGATCGTCGATCATATACACTTTTGGTTCAACCTTAAACCAAGGTATATTTCCTTCTTCGTTTACTAAATCTAATGCTGATTTTCCGTATGTACTAACTAACACAATTTCTTCAATAATCTTAGTTATCGGAGTGCCTTGACTAAATTTAAAAGTTCTATTACTGTCACTGATTGTTAATTCAATACCATCTCTTTCATAAAGTTTTTTATCTTCATTCCAAGTGTATAAGCCTAAACCAAATGGCGAATCGCCGCTTGAATTTGTTCTATCTAACATTGGAGCTGCGCCAATTGGGTTAAGATCACTAACAGCACTACCTCGTAACACTCCTAATAAACTACTTGAATTTGTATCTAGTCCAATATTTGCAAAATAGTCTGTAATATTTCGTGCTGCGGCATCACTAATATCTGTACCAAGACGTGAAGCAACAGATTCACGATCAGTAACTGTTGCTGAATTATCGGCTGCTGTTTTTGAATCACCTAACGTAGGATTTCCTGCATCTCTAGAAGTTGGAAATCTAATAAGATAAAAGTCGCTTGTCGGCATGCCTGCACTTTGTGCAACTTCTTGTAATTTAGCATTCATTGATGTTGTAAGACTTTGCTCGCCCGCACACAAACATTCAAAAACATTTGAACCTGTAATTTCAATAGTATCCTGTATGTTCATTATTTCGTTCATTAATGCAGATTCGTTCCAAGGTATACAATTAACAGTATATGTTGAGCCGCCTTTTTCAACATCAAACTCTACTGACATTAATTTAAAAGGAATTTTTCTATTTGAATACTTAATAGGTTCTGCTATACCGTTATCGTTCCATCCTACGAAATCTAGTTCGAGCAAATAAGGTGCTTGCAGGTAATTTTGAAACCCTCCACTAAATGCTGCTGCTTGTAACGACTGTAGAAATAATCCCATTGAATACGGTTCTTGCACTTGAAAAGAAAATTGCATAGACTGTGCTACACCTGCTTGTTTAGATGGAGCAATAACTGATTCAAGTTCAAAGTTATCAATAAAGTATTCTAAATTTCCAGGTTCAAGTCCTAAAGCATCATACGCTGTTTGTATTCTCTTATCATCAATTCCGCCACCGCCTGATCTAAGTATAGTAAAATCGGCTCCGTTTTGTCTATACGAGTCTTGTGGGTTATTAATACTATTTGTCGAAAGTACACCTAGTGTAAAAATACAATTATAAGAGTGGTATGCTTCTAGCTGATTTTTTAAAACTGCACCAGGTCCTGGAGGATATGTTTCTGCTGTAGATGTTGATCCAATTTGAGAAGTTGATTGTAATGCAGTCTCGAGTATTGTTTCAAGATCTATTATTGGTGTTGTTAATGATCCTATTTGTCCATAAACATCTTCTAGTGCTGCGGTTGCTGAATTTGCAAGTCCGGTCAACGATGAAACAGATCCAGGAAGAATATTAGTAACATAATCTTGTATTGCTGATCCAGTAGATGCTCCAAATCCGTTAGCAAACTTGTTTAATGACGGAGGAAATATATCTTTAAATTCGCCTGTTGGTGCAGCAAATTTAGACATTAATCCTTGAGGACCTTTAGCTATTAATTTTCCTACAGTGTCAACATTAGCAAATTGATTATCTAGTACCTTTACCTGACTTGAAAAACTAGATGCTGTTGCACTTAACCCATTTTTCAAAGGACTAAAATCAGGAGTCTGAATATTTCCAAACGATCCATCTGCTGCTTTGGCTAGAGCGGCTGTCTTGTTTTGTATTATCTTACTAGGATCTATCATATATTAAACGCCTAAAACTTTTTTTAATTTATCTGGTGAAGGTAGATATATTTCTGTTCCTGCTATAAAATCAAAAACAGGATCTTTTATAGTATTCATATTTCGTTGTGCAAATACCCACCATAATTTAGGAGTACCATAATAATCGTAAGATAGTAAATCAGGACGATATGTATATTGAGGTTCAATAGTATAAACGCTATCGTCAGCACTTTCTGGAACAGGACGTATTCTCAAAATATCAAGTGCGCCTTGAGCAGTGTATCCTGTATTATTCCAAGGACTTGTTGTAGTATATGATGCCATTAAATAAACCCTTGTCCGCTATTAATATAATTTCCATTTACAAAACTGTTTAAATTAAATTCTGATACTCGTCTTCGTGAATAAGTAGGTTTCAGCGTTACTGAAATTTGACTCGACGTAGGCACCCATGTTGTACCAGCATTACTATTTTCGTCTCCTTGAACAACAGGAGTAAGTAAAGGAGTTGCAATGTAATCTACGTCAGCTGGTAAATCAACTGTAAAGTTTGCTACTACGCAAGGTACTTTGTTAAACACATAATCACCGTATCCGCTTAATTTTACTAGTGGAGGCGGAGCACCTGAGTTATCACCTTGTCCATAAAACATTTTAGTAACACTTCTTAAGTAATGTACACATGCAACCCAATACTGGCCTTCTTCAGCAGTTTCAATATTAAATTCGCCTGTAATTACTATATCATCCGATACACTGTTATCATATATTTGGAATGGATAATTTGTATGTACTGGTTGTAAACTATTATAATTAGCACTATGGCTAACAATAATTGTTGGTGTGTAAGGAAAACAAAATCCGCCTGTTTTTGTCAAAGGTGCAATAAGTCCTGCACCTGATAGTGATGGCGGAATACTAAGTTTTACCCTCCAATCAGTATCTTTAGTTGCTTTACTAAATGATGCTGATGCTTCGCTTTTAACTTGGCCAGTATCTGGCTTAGGTAAATTTGCTCCTCTTGACTCTTTTGCAAAACCAAAGGAACTAAACAATTCGTTTGCAACGTCATTGATTGCAGAGTCAATAGCACCTATGCCCGTTTTTAAGTTATTACCTACAAAATTCTTCACAGATGCTTCTGCTTCATTTGCAAAGTTACCAGCTGTATTTTTTATAATATTTCTACCGATGGATTTTGGGTCAAAAAGTGCCATAATCATATCTCCTATTATACTTATTTAGTTGACATAATTAAGTATGTAGTTTATAATATGTTTATACTAACTGGAGATATTCAATTGAGAAAACGAAATTACCTAAATAACAAAGATATTCTATCTGAAATACACAAATCAAAGAGCACATACTGTAGCTTTATTGAACCTGAACATGCACAGTTTGACATCATTTTACTAGATGTTGACAAAATAAACATAAGAACTATAGCCGAAGCAAAGCGAAACAAAGCAAAACGTCTTAGTACTGCGGATTACGAAGCAAGAAGAATGGCTGGAGAAAAAGTTAAGCAAGCAGAATGCGAAGTTGACTATAGAAAAATTACTAAAGAAGAGCTAATTTTCCGTGTTATGACGTTTGATCATATCCCAGAAGAGCCAGGAAGAAAAAAGAACCCAAAGACCATTGCTGACACAAAAGTAAAGCTAAACTTTCCACCATTCCACCATTACAAGTTTGACGAAGACGGAGTCTTGCAATTAGTAGGAAAAAGTCACTGGGAAGGCGGCATGCAAAACGGTGCTTTCAATCATAAACACGGAAAAGCAACAAATACACTTGCTACTATGTGGTTAAAGTTAGTTGACAGATATGCTACCCGAGGCAATGTACGTGGTTACACATACAATGACGAAATGAAAGGTCAAGCAATACTCCAGTTAGCACAGATTGGCTTACAGTTTGACGAATCAAAGTCAAACAATCCATTTGCATATTACACAGCAGCCGTTACTAACAGTTTTGTACGTGTTATTAACATTGAAAAACGTAATCAAAACATTAGAGACGACATTCTTGAGATGAACGATCTTAATCCTAGTTACACTCGACAACACCAAGGTGAATGGGAAGCTTCTGTTAAAAGAAACGAAGAAGCAGGATTTTCTATACACAAAGACACAAAAACCGGTTGACTTTTATAGTATTTGACCTTATAATTAATAAGAGTGAATAGAGGAATCTAAATTTGTTTAAGAAAGCAGCAGTTTTTACTGACATACATTTTGGCCTAAAAGGCAACAGTCGCATACATAATGATGATTGCGAAGAATTTGTAGATTGGTATATCGAAAAAGCCAAAGAACACGGATGCGAAACAGGAATATTCTGTGGCGACTGGCACCATAACAGAAACAGCCTTAACCTTACAACTATGGATGCAACTATTCGTAGTTTAGAAAAACTTGGTAAGGCATTTGATAAATTTTATATGTTTGTGGGTAATCACGACTTGTACTATAAAGACAAGCGCAATGTTAGTTCAACTATATTTGGAAAACACATTGAAGGTATTACATTTATAGATGAAATTTATCAAGAAGATGATGTGGCTCTTGTACCGTGGCTAGTAGGCGACGAGTGGAAGAAGATTGAAAAAATTAAGTCCAAGTATATGTTTGGGCATTTTGAATTACCAAGTTTTTATATGAATGCTTTGGTTAGAATGCCTGATCACGGTGACTTACGCCCTCAACACTTTAAACATCAAGAGTACGTGTTTAGTGGACATTTCCACAAACGTCAAGTACAAGGTAAAATACATTATATCGGAAATGCTTTTCCTCACAACTATGCAGATGTAGGTGATGACGAACGTGGCATGATGATCCTCGATCGTGAGAATAATAAAGAGCCTGAATACATTAATTGGTGGAACTGTCCTAAGTATAGAACAATTAAACTTTCAAAATTAATTGACGATGCAGATGCTTTTATTAAACCTAAAATGTATCTAAGAGTTGAACTAGACTTACCTATTAGTTATGAAGAATCTAGTTTCATTAAAGAGACATTTATTAAACAATATAACTGTCGTGAAATTACACTAATTCCACAAAAACAAATTGAAGAAATTACTACTGATTTAGATATTAGTACGTTTGAATCAGTTGACCAAATTGTAGCAAGTGAAATAACAGAACTTGATACAGAAAATTACGATAAATCGATGTTACTAGACATCTATCATGGATTAGAGAGTTATTAAATGATTCGCATTAAAGACCTAACTGTTAAAAACTTTATGAGTGTGGGTAATCAAACACAGGCTGTAGATTTTAACAAAGACAACTTAACGTTAGTACTTGGTGAAAATTTAGATCAAGGTGGGGACGACAGTGGCTCACGTAATGGTACTGGTAAAACTACAATCATTAATGCACTAAGTTATGCATTATACGGTACTGCACTTACTAATATCAAACGAAACAACTTGATTAATAAAACTAACAGCAAAGGAATGTTAGTTACACTACACTTTGAAAAGAACAACGTAGACTACAGGATTGAGCGAGGACGCTCTCCTAATATTTTAAAGTTTTATGTGAACAATCAAGAGCAAGAACAAATTGACGAAAGTCAAGGTGATAGCCGTAAGACACAAGAAGAAATTGATTCCTTGTTAGGAATGTCGCACACAATGTTTAAAAATATTGTTGCACTAAACACATATTCAGAACCGTTTCTTGCAATGCGTACAAATGATCAACGTGCTATTATTGAACAACTATTAGGTATTACATTATTGTCTGAAAAGGCAGAAGTACTAAAAGAAGGTACACGTAGAACTAAAGATGCAATTACCGAAGAAACTCTTAAGATTGAAGCAATACAAACTGCTAACAGTAAGATCGAAGGCACTATTGACAATCTAAAGAAGAATCAACGTGCATGGGTCGCAAAACAACGATCTGATGTTGAAAAACTTAACAAAGCTATTGGTGAGTTAGAACAATTAGACATCGATACAGAACTTGAATTGCACGAAAAACTATCAAATTGGACTGAACATAATAATTCTATTTTGGCTCTTAAAAAGGAATTAAGCACATTAGAGCCGGCACTATTACGTGCTGACAGATCTGTTGAAAAAGCAAAAAAAGATGCCGCTGATTTAGATCAAGGCACATGTCATTCGTGTGGACAAGATCTTCCTGCTGATAAAAAAGCAGAGATAGAAAAACGCAAACAGTCGGAATTAGAAGATGCTATTTCGTATCAAACAGAGATACAAGAAAAGGTTTCTTCTGTTGCTGAAGCACTAACAGAAATTGGTGACATTAACGGCAAACCTACAACATTTTACGATACTGCAAAAGAAGCATATGAACATCGAAGCAACGTTGAAAATTTACGCAATGCTTTGATAAGTAAACATGAGGATACAGATCCTTATCAGAGTCAAATTGACGAATTAAACGATAGTGCAATTCAAGAAGTTAATTGGGAAAGTGTAAATCAATTAACGTCTTACAAAGAGCACCAAGATTTCTTATTGAAACTGCTTACTAACAAGGACAGTTTTATTCGTAAAAAGATTATTGATCAAAATCTTGCATATCTAAACAACAGGCTTACATACTATCTTGACAAATTAGGCTTACCACATCAAGTACTATTTCAAAATGATCTAGCTGTTGAAATTACACAGTTAGGACAGGATTTAGATTTTGATAATTTAAGTAGAGGCGAACGTAACAGATTGATTTTAGGACTATCATTTGCATTTAGAGATGTTTGGGAAAGTTTATATCAAGGTGTTAATTTACTGTTTATTGACGAATTAATTGACAGTGGTATGGATACAGCAGGTGTTGAGAATTCACTAAGTGTCCTTAAGAAGATGGCTAGGGAACGTGAAAAGAATATCTACTTAATTAGTCACAAAGACGAACTAGTTGGTAGAGTTAATAACGTATTAAAAGTAATAAAAGAAAACGGTTTCACTAGTTACGAGAACGATGTAGAAGTTGTAGAATGAGTAACGAAAAATTTAATAATGCATGTAATAGAATAGCACAGCCATGTCCGCCTATATGGATGATGAGACAAGCTGGACGGTATCAAAAAAGTTACATGGAACTAAAAGAAAAATACACGTTTGAACAAATGTGTAAATTGCCGCAACTTGCTATGCAAACGGCAATGCTACCGATTAACGAGTTTGACTTTGATGCCGCAATATTGTTTAGCGACATACTTTGGCATTTAGAAGGATTAGGATTTCCTGTTGAATTTGCTCCAGGTCCTAAGTTTACAGAACACTTAACTGAAGAAAACTATTCTAAGTTTACTGATGTTGACTCAGCAATGTTACACCTTGAATTTCAGAAAAAAGCAATTATTGCTACAAAAGAAAATTTGTCGCAAAAGAAAAGTTTGATTGGCTTTGTAGGTGGTCCTTGGAGTTTACTTAACTATGCGTTAGGAACTAATAAAGTTAGTAAAGAGTTTAAAACAATGTATCTTAAAACTGTACTTGTTCCTCTAATAAAAGAAAGTATTAGAGAGCAAAAAAGAGCAGGTGCTGATGTTGTAATGATACTCGATAGTGGACTAGACAATGTTAGTAAAAGTTATTACGACACTACATATATAGAATTTCTTAAAGAAATTGCGTTAATTGGTGATGTAGGTTATTATGTTAGAGGCATACCAGAAGGAAGTCTTTCTAAAATAAAAAAATTAGACTTCGCTGGCATTGGTATTGACAGTTCTCAAGATTTACCTAAAACATTAAAAACATATTCAAAAGGATTTGTTCAAGGAAACTTTAACGAACAATTTTTATTACTTGAAACAAGATTATTCAAATACGAATTAGATAAGTGGTTAGACACACTATCAGGTGTAGACACTACAGGATGGATATGCGGATTAGGACACGGTATTACAAAAACTACTCCAACAGATCATATTCATCATTTTGTAAAAACAGTTAGGAGTCATTTTAGTTCATGATTAGAGTCGGTGCAAGAGGAAGTAAATTAGCTCTAGCATATGCTAGGAAAGCATGTGAGCAATTAGATTGCGAAACTGAAATTATTGAAATTACAACTCCAGGTGACATCGACACCGAAACTCCTATATACGAAATGGGAGGTAAAGGTGTATTTTGTAGTACAATTGAGCAAGAACTATTAAACGGTAATATTGACGTTGCTGTTCATAGTTTAAAAGATGTTCCTGGCCAAGAAACAGACGGATTAATAATTGCTGCAATGTTGCAACGAAACAGTCCTCATGATGTTCTTATTGGAAAAGTTAGTTATAATTGCACTATTGGAACTAGCAGTCCTAGACGTACTGCACAATTATTAGATCTTTACAAAGACTTGAGAATTAATATCAAACCTATTAGAGGAAATATAGATACTAGGTTAGAAAAACTTGACAATGGCGAGTATGATGCTATAATACTAGCAGAAGCTGGGCTTCAAGCACTTAATATATCAAGACCAACAGTTAAGGTACCAACTATTCCTGCTGTAGGACAAGGTATTATTGCTTTGCAGACTAGACAGGACGACGAAGAAACAATAAAAATAGTTAAACAGGCAAATCACGATAAAACATTTAAACAGGCAACAATTGAAAGAGCATTTTTAAAAGGCATAGACGGAGACTGTCATACAAAAATAGCAGCTCACGCAACTGGATCAAATCCAATTACACTTAAAGCAATGTATTATGAATGATGACATACACGACGAATTAGTACAAACGTACTTAAAATACTTTCGGGCAAATGAAAAATTTGCTAGACGTAATTCTGTTAGACTACATGCCGAGGTGCGAAGACATCTTAGAAATCTAAGAAAATTAGCCAAAATAAGAATGGAAGAGATACACATATACCAGGCAGAAAACAAAGTAACCAGAAAAGACATAGATAAAAAATAGGCACGGTAAGTAAGTTCATGCAGTGGACTTATGAAGGCAAAATTATAGACAATATACCAGACGAATACGAAGGTTTTGTTTATATCATTACAAACACCACTACAGATCAAAAATACATAGGCAAAAAACTAGCAAAGTTTAAAACTACTAAGCCACCACTTAAAGGCAAGAAAAATAAAAGACGCGGTTACAAAGAAAGCGACTGGAGAACATACTACGGTAGTTCTGATAGATTAAACGCAGATGTAGCCGAGCTAGGCGAAGACAAGTTTACAAGAGAAATATTATACCTATGTAAAGGTAGGGGCGAAATGTCCTATATAGAGGCACGAGAGCAGTTTGACAGGCGAGTACTTGAAACTGATGATTACTATAATGGTATCATTAATGTTAGAGTAGGCGGATCAGACAAACTTAAACAGGCATTGCTAGAACATCACATCAAGGCAAAACATTCCAACACCTAAGGTTGGCGGGCCAGATTAGAAATACCGCTGTGGAAAAAGCTCTCGTATAGAAGCACACGTACATATTGATTGACACACCAGAGTGTGGAAGCCACCAAACAAATTGGGCTCACTAGTTGATATAGATTGCATGTTGGCAGTCGAAAAACACAAACACAGTACATAAAAACTCTTTAGCAATAGGAACGAAGCGAGAGGTAGCTGGAAACAGCGATGTCGACGTAGGTTGGGAAAGGTCAGAGCCCATTGTACTTTGTGTATAAACAATTACCTACTTCCAATGTCTCGGCTGGTGCGACTCACATGAAGCGTATTTTGAGATTAGATGGGACCGTAACAGGTTCCGTCTGACTGAAACAATCTACATGAAACTTAAACATTATTACTTCGTAATAATGCATTCATCTTTATATTCATTTGTATCTATCTGATGTAATTACTTTAAACGAAGTGTTTAGTTTGAGCGTTAGCGATAACTTGTTTCGTGTAGCGAAACATATAAATACAAGTAATAATTTTAAAGGTATACTCACAAATGAAAATAAATGATATATTAAATGAATCTGATGTTAAAGCTGATCCAAAGATAGTGGATAAATTTGCTGGCGTAAGTGATAGTCAAAGATCATACTACATATACCAATGGGCAAAAGAAAAAGGCATTGACAGCGATGACGCAATGCAACTAGCTGGATATAAGCGTGGTAGTTATATGGGTGCAGGATCTTACATGTGGAACTATGCTCCAAACGAAAGCATTGAGGAAGCACCTGCAGGTATGTTAAAACAAGTAGGACGTAGACTTGGTGCTAAGGCCGCAGGCGCTATAGGCATGAAAGGCACCGCAGCAAAATTAGGCGGGGCTGCTGACGCAGGCAAAGCAGCAAATCAGTTAAAAGTTAAACTTCAAGGATACCTTGGTAAAACTGGCGGTAATATAAAGCAATTAGATGCTCAAGAACTTTCTGCATTTTTAAAACAACAACAACTTCCAACTAACGCTGTACCTGCAAGTGGTATAATTGCACCAAAAGACGTTGATAAAGTTTTAATGAAAACTATTCAAACAAGTAATAAAGCCGCAGGCGCACCTGCTGGCGATGCACCACAACAAGATGCACCACAACAAGCAGCAGGTGGCGGACAGCAACAAGCAGCAGCACCACAAGCAAGTGCTCCACAAAAACAAGCAAGTGCTCCGCAACAACAGGCAGCAAGTGCAACAGGAATACCTGCAAATATACAAGCGCAGTTAGATTCGCTAACACCAACAGAGAAAAAAGTATTGGCAGGAGTTATATAATGAAATTAACCGAAGTTACATTATACGAAAATAAATCACACAGAATTTTAAAAGAAGGCTGGCAGGATCTTACTGAATCACAAAAACTTTATCAAGGAAGATTTGAAAAAGAACTTTGGCCATTAGTTGAACAATACACAAAACTAGCAGAAGCAGAACTTTCTAGACAACAAGTATTAGATATCTTTAGTGGTGCTGAACAAGTTGCAATGGACAGTGGCGATAATAAAACAATCGCTGGTAAAGTAGGCGCAGGCGCAGCAGCAGCCGCAAAACTTCCTGTAGATATTGCTAAAAAAGTTGATGCAAAAATTAACGAACTAGGTAAACTAGCACAAAATGCAGGTCCTGTAAAAAATGCAGATGCTAAGTTTGCACAACTTAAGAAAGATATTACTGCAAATAACAGTGACAGTAAAATTGTACAAGGTGTACAAAAGATAAGTGATTGGGCAAAAGCAAATCCTGGTAAAGCAAGTGTAGCTGTTGGTATTTTAACTACTATGGCAGCATTTGCAGGCGGTCCTGCGGGCGGCGCAGCAGCAGGTTTGGTACTACGTGCATCAAAAGATTTATTACAAGGCGAGGAGCTTTCAGCAGCAGTTGGCAAGTCAATCAAGACTGGTGTTTATGGTGCTCTTGCTGGCATGGCATTTAGTGAACTTACAGATAATATTGTTGATAACATTTCATCTGCACAAGGCGCAGAGCTTGAAGCAATGGAAGCAAGTTTGAAAGCTGAAAATCTTGCAACAGCAAAAGCTGACTTATTTGCAGACCTAGGAATGGAAGTTGATGTTCTAGACGGTGCAACTAGAATTGATATGAGTGGAAACTTAAATGGATTCTACTATTCATATGACACAGTTATTCCACCAGACATGATGGGTCAATACGAAGCATTAAGTAATGCAGTAAGTAGTGCAGATACATTTAGTCCTGAACACTATGCAGCAGCAGCCAAGTTCCATGATTTTATGGGCGGATTAGTTGACGCTCCTGAAGCAAAGAATTTAACAGCAGCCTGGGACGCACTAAAAGAAATACCAAAAGAACAGTTAACTACTGCAAACCTTGATACACTTCTTGCTCAAGCAGAATCTAGTGGTGCAGTATTAACCGCATTAAATGATGCAGGCGGAGCAATAGCTGCGGCTGCTCAAGGTGCATTACAAACAGTTGACGATACTGCCAAAGATGCACATAAAGCAAAGCCAGTTGATCCAGAAATTAAGCAACAACTTGAACTAGATTTAAAAGGCGGAAGCAATGCAAAAGCAGAATCAATGTCAATGGAAGAACGCTTTGAATTGTATCTAGCAGAAGCAGATCCTGCACAAGGAGAATTGCCTTTAGATAATCCTAATACAATGGGTGCAAAACTAAAGCGTGGAGCAGGAAAACTTGCAGGTAAAGCCGCAGGTGCAGTAAAAGGCGCAGCAAGTTCAGCAGCAGGTGCAGTAAAACAAGGTGCAAAAGATGTTGGTAATAAAGTTACTGCTAATAAACTTACAAAAACTTGGAAGTCAATGGGAGAACCAACTGACGCAGGAAGTATTGCTAATATTTTAGCAGATGCAGGTGTAAGTAATGACCAAATTGCACAAATAAGTAAAACTGCTAACGTAAAATTACAACCTACGCCAAAATCAACAGCAGCAGATCCTAAAGCAGCAGCAAAAGCAACTGCAACTGCAAAAGCAACTGCAAAAGATCCTAAAGCAGCAGCAGCAGAGCCTAAATCAGCAATTTCTAAAGGTGCTAATAAAGCAACTGCAACAAAGCCAATGAAAAAAGGTACTACAAAAGAAGTAGGCGGCAAAACTTATCGTTGGGAAGGCGCACTTTGGGTAGACACTGCAACAAATAAACCAGTGAGTGTTGCAAATGCAATGAAAATGGGATTAGGTAATCCTAAATTAGACCCAATTATATCAGCAGCGAAAAAAGATCCTGCACTTGCTAAGTTAATTAAACAACAAATTACTTCTAAAGGTGTTAAAGCAGGTACTGCGCAAGCAGCAAAAGCAGCACAACCAGATGCTAAAAATAAAGTAGCTCCAAAAGCAGCTCCGGCAGCTAGTGTAGCACCAAAAGCAGCACCGACAGCTAATGTAGCACCAAAAGCAGCAGCAACTAAGAAGACAGCCGCAAAAGCAGCACCAGCAGCTAATGTAGCAACTGCAAAATCAGGTGGTAAACTTAAGAAAGCAGCAGGCGCAGTAAAAAGTGGTTATAAAAATTATAATAAAATGAGTGCTTTAAATCCAGGTTCTTAAAAGAACGGTAAACCTGACTTTTTAGTAGTTTCCATATTGTCTTTAACAATACCACTTATCATTTCGCGTTCTTCTGAAGACAAATAGTGTGCTTCAGTGTAGGATAATCCCCCTCGCATATACCAAACAGTTTGTAGTAAATCATTTTTGATTTGCTTGACTTGATTTTCTAGGACCTTAACTTCTTTTAATATTTCGTCAAGGGGTAGGTTTAAGATCCTTATGCGAAAAAATTTGTTTGATCAAATGCAATTGGTACTTCGTATGATGCAGGAACACCTTTTGTAATTTCTTCGTCTGTTGCATCAACTATCATTGGTTTAATTTCAAAAGAATCTTTTTGACTTTGTAAATGATTTTGAATATGCTCAAAAGTTGTTTTATCAGCATTTTCAATAAACTCGCTGATGTGTTCTCTACTTGTAACTACATCGTCGCCTATCTGAATAGATTGTATACTAAACTTTATGCTGTCAACAGTAAGATCTGTTAGTTTTTTAAAGCTAGACTGAAACTGTGATAGTTTTTCTTCTTCAGTTAAGTCTTGATCATTAACAACTGCAAATATTCTTTGCTCTTCAAATGTTTTTAAGTTAACTGATGTAAATTCTTTGTATGTTAACGGCTTCATTGTAATAGTTAAATCACCCATTATACAAGTACCATTGTATTGTGCAGAAATTAGTCTTTCAAGAATAATTTTTAAGTCTAACTCAAAGTCTTTTTCTTCTTCAGTTATCGGTGTTGTAGTTGTTAGTGTCATCATATCGCCATAAGTTGCAATTCTAATAGCAACTAGTGCAGCGTCAACATCTAAACTTGGCATATTCCATGCATTTTTAATATTAGGAATACAACTTTGAATAATATCAACAGTTGCTTGTCCGTTTAATAGTGCATCAGGTGTTTTTATAATCATCTCGTCTTTTGCTGTCATAGCATAGACTGGATATTCGTTGTTTTCTAGCAAATCGATACTATTGTTACCATAGTATTGACCTTGAGACGGTAAAGATAGGTAAATCTTTGGTTGTCTGAAGTACTTTTGTAACGGATTAGCCGTTGCGGTATTAGTCATATAATTCTCCTGCTAAATACAATGTATAAAGTATATACCATTTTTATTTATATACGTATTTAACTAGGACCTAACTAAGTGGCAGAAGAAATTGAAATTAGTAATGTAGGCGGAGCCAATGGTGTTGCAAGTGAAGCAACGCTTAAAGCTCTTGTTGATGCATTAAACAAAAAAGACGGATCTGGCGCCTCTGGCAAGGCAGCAAAACAGTATAACGACCAATTAAAAAATGGTGCAACAGTAACTAGAGACAATAATAAAGCAACAAAGACTAATACTAAAGCTACTATTAGTGCTTCAGAAGCTACAAGTAAGTTTGCTTCAAAATTAAGTGGTGCCGCATTAGGCGCAATTGGTGCTATAGCTGGTTCAATAGGTAATCTTGGTAAAGAGTTTATCAATGGCGGTAGTCAACTAGGTGATTTTACACAGCACTTACCTTTAGTTGGACAAGCAATATCTCCTTTAGTTGGATTAATTGACGATAGTGTATCAAGCTTCAGAGCATTGTCAAGTGTTGGTGCTAGTTTTGGTAACAGTATAACTGATATGCGTCTAGCATCTGCTAATGCCGGATTAAGTATGGAAGAATTCTCTGGCTTAATAGGTAGTAATTCAGAAACACTTCGATTATTAGGTGGAACTGTTTCACAAGGTACTCAAAGATTCCTTCAAATGAATCGTAATCTTAAAGATACTGGTGATTTTGAAACTCTAAAGAACTTAGGCTTTACAGTTATGGACATCAACGAAGGAATGGTTGATTACATTGACTTACAAGCTAATTTAGGTAGAAACCAAAAGCGTAGTGCTGCAAGCCTAGCACAAGGTTCATCGCAATACCTACAACAACTAGATGCACTTGCAAAAGTAACAGGTAAATCTAGAAAAGAATTAGCAGCTACACTGAATAAGCAATCACAAGACGCAGGTTTCAGAGCATTAATGAATCAGTTTGAAGCAGGAAGCGAAAAAGCTGAGAATTTTGCATCAAGCATGGCTTTGATTGACACACTTCCTGCAGAAGTTGCAACAGGATTAAAAGACTTAGCAGATGGCGTAGCACAAACGCCCGAAGCAGTAGCATTAATAAATGCAGCAGGCCCAGAAATTGCAGATGCAATGGAAGCTGTTGCTAACGGAGCAGATCCACAAGTTATAATCGATGCACTTGGTAAAGCAGGTGTTGATATGGAAAAATTTGCAGGACTTGAAGGCAAACAAAGAGCTGCATTCATTCAAAATCTAAGGCAAACAAATCCTACACTAGCAGCAATACTTGATTCTTCTACTCAATTAACTAAGATAGGTAATGCAGAATTTAAAAAAGCACAAGGCGAACAGAAAAAACGAGACGAGATTACAGCATCACTTACTACATTCGATGATTCCGTTCGCGAAGTTAGATCAAAACTATCTAAAGCGTTTATTGAGAGTGGCCTCTTTGAAGCTATCTCAGGTCAAACTGGTAATTTAGCTGATGGACTAGCAGCAGCAGTGCCGCATATTGTAAATTTCTTAAAAGAGTTTACATCTATTGCACAAGGTGAAGGTTTCGGAGCAGCAATTTCTCAAAAAATTATTGATCCAATGAAAGAAGCGTTACTTAACGGTATTAAAGGACTTTGGACAGACTCAAGTATATTTTCAAAAATGGCTATTGGTATTTTGGGCTTATTTGCAGGAGCAAAAGTTGTTGGCGCTCTAACAGGCGGCCTAAGTAAATTATTTGGCGTTGGTGGCGGCGGCGGCATGGGCGGTGGCGGAATGCCAGGCAAAGGCAAAGGAGCAGCCGCAGGTAAAGGTGCAGGAGCGTTTGTTGGAAACGTAGCTGGCGGAGCAATGACAGGTGCTGCTAAAGGACTTAGTGCATTTGCAAGTCCGCAAGTAGCAATTGGTGCAGGTGTATTAGCAGGAACAATCTTAGTAGTTGGCGGAGCAGTAGCAGGCGCAACATGGATGATGGGCAAAGCACTACCAACATTTGCAGAAGGTTTAACAAAATTTGAAGAACTAGACGGCGAAAAACTTAAATCAGCTGGTTTAGGTATGGTTGCTATCGGTGGAGGCTTTGCAGCCTTCGGCGTAGGAGGTGTTGCAGCAGGCATAGGCGGCATTATTGGCAGCATATCCGAAGGGCTGCTAGGAATGTTTGGCGGTGACGATCCATTAACTAAGATAAAAAAGTTTGGTGATGCTGATATTGATGCAGTAAAAGTAAAAGCAAACGCAGAAGCAATGGTTGCATTTGGTGAAGCAATGGGTGCAGCAGGTGTAGGAAATGCAGCAGCAGGAGCAGGCGGAATTGTAGGAGCATTTGCAAGTTTCTTTGCTGACGATCCAACAGAGCAAGTTAAAGAGTTTGGCAAACTAGATATTAATGCGGACGGTGTTACTAATAATGCCAATGCAATGCTAGTGATGTCACAAGGCATCGCTGCAATGGCAAACGCCGGTATATCTTCACTAACAATAGATGATGGGCTAATAGACAACTTTTCTACATTATCAAAAATAGGCCCAGGATTAGATACAGCAGGTGATGCAATAGTTAAAATAGCAGGTGTTGCTGACCTAAGTGGAAATGTTGATTTGTTAAATTCGATTGACAGAAGTGGAATAAGAAACTATAATATAGAATTAGCTAAGATGGTTGATTTGCTTGAAAACATGAATACTGAACTATCAAAAGATAATAAATTTGGATTTGGCAGCGGAACAAATGCCGGAGACGTGATGCAAACCATGGCTGACAGTGGTCAAGCCACTACTCAGCTAAGTACTACTATGCTTACAACATTGGAAGAGATAAAAGATATAAACAAAGCAAGTAAGACATTGCTTGGTGAAATAAAGAGAAATATATAAAATGAGTTGGAAAAAACACTTTACACCAGTGCCACAAGGCACAGCAACAGGCGGATCGTACAGTCCTTTAAGTAATTACAAAGGAAGTATGCCAGGACCTGCTGCAAGAAATTATAATTCACACTTGCCAGATGTATATGTAGGAAATCCTAATCGTATCGAAAGGTATGGTCAATATAATACAATGGATTCAGATTCTGAAGTAAATGCAGCACTTGATATACTTGCAGAGTTTTGTACTCAAACTAATGAAGCAAACGGCACTAATTTTAAATTAAATTTTAAACAAAAAGCAACTAACTCAGAAACAACAATTATATCAAAATATCTACAACAGTGGTGTAAACTTAATAAGTTTGAAACACGCATGTTTAGATTAATACGTAATTCCTTTAAGTACGGTGATCAAATATTTGTTAGAGATCCAGAAACTAAAAAGTTATTTCATGTAGACTGTGCAAACCTTACAAAAATTATTGTAAACGAAAGTGAAGGCAAAGTTCCAGAACAGTATGTTGTTAAAGATATGAATTTAAATTTTAAAGATTTAGTAGCAACTACACCTTATCAAACAAATGGTCAAATAAACAATGGCGGCGCAGGCAGCTATCAAAGTTCAAGCTCAGGCAAAGGATATATTTCAGGCGGAGCAGGACAAAATGCAGGAACAAGATTTAGTAGAGAAGAAAATGAAATAGCAATTGATTCAGAACATATTGTTCACCTATCAATGAGTGAAGGATTAGATAATAATTATCCTTTTGGTAATTCATTACTTGAAACTATTTTTAAAGTTTACAAACAAAAAGAATTGCTTGAAGATGCGATTATTATATATCGTGTTCAAAGAGCTCCAGAAAGAAGAGTCTTTTACGTTGATGTGGGCAACATGCCTTCACACCTTGCTATGCAATTTGTGGAACGTGTTAAAACGGAAATACATCAGAGACGTATCCCATCGCAGACTGGCGGAGGTCAAAGCGTCATAGACAGCTCATATAATCCGCTTTCAATTAACGAAGACTACTTCTTCCCACAAACTGCTGAAGGTAGAGGATCTAAAGTAGAAACACTGCCAGGCGGAACTAACCTAGGAGAAATTGATGACCTTAGATATTTTACTAATAAGCTCGTACGTGGTTTACGAATCCCTAGCAGCTACTTGCCTACCGGCGCTGAAGATGCTACTTCATCATACAATGATGGACGAGTCGGAACTGCTTATATACAAGAATTAAGATTTAATACTTATTGCGAACGCTTGCAAGGCCTGTTAGTTGAAGACTTTGATCAAGAATTTAAACGTTACCTTTTAGAAAAAGGTGTAAACATTGATACTTCAATGTTTGATATTCAATTCCAGCCACCACAAAACTTTGCAAGTTACAGACAAAGTGAAATTGATAATGCTCGTGTACCAACTTATACACAAATGAGTGCTATACCTTATATTTCAAATAGATTTGCATTAAAACGTTTCTTAGGTATGTCAGATGAAGAGATTGCAGATAACGAAAGATTGTGGAAAGAAGAAAACGTTGAAAACTTAGAAGTACCACCAGCAGATGCATCAGGAGAGATGCGTAGTGCAGGTATAAGCGGCGCAGGTCTTGAAGCTGACTTGTCAGATGCCGAAGGCGAAGCTGCACCAGATGAAGCTCCAATTGAAGGAGGAGTAGGTACTCCGCCCGAAACTAATACTGGTGCAACATTAGGCGGCGGAGATGCCGCAGCAACAGATCAAACGATATAAGGATAAATAATTACATGATACTAAGAGAATTATTTTATTTTGATCCCGAGACTGTTGAAATGGGCCAGAACGATCGTTATGAGCCACAGCATGACGACTCACCTCTTAAGGCATCAGACACACGAAAGTCTAAACTTACACTAAAACAAATTAACAGAATTAGAAAAGCATCTGATTTGCATAAAGAAGAACAAGTAAACGATCTTGATTTTGTGCGTCAAATGTATGGAGTTGCAGCTAACGCTGAAGCCGGCGTCTAATGTCTGTAAGCCATACTGCTTTCGTTTTAGGAAACGGACTCAGTAGACAATCTATTAACCTACATGAATTAAAAAAACACGGAACTGTGTATGGATGTAATGCTATATACAGAGAGTTTAAGTGTGATCATTTAATTGCTGTTGATACAAAGATGGTTCTAGAAATAGCAAAAACAAACTATCAGAAGTATAATAGTGTATGGACCAACCCAAGTAAACTGTACAAAAACATACCATCTTTGAATTATTTTGAACCAAGTAAAGGTTGGTCAAGTGGACCTACTGCATTATGGCTTGCAAGTCAAAATGGACACAAACACATTTATATTTTAGGTTTTGATTATTCAGGCACAGGTGATCAACACGCTAACTTTAACAACATATATGCTGATACAATAAATTATAAGACGTCACAAGAACCTGCAACATTTTATGGTAATTGGTTAAGACAAACTGCATCAGTAGTTAAAGAATATAGCATAATTAGATACAGTAGAGTTATAACGTCATATAATATTTGTCCGTCTGAACTAAATAAATTTAGAAACATTAGTAACATTTCAATTGACGATTTCAAAAAAATCGACAAATTTAAGTAGTATCTTTCCGAAATGGTCCGTTTTGAGCCTGTTTCTAGGCACTTTTTCTTATATCAAGTAAATAATAATGACAGCCTTACCGTAGACTATTGTAGAACATGGTATATACATTTATAGGAGAATAAAATGGCAGATCTAAAGAAATTTGAAGAAATGCTCGAGCGTCTTGTTAATGAAGACAAGGAAGGCGCTGAGGAGCTTTTTCACGAGATTGTAGTAGAAAAATCACGTGATATTTATGAGTCACTATTAGAAAGTGATTTAGACATCGAAGAAGACACTGATGAAGAAGTTGAAGAAACTACTGACGAAGAAGTAGAAGAAGCAACTGACGAAGAAGTTGACGAAGATGAAGACAAAGTTGATGAAAACTTTGATCTAGATGAATTTGAAGTTGAAGCTGACCCAATGGACATGGGCGGCGACGCAGCTGACGACATGATGGCTGACCTAGAAGGTGGCGATGATGACGAAGAAGGTGATGACGAAGACGGCGAAGATGGCGACATGGAAGACCGCGTTATGGACCTAGAAGATGCACTTGACGACCTAAAAGCAGAATTTGAAAAAATGATGGACGGTGAAGAAGGTGAAGGCGATGATGAAGAAGCTGGTGATGATGAAGAGCCAGAAGAAGCATTTGCTTTTGAAGCATCAGACGAGGAAGTTGAAGAAGCTACTGACGAAGAAGTAGAAGAAGCAGCTGACGAAGAAGTCGAAGAAAAAACTAACAAATCCGCTGGCGAAGAAATGCGCGAGTACGTAGAAAAAGTATCAGCTAAAATGGGTGACAACGGTGCAAACTCAAAGTCATCAGTAGCGGGTGCAAATGATATGGGTGGAACAGCAAGCAACTTGAATCAAGCTGCATCTGCAAGTGACCCAGAAGCCGGAGCAGGAAGCACAGTTAAAGGTTCATCTTTAAGTGATACATCTGCAAAGGATATGAATACCAAGAACGTAAATGTTCCTGGTGGTAAGGCATCGAAAGCTGCTAAAACCGAACCTGGCCACGGCGCTGAGAAAAAGGGCAAGCCAGAGACTGCTGACAACAAAAAATCAACTGTCGGCAAATAAACTAAAGGACGATTGAATGAGAAACTTACGAGAGCATTTGACATTCGACCAAGCTCAGATAGTTGTTGAAAACGCAAATGAAGGCAAAGATCTTTACATGAAAGGTATTTGCATACAAGGCGGAGTACGCAACGCAAATCAGCGAGTGTATCCTGTAAATGAAATTGGCAGGGCTGTCAAAACTCTCAATGATCAGATCGAAGGAGGATATAGTGTTCTCGGCGAAGTTGATCATCCAGAAGGCCTTAACATTAACCTAGACCGTGTGTCACATATGATTGAATCATGTTGGATGGACGGTGCAAACGGTTACGGAAAGTTGAAAATTTTACCAACTCCAATGGGACAACTAGTTAAAACAATGCTGGAAAGCGGAGTTAAACTTGGTGTCTCATCAAGAGGAAGTGGTAATGTATCAGAAGACGGTGGCAACACCGTCTCTGATTTCGAAATAATCACTGTGGACGTAGTGGCTCAGCCTAGCGCCCCTGGTGCATATCCAACTCCCATTTATGAGCATATCATGAATGCAAGAGGCGGATACAAGGCATTTGAATTAGCACAGGCTACAAAACACGATGACAAGGCACAGAAATATTTAAAAGAGAGCTTATTAAACATAATAAGCAGGCTCCGATAACCGAGGAGAAAACTATGTTGGACGCATTAAAAGAACTCTTCGAGAGCAGCGCACTTTCAGAAGAAGTAAAAGCAGAACTACAAGAAGCTTGGGAGACGAAAGTTACTGACAATCGTCGTCAAGTTACTGCTGAGCTTCGTGAAGAATTTGCTCAGAAATATGAACATGATAAAACTACAATGGTGGAAGCTATTGATAGCATGTTGTCTGAGAAACTTGCTGAGGAAATTACAGAATTTTCAGAAGATCGCAAACAACTTGCAGAAGCAAAAGCAAAATATGCTATTGCAATGCGTGAGAATGCAGATTTAATGAAAGGCTTTGTAATGGATCAGCTTCAGAAAGAAATTTCTGAACTACACGAAGATAAGCAAGCGATGGCGGCTAAACACGCACAGCTTGAAGACTTTGTAGTTGAAGCTCTTGCTAAAGAAATTGCAGAGTTCCACGAAGATAAAAAAGATTTAGCAGAAACGAAAGTACGTTTAGTTCGTGAAGCTAAAGAACACTTTGCTAAAGTTAAAACTAACTTTATCGAAAGAAGTGCTAAAGCAGTATCTGAAACAGTTGATGGCGCATTACGCGGCGAAATTGGTCAACTTAAAGAAGATATTGAAGAAGCACGAAGAAACGACTTCGGTCGTAAGTTATTTGAAGCATTCGCTAGCGAATATTCAACTAGCTACCTAAACGAAAATAGCGAAACTGTGAAGCTAATGAAAGTTGTTGATACTAAAGACAAGCAACTATCAGAAGCCAAACAAGCTGCTGAGAAAGCTATCGCACTTGCAGAAGCACAAGTTGTGGAAAACAAGAAGATAACAGAATCAGCAAGACGTGAGAAAACAATTAATGGCTTAATTGCTCCTTTAAACAAGGAACAAAAAGATATTATGACAGACTTACTGGAAAGTGTACAAACTGATAGACTTAATAAGTCTTTTAACAAGTACTTACCATCAGTTATTGACGGAAATACTCCAGCAAAGCGTAAGGCAGTTTTAGCAGAGGCAAAAGAAATTACAGGCAACAGAGAAGAAACACAAATGACAACTAAAGCAGACGAATCTAACGTATTAGACTTACGCCGTCTTGCTGGATTAAACTAAGGAGATAAAAGATGTCAGAACTATTAGAAAGCCGTTGGTCAGACACAAAAACAGCTCTTCTTGAAGGCCTAGAGGGTAACAAGAAGTCTGTAATGGCTGCCACGCTAGAAAACACACGCAAGTACTTGTCAGAGAGTGCTACAGCAGGTGCAACATCAGCAGGTAACGTAGCTACACTTAACCGTGTAATTTTACCTGTAATTAGACGTGTTATGCCAACTGTTATTGCAAACGAGCTCGTTGGTGTACAACCAATGACAGGACCAGTTGGTCAAATTCACACACTACGTGTACGTTACGCTGATGCGTTTAACGGCGCTGCAGGTGGGTCTACAACAGCTGGCGAAGAAGCATTAAGCCCATTCAAGATTGCTGAAGGTTACTCAGGTAACACAAATGGTAAAGCAAGTGCAACATCTTCATTAGAAGGTGAAGCAGGCAACCAAATGTCAATTCAGATCTTGAAGCAAACTGTTGAAGCGAAGACACGTAAATTGTCAGCTCGCTGGACATTTGAAGCAGCTCAAGATTCACAAGCAATGCACGGCATTGATGTTGAAGCTGAAATTATGGCTGCTCTTGCACAAGAAATCACAGCTGAAATTGACCAAGAAGTATTAGGTTCTTTGGCTTCATTAGCAGGTACTGCTTCTGAAGATTTCGACCAAGCTGCGGTATCAGGTACTGCTACTTTTGTTGGTGACGAACATGCTGCATTAGCTGTTTTGATCAACAGAGTATCAAACCAAATCGCTCAACGCACACGTAGAGGCGCTGGTAACTGGGCAGTTGTGTCACCATACGCATTAACTGTACTACAGTCAGCAACTACTTCAGCGTTTGCACGTACAACAGAAGGCGCTTTTGAAGCACCGACTAACACCAAAATGGTTGGTACATTAAACAATGCAATGAAAGTATATGTTAACACATACGCTTCAGATGACAGTGATGTATTAATTGGTTACAAAGGTTCAAGCGAATCAGATGCAGCGGCATTCTATTGCCCATACATCCCGCTAATGAGCTCAGGTGTTGTACTAGATCCATCAACATTCGAACCAACAGTATCATTTATGACACGTTATGGTTATGTTGAGCTAAACAACACTGCGTCATCTTTGGGTAACGCAGCTGACTACTTAGGTAAAGTAGCTATCAACAACGTTAGCTTCAAGTAATTACTTAATAGTAATAGCATTAAAATAGGACCTTCGGGTCCTATTTTTTTGACTAAATAAAATTAGTTTAGTCCGCTCGAGAGACTCGCATAGGTTCATGCGTTAAAAGAATCGTATACTATCTGTTACATAGGAGAAATACGATGACTAAAGAACTAACCTTTATATATCGCGGTGTTAAGTACACTAAAACCGTAAGAGTATAATTCACGTAGGACAAGGATGTCCTTTTTACTTTTTTCTTTTTTGATAAATACTTGTGTTATAGAGTTCCTCATATGAGGACTTATGCGGATTCCACCGCGTAGACCCTAGAACGGCAAATGATTTAAACAAAGGAGATATAATCATGGGAAGACCAATTAATAAAAGATTTTTCGGAGAGCCAACAGCAGATGGCAACGAAATCAAAGTACGTTATCGTGCTACAGGACAAGCAGAAGCAAACGGTTGGATTGTAAAGCAATTAGGATCTAAAAAGTTCCGTTGCTACGATGGTACTAACACAATGGATTGTTACTTAGTTGACAAATCACAAGGCACTTTAGCAGTAGGCGATATGACTATTACAGTTAAAGACGATGGCGGAACAGCTCGTCAAGTTACTAAAATTTCAGGTCGTATGGTAACACTTGACTCAGGTGACAAAATTGCTTGGAACTTCAGTGATGCTGCCGATGACAATGCAGTTGAAATGGAAGAAGCTGGCACAGATGATGCATTCACTGGCGCAGATGATTTCGAAGCTGACTAAGACTAGAATAGTAGGGGAGAAATCCCCTACTTACTTTTAAGGAATAATACATGTCAAAAATAGTAAGAGTATCAGACGGTAACTATAAAATTGCAGTAGCAGAGGATCACAGAATTACCTTTGATGTCGGATCAGGCGGCAGAGGTGACGGAAACGGTACTGTGTATATTACTGGTGACTTAATGGTTGAAGGTACAAACACTTCATTAGAAACTGTTAATACTGTAATTGAAGACAACATTATTACTTTAAACAGAGGCGAAAGTGGATCTGGCGTTACTAGAGATAGCGGTACATCGGGCTTACAAATTGATAGAGGTTTAAAAGTTGATGCTTATTGGGTATTCGACGAAGCAATTACATGGTATGATCCAACAGGAATTACATATCAAGGAACATTTAAAGCAACTGACAATGATGACAGAATATTAGGACTACAAACACCTAATATTACTACAGACGGTACAGATTTAAATTTATTAGGCCCTTATTCAACAAGCGGCGGCATAGAAGCTAATCCAGGGTTAATTAAAATTGCTGGTGAAGACGGTGCACCTTATCTAGCTAAGATGAACCTTACTAAAGATCCAGGCGATCCGTTGTCAGAAGTTGATGGAAACATTATTCCAAACGTATCTTATGTTAATGATTATGTTTTAACATTCTTTAACAATACAGTGCCTAACAGAATTGAATCTGGTATTATTCCAGATGCAATTACTAGCGTAAGAGCTTTTGATAATTCAGAAGATGGCGGAACTAGTAAAGTAGTGTTAAGTGTTGACGGAAATGCAGTACAAGAAAACTTTGATAATTATGTAGAAATGTATGGATTAATTATCCAAGACACTGACTTAGGTACAGAAATAAAAACATCAAGTACGTCAGCACAAGATCTAATACTTGGAGCAATGGGTACAGGTAGTGTTGTTGTAGAAGATAATCTACGTATTAGTAGAATCGGACATGAAGGTGATGACAGATTAGAACCAGCAGCACCAGTTGGTGACGAAGGAACAGTAATATATACAGATCACAGCGGCGCTGGTGCATCAGGAATATATTTTGTTAATTCTAAAACTGTAACCACAGGTGGCGACGAACAGAGAGACGAATTGATAAGTAGAAATAGAGCACTAGTTTATAGTATGCTCTTTTAAGGAAAGATAAATGGCAATAGTAAATGAAGCAATAATAAGTAACGGCACCGGCGGCGCAACAGACTATAGATACACTATGTTAACTGTACCAGCAGGTGAAGAATGGGCCATAACAAATATTATGGTTTGTAATACATATGATCCAGCAGGTGGCGATGCAGCAACAGCAGATTGCGCATTTGACTTACATTTTGTACCAAGTGACGGATCGTACAGTGATACTATTACATCTGTAGTTAGAAGATTAAATTTACCTGCAGGCGAAACTTTTACGTTTGATACAGAAAAAGTTGTGCTAGAAGGCGGCGACAGTGTAGTTGTTAATGGCAGTGCAGATACAACTTCTCCAACAGCAGTTGGTAGATTAGCATGTACAGTAAGTTATATTAAGGTATTGTAATGAGGTTATTAAAAGCGCAAAATACAAATCTACGTAACATTTACGGTAAGGGTGTTAAGTATGATATTAATAACAGAGTAATTGTAGATAGCGAAAATGTTATGCTAGTTCCAAAAGGTACTACAGCAGAACGTCCTGCAGATGCAACTACTGGCGACTTGCGCTACAATACAAGCAACAACGAATTTGAAGCATATCAAGGCAGCAGTGCAACTTGGAAAAGAATTGCATTTAAAGAACCATCAACAGTGGTCCAGCAACAATTTGGACCAGCTGACGGAGTAGAAACTGTGTTTGGTCCGTTGAACTCGTCATGGGATAATGACGGTGGCGACTATGAAGATTACACATTGCCAGTGGATGGAAACAATGTTATTGTACTAGTAGAAAATGTTATTCAAATACATGGCGCAGGAAATAATTATACAATCGTAACAAATCCAGGTGGATTTGCAGCAGGTACTTATCTACAATTTACTTCACCACCCCCATCAGCGGGCACAGGTGGCGCTGACGTTTATATAACAGTGCTACATAACTTCGATAAGTAAATTCAATAAATACTTGTGTTAAGGAGACATCTGAGTGGCACAAGTAGGTAGAATATCCGGAGGTTTATTAGATAGCAACCTTCTAAGAGAAGGCGCAACAACCGGAGCAAATCAAAATCTTACATTTAGAAATGTATCATCAGCAAGTGGTGGTGCAGCAATACTTCACCTTGACGTTATTAATGATAAATTAGGATTTAATAATGATGCTCCTAGTACTGTTTTACATGTAACAGGCACAACAAAAATATCTAATTCATTAACTGTCGATACCAATATCGACATTGCAAATCTAAATATTCAAAATAACACTATAGTACCGCTAGGCGGAACAAATAATATTATACTTAATTCTGCTGGTGTTATTACATCAACGAATGTGCAAACTGAAGAATTATTTATTGATAATAATTTTATACAGACATCAAATACTAGTGCAAACTTAGAACTAAGACCGAACGGCAATGGTAGCGTTGAGGTAATTTCTAATGTAAATGTTAGAGGAAATTTACACTCTGAAGGAAATATTACCGCTGAAGGTAATATTGTATTTGGTGATTCGAACACCGACACAGTTATACTTAAAGCAGAAGTAAGTAGTAATATTGTTCCTGATCAACACGATACATATGCTCTTGGTAGTACATCAAAACGCTGGATAGAATTTGAAGGGATATTATTAAACGGGCAAGAAACTACAGCAGACGTTGCACTTATCGGTGGACTAGAAATAAACTCTCGACAAGGCAAAATATGGTTTGTTGCTAAAAATGGTAGTAATTATAATGTAGGAGATCATCCGCAAGGCCCATTTGAAACTATTGATTATGCTGTAACACAAGCAACTGCCGGAGATACAATTTATGTATATCCAGGAGAATATGAAGAAAGTTGCCCAATTGAAATTCCACAAGGCGTAACTTTACGAGGACACGATCAAAGAAATACTATTGTATATCCAGCAAGCAGTCAAAGCACTACTGATATATTTTTACTCAACGGTGAAACTGGAGTAAGTGATTTAACTATTAAAGATTACTTTTATGACAATGCAAACGATATAGGATATGCATTTAGATTTGCAGCAGGCGGCAAAGTAACTAGCCGATCACCGTATATACAAAACGTTACGGTTTCAACTAAAGGTAGCACAGTATCCGCAGCAGATCCTTTAGGATTTATTGCAGGTGATGCTGGGCGTGGCATCCTAGCTGATGGCGCAGTATTAGCAGCAGATACAAGAGAAGCAAGTTTATTATTTCATGCAATTACATTAATTGTTCCTAATGCAGATGCATTAGTAATGACTAATGGTGTAAGGATAGAATGGTTAAACTCCTTTACTTATTTTGCTAATAGAGGATTTTACGCAACAAATGGTGCAGGCCGAGTTGATGATAATTTACAAACACACTACGGTGCCGAAGTAAGGTCAATCGGAAGCGCAAACATTTACGGCAACTACGGTGCCGAAGTAGATGGCTCAGATACATTAATCTATCTAATTATGCACAACTTTGGTTACATAGGGACAGGTGCTGATAGTTCAAATGACGAAACACTAACAATACAAGCAAATGAAGTTGTAGAAGCAAATAGTGGTAGAATACAATATCAATCACAATCACATAATGGTGATTTTAGAATAGGCGATAACTTCTTAATTGACTTTCAAAAAGGCAGCCAATCTTTTAATATTAATGATCTTCCTGTAGTTGGTGTTGATACTATTAGTGTTACCACTGGCTCGGACATTACTTTCTTAGATTTACAATATGTACAAACTGGAAATGTTAGATTAATTGACAATAGTTTAGCAAGCATCAGCGGCGACATGAATATCGCTAGTGCATCAACTTTAATAAATCTTAACGGTGATGTTACTATTGAAGAAGATCTAGATGTTAGTGGAAACTTAACTATAGCAGGAGCATTAATTGCATTTGGTAATAATCAATCAATTGATACAATTAGATTTGAATCAGGTATTGACAGTAATTTATATCCTAAAACAACAGACATTTATGACATTGGCAGCAACACACTACAATGGGACGATGTTTGGTTAACCCAAGTACTAAATGATGATATTAATATTACTAATAACTTTATTGAGACAACACAAACTAGTAGTGATTTAGAACTTAGAGCAGACCAAACTGGAACAATAGTTATTAGTGATAATGCTATATTTGAAAATAATTTAACAGCGTCAAGTTTAACTACATTTAATGGCACGTTAGACGTTTCAAACTTAATTCTTAACAACGGCTTGTCCGGGTTAGGAAATTTAAATGAAAATCAAAAACTAATAATAACTGGCAATCTTACAACCGGCGCAGCAGCGCAATTTGAAGAAATATTAATCGACGGCAACTTTATTACAACTACGTCTACAAGTGAAGATTTAGAACTTCGTGCAAATAGCACTGGAAAGATATTAGTACCTGATAATGATTTTATAGTTGTAAATGATATTATAGTAACTGAAAACGTACAAGCTGGGGAAATAGAAGCTACAGGATATATCCAGTTTGACGGAGAATATACAACAGGTCAATTAAAAATATTTGATGATACTATTACTACAACATCAGGTAATTTAGATCTTGGCGCAACTGGTGATGTTGTAGTTGATTCAAACGGAGTACAAATTGATAATAATTTAACAGTTATTGGATTAACTACTGTAAACAATACTGTTGATGTTACCGGCACACTAACGCATATTGGCACTAATAACCAAATCGGTAATAAAACTATTACAGGAAATCTTTATGTAAGCAATAAAAATACATTTGACCGTAGATTTGAAATTGAAGATATAGTAATTGACGGAAATGTTATTACTACATCTGCAACTAGTTCAGATTTAGAATTACGTGCAAACAGCGCAGGAGTTATACGATTTAATAACACATTAGAAGCACTAGGAACTGGTGTTAATGTACAAGATGTTACTGCAAATACATTATTGTCACAAACAACAATTACAACACCAACAATAAGTAATGGCACAATTGTTGTTTCAGGTAATCAAATATCTACAAGCAATACTGATTTAGTTTTTAGTGTATTAGATCCAAACAAGGCAGTAACCGCTGACATCAATGCTGTTAGAGCATTATCAAGTATTGAAGTAACATCAGGACCAACTCAATTCACGACTGCTACTGATATAGTAGGTACATTAATACATACTGGATCACTATCACAGTTTGGTAGTAGTAGTCGCACAGGTGATCATGATATAGTAGGTAATTTAACTATTAGTTCAGCAACAACGATAGACGATATTAAGTTCGCATCGGGTAACATTTTTACAACCGATACTGATTTAATACTTTCTGCACAAGGTACCGGACAGGTATTAATACCAACTAATGATGCACTAATTGCAGGAACTTTTGACAATCAAGGCATATCGATTGTTAATTCTGCTATTGTTTCAAATTTAACAACAGCAGAACAATTTATATCAGGAAGAACTACCATTTCTGATAATACTATATTCACTGATTTTGCTTTAGATTTAGCAGCAACCAGTGGAAAAAAAGTAGTATTTGATTCTAACGCAATATTTGAAAATGATTTAAATGTTATTGGCTTAACAACTCTTAATGCAGTTGATATTACTGGCACACTACTCCATAATGATGACAGAATACAAACAGGGCTGTATTCACTTATAGGTGATTTGACAGTAAGCGGCAATTTTGTTGTTCCTAATATAGAATTTGATAATATATTAATTGACGGAAATAGAATTACAACAACATCTGGAGACTTAGAGTTAGAAGCAGCAGGCTCCGGCAAGGTTGTCTTTAACAAACCCGTAATAATAGATGCAGATGTTACAGCTAAATCTACAATACAAGGATCGCAAGCAACAGTAGATGTATTTCCTGGAGGCACAATTAATGTAGACGCATTAGCTACTCCTGTTAGTTTAACCGAAGCAACTGTTTTAATTAATAATAAAATTACAACATCTGTTGGAACTAATGTGTCATTAAGTATTGAAGATTTTGACACTATAATAATAGATGCAGATGCTACAGAAATTTCACTTAACCTCGATGTTGACGGAACAACTACATTATTAGATACAGAAGTTGGTAGTACATTAACATATATAGGAGACCTAACTCAAACAGGTAATGTTGATATAACTGGTAATGTTAGTTTTAATGGAACCTTAACAGTTGCTAGCCAAGTACAATTTGAAAATATTTTTATAGACGATAATATTATTACAACTACTGAAACAAGTAGTGACTTAGAATTACGTGCTAATGGAACAGCAAAAGTTGTAGTATCTAGTAGTAATTTGTCTATAGACAATGATCTTACAGTAGACGGATTAACAACAACTGACGGTATTACTAACGGAATAAACATTAGTTCGAATGCATTTGAAACTAACACCGGATTAGAAATTAGAAGTAACGGTATTATTCATACCACGCCTGATTTAAATATAGAATTAGCTGCTGGTTTAAATGCAGATGTAATATTTGATTCTGATACAAGTGCTAATGAAGATTTTACAATGTTTAGTGGCTCATCGCAGTTACTTAATACTAGAATAGGAACAGTAGTAACAACTAACACTATTCTAACTCATACTGGTGATAGAGAACAAACAGGACTCTTTTCTATGCCAAACTTCCTTGGCAACGAGGTAATGAGTGTAACTGGCACAATTGATGTTACAGGTTCTGGAAGATTAGGCAATATTAGAATTGAAGGTAATACTATACGTCAAACTGCTGTTGCAAACGGAGATCTAGAATTACGTGCAAACGGCACTGGCAACATTTTAGTACCCGAAAATAATGTTCGAATTACAAATAATTTAACTGTATCACAACTAACCTCGTCAACTATACAGAATATTAGTCAGGTTAATGTAGACACATTAGAAACTAATTCTCTTAGGATTTATGATAATAACATTGATGCATACGGTACTGACAAAGACATTATTTTAGAAACTAATGGCTCGGGTAATGTTGTAATTGATACAAATAATGCAGTATTTGGTCAAACATTAACAGCAACTAACTATATATTAGGCGGCGTAAATATTGGTAGTGTTGCAACACCGGCCCAACTTACTCAAACCGGCGACAGAATTGATAATGGAACTATTATACTTTTATCATGTGATTTTGATATTACAGGAAGTTTAACAGGAAGTTTAGGACAAGCTAGACTAGATGACATAACAATTTCTACTATAGGAACTGCTGAAGGAATATCATCAACTAGCGACCTTATACTTAGAGCTACAAATAATGTTGTATTTGACGGCGACCTGGCATTTAGTCATAATAATATTAATGCTCAAAACATAACTTCGCAAACTATTATTAATAGTGGTACAATTACTGCAAATGCATTTGAAACTGCCGATATTACTGTTACACAAGATACTATTGGAATTAGTACTGTTGGATCAGGCTTATACTTCATGCCATCAACAGGCAATATAGTAAGTGTTCCAAGTAATGATGTGTTTATCAATGAAGATTTAGATATTGCTGGTACCACTACAACTGTACAAGATCTTGAGGTAAACGATGGTACATTAGACCCAAAACAAATTACTCATGTAGGTGATAGAACAGTAGAAGATACATTTGATGTCTCAGGCGACTTAATAGTTACAGGAGATATTATTGCAACTGAAGTACAGTTTGAAGAAATTAATGTTAATGATAACACAATAACAACTACGTCATCCAGCGCCTATTTAGAGTTACAAGCAGCAGGAACTGGAGAAGTACAGTTTAGTGCTAACGCAAAGATAGAAGAAAATTTATATCTAAACGGTGTAAGTGACATAGGACAGTTAACAGCACAGTATATACAATCTGACAAGTTTGAAACTGATAACATAGAAATATACGACAATAGAATACAGTCTGTTAATACTGATAGTAATTTAGAATTACGTACAAATGCTCCAACTATCTCTGCGAACATAGAAATAGACGACCTTAGATTTTCAGGTCAATCATATCCACCCGTAATGGACTCTATTACTTCTGAATTCAAGTTTAGCCTTGGCTCCGGCAGTCTTGATATATCTAACTTTGATAATGCCGAAATGCCATACGGTACAACAGCACAAAAAACATTAAGCACATCTGGAGAAATTAGGTTTAATACTGACCTTGGTGTGTTTGAAGGATTTACATCAGCACCAATTGCATTTTCAGGCATTTACTCAGCAGATAGACAAACAAATGTAACTGCTGACTCTGCATCAAACGAATTAAGATTAAATGCACAAGGAAATAGAGTAGCTACATTTAGAACTGGTAACGTGTCACTTGCTGGAATAATACTTCCTAATATTGATATTAATGACTCTACAATATTAGGTACTGTAACAGATCAAGATATTACATTTAGCAACGGAAGCGGCGTAGTTAATATTGAAGAATTAACTTTTGAAAATTCTAAAATATTCAACAATACTAATAGTGCATTAACATTTTCAAACACCGGCGGCTTTACAGTACTATCTGCAGACGGATTGCAACTTCCATCAGGCCCATCAGCTAATAGAACAAGTATAGAAGTAGGCGACACTCGATGGAATACAGATACTGGAATTTTAGAAACATATGACGGAAATTCTTACATAGCATCAGCAGGATTATCTAATAATATTACCCCTGCAGAGTTTGACGATCTATTGTTTGAATACACGTTAATCTTTGGCTAATAGCCCACTTTTCCGTAAAACACATAAATACTAGTAATGCAAATACGTGAGACCGCGTCTTGCAGGACAAACTGTGGTTAGCCAGCAAAGACCTTAGGGTGAAAAATAGGCTAGAGGGACAGGATCCCCGTGTTAAGGAGAAGAGATGGCTGTTGGTCGTATATCGGGTCCGCTCTTAAAGTCAAACTTACTTCGATCAGGAGTAAATTTAGCCTTTGAGAACGACTTACTAGTATTAGATGTCAATAATGACAAAGTAGGTATCAAGCTAGGACTTAACAACGGAGATCAAAACGATCCTATATTACCTCAACACGAATTAGATGTTAACGGAACATCAAAGACTACTAACCTCATAGTAGACGTACAAGCAGACCTTGCTGATATTACTATATCTGGTAATACTATACAAAGCTCCAGTGATTTAAATCTTGTAACAATAGGTGCAGATACTGTTGTATATCAAAAACAATTAGATATACAAGATATAAGCATATATGACAATATTATAAGCACTAATAATGGTAATGTAAATTTAGAATTAAGACCAAACGGAACTGGAATTGTAGATATATTTTCAGAAGTAAACGTTACTGGAAATATTCATGCTACAGGCAATATTACAGCAGACGGTAATATTCAACTTGGTAGTACTGACCAAACAACACCAAATGACGATACTGTAACATTTAATGCAGAAATAGCATCAGATTTAATACCTGATGCAGATAATACTTACCAACTAGGTACAGCAGCAAAACGTTGGTCAGATATTTACGTTCAAAACTTTGTTGCTACTGAGATTGACACCGGCGACTTATTTGTTGATGGTATTGATTTATCATTACGTCAAGGTAAAATTATATATGTTGCAACAAATGGTGACGACACTAATACAGGAACACATCCTCAAGATCCGGTTGCAAGTTTAAAATATGCTATAGAAACAATAGCCAACACTGGCGATTCAATACACATATATCCAGGAACGTATACTGAAACATTTCCGATTGAAATTCCAGTAGGAGTAAATATCAAAGGCGAAAGTCTTAGAAGTGTTAAAGTACAACCAACCGTAGCATCACAAGACAAAGATGCGTTTCTTCTTAATGGTGAAACAACAATTGAAGACATAACTGTTGCAAATTATTTTTACAATAGTACTAATAATACAGGCTATGCATTTAGATTTGCAAGCAACATTGAAGTAACTTCACGTTCACCATACATAAAGAATGTTACTGTTATTACAGAAGGAAGTGTAACTAGCGCAGCAGATCCTAGAGGATTTGATCAAGGAGATGCTGGTAAAGGTGTTTTTGTAGACGGTAGTGATGCAACAGCAAACAGCAAAGAAGCAAGTATGTTGTTCCACTCAGTGACATTTATTTGTCCGGGTGTTGATGCAGTTACAGCAACTAACGGCGCAAGAATTGAATGGCTAAATTCATTTACATACTTTGCTAATCGTTCAATGTATGCATATGATAGTGCAGCAGGTTTAAGAGGCGACGGCAAAACAGCAATTAGAGTAGACGATGTAATAGGTTCATTTAGTGCAGGCGAGACAGTTACTTACTACGACATCGATGGCACTACAGTATTAGCATCAGGAACTATTGAAACAGTTGATGCAGACGGCAAATTTTATATTGACACTAAAAATACAGGTTGGGAACTTCCTTCAGAGCGTGGCGGAAAAACTGTAGCAGTTAACGGCGATGCTCAATTATCATCATCAATTAGTAAATTTGGTATTGGCAGTTTATTACTAGACGGTACTGGCGATTATATAACAGTTAGTAGTCAAGACGATTTTGAATATGGCACTGGTGATTTTACTATTGAGTTTTATGTATATTTTGATGCAGTATCAGGCAACTTATACGATCAAAGAACAACTGCGTCACAGGCATCGCCTGTAATTTATGTTAATGGTTCGAGTAAAATTGCATATTATGTTAATGGTGCAGAAGTAATTACAGGTACAACTACTCCTGCTACAAGTACTTGGTATCATGTTGCTGTAACAAGAGAAGGCACAAACACTAAACTGTTTATCAACGGAACACAAGAAGGTAGTACGTGGACTGATAATACAACGTATGTTGAGACAGGTATAAGAATAGGTGCAGGATTTAATGACACTTCTTTTGTAGATGGTAACTTTGATGAAGTTAGAGTTGTTAAAGGCGAAGCAAAATATACTACAAACTTTACTCCTAGTACACTTCCATTTGTAGGTGAAGACGGTACTATTTTATTATTACATTTTGAAGGCTTAGACGGATCAACAGACATTGTTGACGATGGAATAAGCGGACAAGATATTAGATTCAGCGGAGGCGCCACAGCAAGTAAAACTACACTAGTTGATCTTTCAGACTTTGGCGCAGAAATACGTTTAATTGGTTCAGCAAGTGTTTACGGTAATGAAGGACTTGTAGGCGACGGTCCTGGCGTTGTTATGTACGCAATTGGCCATAATGTTGCATATATTGGTAACGGTAAAGATGTTGACAATGATCCTAACACTGTAATACAAGCAAACGAAATTGTAGAAACAAATGATGCAAAAGTTTATTATTCGACAGTTGACCATAAAGGCGATTTTAGAGTAGGCGATTTATTTGTTATTGACCAAGAAAACGGTGCTATACAATTTAGTAATGCATCTTTTAATATTGATACTACTAATGGTATTGAAATTACAGATGGAACAAATACTACACTAATTAGAGGTGACAAAATTGAAACCGGTAACTGGCGTCTAAGTGATAATACATTAGAAACCTTATCCGGTGATGCTAATATTACAGCAGCAAGTGGTCAAATTAATTTACAAGATAATGTTGATATTACTGGAGACCTAGACGTTGTTGGTAATGTTACTGTTGCAGGTAATATTACAATAGGCGATCAAAGCACAGATTCAATTAGTTTTGCTGCTAATATTGATAGCGGAATGTTTCCAACTACATCCGATACTTACGACTTAGGTAGTCCAAGTTTGCGTTGGAGAGACCTTTGGTCAAATAGATTATATGTCGATGATATAGAAATTAATGACAACTATATTACAACTACTGGCACAAATGCAGATTTAGAACTTCGTGCAAACGGCGCTGGAGTTGTACGTGTACCAAGTAACAATGTTATTATTTCAAATGATTTAACTGTAAACGGAAATACAATACTTGATGATGTTACAATTAATTCAGACTTCGATGTAACAGGTACTGTTACAATTACCGGAGATACTGATATTACAGGTGATGTAACTATTGGTCAGAATTTAACTGTTTCTGAAACTGCACAATTTGAAGAAATATTAATTGATGACAACTTTATTACAACTACTACCACAAGTGCAGACTTAGAACTTCGTGCAGCAGGAACAGGTTCTGTAGTTATACCAAATAATGATTTAGAAATTACCAACAATTTAAATGTTGGAATTAAACTTACATCGCAAAATATTGATGTAATAGGAAATATACAATCTGCTTCTATTAGTTCTAGCGATATTAATATAGTTAATAATACAATAACAACTACTCAAACAAGTAGTAATTTAGTTTTAAGAGCCAGCGGTGCCGGCGAAATACATGTTGATACAAATGATGTTGTATTTGGTCAAACACTAACAGTAGCAGGCGCAACTGACGTACAAGATTTAACTGTTAACGGAACTATAACACATACTGGTGATTATACGCAGACAGGCGATACAAACATTACTGGAAACTTAGATGTTTTTGGAACAGTTACGTTTGATTCAGAAGTACAGTTTGAAGAAATATTAATTAATGACAACTTTATTACTACTACATCTACAAGTGCAGATTTAGAGCTACGTGCAGCAGGTACAGGCAGAGTACTGATACCAAATAATCAAGTTGTAATTGAAAATGATCTTGATGTTACTAATAATATAACTGCTAATAATATAGATGTAACAGTAGACGTAACATCACCGACATTTAATATTAGTGATGTACGAATAACAGGTAACGAAATTGCCACAACAATATCAAATGCAGACTTAGATCTTGTTGCTAATGGCGGCGGAGAAATTGTATTTAATAGTAAAGGCATTTTCAGCCAAGGACTTACTGTTGCAAGCGGCACTACAAATTTACTTGATACTACTATTGTAGGCAATTTATCTCATGCAGGCCCTGCAACATATACAGGTGATGCACTTACTACTGGTGACTATATATTACAGGGTGCATTGACCCTTACAGGCGGTAGTGCTATTATTGATGATATTTTAATTGACACTAACTTTATTACTACTAATATAACAAATGCAGATCTAGAACTACGTGCCGACGGCAATGGTATAGTTAGGATAGATGACAACTTAGAAGTTACAAACGACTTAACAGTTAACGGAACTTTGTCTACACCAGTGTTAGATGTTACAACAACTATTACATCTGATATCTTTAGCACCGGCGACATTGAAATACAAGATAACGTAATTACTACAACAAATACTAACAATGATTTAGAACTACGTGCTAATGCCTTTGCATTTGTTAGGGTAGATCAAAACAATGTAATTATGAACCAAGAATTAGAAGTTGTTGGAGCTACACGATTACAAGATACAACTGTAACTGGTAGTTTAACTCATATCGGACAAACTAATCAAACTGGCGATTTTGATCTAACTGGAAACTTAAATGTAACCGGAGATTTAGATATTTCTGGAGCAGCACAGTTTGAAGAAATATTAATCGACGATAATAAAATTACAACTACATCTACAAATGCAGATTTAGAATTAAGTGCAAGTGGCACCGGCAACGTACTGATTAATAATGCAGCAGTATTTGAACAAAATATTGAAATTGAAGCATCTAATACTTTACGAGCTGGAACTATTAACGTTGGTACTGTGCTTACTCCGTCATTAACTATATCCGACGAAATTGAAATTGCTGGAAATGTTATTAGAGCAGTACAAAGTAATTCCGATCTTGTAATTGATGCTAGTGGAACAGGCTCAGTATTAATTCCTAGTAGTAATGTTAGTATTACAAATGACTTAACAGTGTCTGGCTTAACAACTTTAGGTAATACAGTAGTTACTGGAGATATAACACATACTGGAAATTACGCACAGACGGGCGATGCAGTCATTAATGGTGATTACACAGTCAATGGATTATTTTCAGTTAATGCAGAAATGCAATTTGAAAATATTTTAATTAATGATAACTTTATCACTACTACACAAACCAGTAGTGATTTAGAATTACGTGCAGCAGGTACAGGAAAAGTATTAGTTCCTAACAATGATGTTTTAATTAACAATAACTTAGAAATTTTAGGAATAACAACAACTGAAGATATTAATAATACTGGCTTAATAACTTCAGGGTCATTTGAAACTTCTGAAATTAGAATTATCAACAATCTTATTAAAACAATACTACCAGGTGACGATTTAATTATAGAAGCCAACGGTACTGGCACAATTAATGTAGATTCTGATTTAACTGTTACTAATGATTTTGCAGTTACAGGCGAGACTACATTACAAGAAACAAGTATAACAGGTACATTAACACAACAGGGCGGTACAGTACAAAGTGGTAATTTTGATCTAACTGGTAACTTGCAAGTTGTTGGTGATTTAACAGCACTTAGCTCAGCACAATTTGAAGAAATATTAATTGATGACAACTTTATTACAACTACTAACACAAGTGCAGATTTAGAGCTACGTGCAAATGGACTTGGCGAAGTACTAATACCCCTTAATGATGTTGTTATTACAGATAATTTAACAGTTAACGGAGTAATAACTAGCGGATCAATTGTAAATTCAGGACAAATAATTAGTGATTCGTTTGGCACAGGCGACATATTAATTGATGATAATACAATTACAACATCTGTTACTAGCAGTAATTTAGAACTACGTGCAAGCGGCACTGGTGAAATAAAAGTTCCTACAAGCAATGTTGAAATTACTAATGACTTAACAGTAATTGGATTAACAACAACTGCTGACGTAAACGTTACTGGACAAATTACACATATTGGTAATACAATTCAAACAGGTGATTATACGGTAAACGGTGCTGTAGTTCTTAACGGACAACTTAATGTTACTGGTCCGTCTACTTTGGACAATATGGTGTTTTCAAATAATGTAATATCCATAGATCCAAATTCAACAAATACTGATTTAATTCTTAGACCAAACACAGGCAACGAAGTTATTATTGATCAAAATGATTTATCAGTAACTGGAGATATATTAGCACAAACTTCTACTATAAATTCAAACACTATTAACAATACGTTCTCTGTATCAGCATCTACATTTAGTACTGGTACTATATCAATAATAGGAAACTATATTACTTCTAGTGCTGATATTATTTTAGAAGCAAATCCAGGAGATGCTGTTAGAATAGAAACTGCTGACGTAGAATTTGGTGAAGATCTAACTATTCTTGGAACTACTACTTTAAATGATTTAAATGTTAACGGAACAATAACACACATTGGTGACTACACACAAACTGGCGACACAACTATTAATGGTAATATTATTGTCGGCGGCAACTTTGATGTTTCGGGTGCATTCCAGTTTGAAGAAATATTAATTGATGATAACATTATTACAACTACATCAACAGATGCAAACTTAGAACTAAGTGCGAGCGGCACAGGCGAAGTATTAGTTCCAAATAATAATGTTAGAATGCTACAAGATTTAACAGTTGATGGAACAATATATGCAAATAGTGTTGTAACATCAAATTCGTTTATTTCTAGTGATACGTTTAGTACTGGTAATATTTTAATTGAAGATAACTTTATCACTACAACGGATACTAATAGTAATTTAGAATTACGTGCATCGGGTACTGGCTCTATTGATTTTGGTACTATACAAATTAAAGATAATACAATTTCAACAGTAGCTAATACTGATCTAATTATAGGTTCTGGAGATGCAATAGTACTTGATACAACAGGTAGTTTAGTACTTCCGTCGGGTACAACCGCACAACAGCCAGCTACTAGTTATGCAGGTAGTTTAAGATTCAATACAGACATAAATGACTTTGAAGGATATGATGGCACAAACTGGACTAGCTTGGGAGGAGTGTTTGATACTGACAGAGACACCTATATTACAGCAGAACTAACTCCGGGTGCAAATGATGGTGCTATTAGATTTTATACAAATGGATCACTAGCAGCAACTTTAGACAGTACAGGACTTGAAACACCAAGACTTGAAATTGATAATATTTTAATTGAAAATTCTACTATTAGTTCAGTAAATAATAATACTGATATTAATATTGAAGCACAAGGAACTGGCGGAGTAGTATTAGAAAATTTCCGTATAGCAGAAAATACTATAACTAATACTGTACCAGGATCAAACACTGAAATTGTACAAACAGGCAACGGGTATCTTAAATTTGGAGATACTGAAGGGTTTGTAATTCCAGTAGGTACAAGTATACAAAGACCAGGAGCACCAGTAGTTGGTGTTACACGTTTTAACACTACTGACAGTCGTGTTGAAGTATATGACGGACAAAATTGGGTATCAGTTGCTGGTTCAGCAAGTGGTATATCAAGAGCAGATGCAGAAGATTTAGCACTAGAAATTGTATTAAGTTTAGGATAAAAAAATGGCAACACTATTTAAAAATAAAGTATTAACGCAGGTAGGAACAACTCCTGTACAAATTGCGCAGACTGCAAGCAATTCTAGAGCAACAGTAATTGGGCTCAGTCTTACAAATTTATTAGCAGACAAAGCTGTGTTAGTTAGCGTAATGTTAACAGATGAAACAACCACAACAGGGTATTATCTAAAAGATGTAATGATACCACCAGGCGGAAGTTTACGGGCAGTTAATGGAGGCGAAAAATTAATTGTAGCTTCTAGTAATGAATTAATGGTAGTATCAAGCGTTGACGACAGCGTAGATGTTTTAATGAGCTTTGTTGAGATTGTATAAGGAGAAATAAATGAGTGGAAATTATTACGTAGGAAACGGACCAAATTTAATCCTTGATCAATACAACGGAGGAAGATATTTTTATGCGTTAAGAATAGACGAAAACGAATTTTTGTATTTGACAAAGGTAGATATGGTACTAGATAAAACATCTAGTGTTAATTTAAATGAATCAGGTCCTGATAGTACAAAGGATTTTGAGAATTTTGAATTTGGAGTAGACTTTTTTGATAAACGTTTACCAAATAAAGAAGACGATCCTGAAATAAAAAATATGCGATATCAACAATATCGCTGGGATTCGAAAAACATAGACTATGAAGTTAATGCTGACGGAGAACTCATAGTTAAAATAGATCCGTTAGGATAATAAAATAAAAGATAAATACATGCAAAGCGCATGTGCTGAATTAAAGGATAAGGAAAATGGCAGAATTTAATCTAGGTAGATTACGATTTGTATGGAAAGGGGAGTGGCAGACCGGCACCGCATACCTAAGAGATGATGTTGTACGTTACGGCGGAACATCATACGTATGTAAAGCAGGACACACAGGTCAATCAAACTTCTATGCAGATAGAGATCTTGGTAGTTGGGAGATCATGGCAGGAGGATTCGAATGGGAATCTGAATGGACAGGTGGTACATATTATAAAGTAGGCAACGTAGTACGTTATGGTGTTACTGTTTATTTGTGTATTACAGGACACACAGCAGATCCTACAACATTCGAAAACGATGGTGCAAACTGGGAAATTTTAGTTGCAGGTTTAAACTGGAGAGACTCTTGGGGCGCAGGCATTCAATACCAAGCAAACGAACTTGTAGTACAAAGTGATAGACTTTACATTGCATTACGTGATAATATTGGTGCTGACCCAGACACATCTGCTTTAGACTGGAGACGCTTAACAGGTTCTTTAGGACTTCAAGACGGTGACACAATTGGCGTAGATCTTATCCCTGACGCTGACGAAGTTTACGACTTAGGTTCTACAAATAACAAATGGCGAGACCTTTATCTAAGTGGCAACACAATTTATCTAGGAGATACACAAATTAGTGTTAGCGCAGACGGCAAGATTTCAGCACTTGGCGGATTTGACTTAGGTGGTACTGAAGAACTTACCAACGGTCAAATAGCTATCACAGGCAATGTAATTGAGACTGTTGAGACAAATGCAGACGTCGATGTACGCACAAGCGGAACAGGTGCAATTAATTTAGAAGCCGATACAAATGTAACAGGTAACTTAGATGTTACTGGAGACATTACATTAGGCGGAAATATAAGAATTGGTGATAACGAAGTTGATACTGTTGAAGTACAAGCAGATTTTATATCTAATATTGTTCCAGATGTTGCTGATACTTATGACTTAGGTAGTACAACTAAGCAGTGGGCAAATGTCTATACAAATAATATTCGTGTTAATAATGCTATTACAACTACTGACGTAGGTACAATTGATGTTTTAAATACTAATGCAACAGTTATTAATGCATTTGGTGCAGCATCAACTATTATGATTGGTGACACCGACGGCGAAACAACGTTTAGAACAACTATTGTTGTAAATGGTGACTTAGAGTTAGACAATCAACTTATGCCAGAATACGGTGGTACAGGTTTAACTACTATGCCAGCAAATAGTATTGTATACGGCAACGGCACAGGTGTGATGCAGACCACAGGCGAAAGTGCTCCTGGGTCAAATGCAACAACAAGTTACGGAATTTTAACAACAGATGATAGCAATGTTCCAGTATGGACCGATGTGATCGACGAAGGAACCTTTTAAGGATAAATAAAAATACAAGCATATATATGCTTAAAGACTAAGGGAAGACAGGTGTTTCAACCCTTTACCTATATAGGAAGAAAATAAATGGCTAGTAAACTAAAACACATTAGAAGTAGTGTACCGGGAAGAGTACCTACAGACTCACAGATCGAAACAGGTCAAATTGCAATTAACACTGCTGATGGTAAAATTTTTACCAAAAAGGAAAACGGTGAAATTGTTGCGCTACAGGCGGTTGATCCAGATTTTGCATCGTCAAGTATTTTCCAAGGCGATACTTTATTAAAAGTATTAGACGCTCAGGATAGTACTAAAGCAAGTATTACTGCAAGTGTAGACGGCGTATCCAAAGTTGTTATTGAAGCAGACGGTACCGAATTTAACGGACCAATTACTGTTAATGCAGCAGAAACATTATTCTTTAATGATGCTGATGACAACAAATACGTAGGTATACAAGCACCTGATGATGTTAACTTTAGCTATATTATTAAACTTCCACCAGAAGATTCAATTGACCCTGCTGTACTAACAACAGACGGACAGGGAAATACATTTTGGGGTAGACCAGATGCGTTTGGCGGAAACAGAGTTTATGTTTCAGACAAATATGGTAATGACGAAAACGACGGTACTAGCCAACCAGTTAAGTCAATTACGCGAGCAACACAAATTGCAGCAGATTTATCATATCGTCCAAAAGTAGATCCGGGTAGAGAATTCTTTAACGCTAAGAAATTATTGCGTGACAACAAGCCATATATTAAAGAAGAAGCAATTGCGTTTATTGAAGCAAACTTTGTTAACTTTTTTCCAGAGTTTGATCAAACAGACTTTGGCAATGACGTAGTTAAATTAGTTGATGCTGTAACAGAAGATATTGTATTTGCAACAAATTATAAATCAACAGTACTAGCATTAGAATTAGCTGAAAAGCAAAAAGCATTTGCAACAGACGGCCAAAAAGCAAAATACATTGATTTTGTAGAATATGTTCTTACTAGACTAGAACTTATTGCGCCACTTGATGCAGCAACACTTCCTGCTATTAGAACACTATGGGCATCTATTGTTGAAATTATATGGACTGATCTTGACGATGCTCAAGCAATGAGCGAAATATACTTTACTCCAAATCCAACTGCAATAACAACACTTACAAATGGTGTTGATCTTCTAAGAAGAAACAAAGAGTTTATTGCCGAAGAACAAATTGCTTGGATCGAAGCAGAAATACTTGCTGGTAATTCACCTTTTAACAACGGCTTAACATATTCACAAGAAGTATGGAAAGACTTTTATAATGACTTAATTGATGCAATAGCATATGATTTACAGTATAGTGGTAATACTGCTACAATAGCACAGACTGATTGGCTAGCATCTGGTGATGATAATATTACAGGTGTTGAAGCACAATATAGAGAAGCAATTACACATTTAGTAACTTATATTGATGATGTAATCGAAAGCAACACAATATCAGTACCAGCGCAATCGACAGTAGCACAGGTTACTGACGCAGCAAATGGTAGTAGTGTTGAATCAGCAGCAGCTATTTCATTGTTAACACAATTAAATGAAAGAACATATCAAGATCCTGGTAATTACCCTGTTATAATAACTAATCCAGCATACGTTGCTGCTTTTAACTTTGATCCTGGTAATACTGACAGAGGTACAATCCAAGACGAAACAGCAGCAGTTAGACAAAACTCAATTATCTACTTAGATCAAAAGTATCCTGGTGCATATAAAGAAGCAAAATGTCGTAGAGACACTGGGCTTATTGTAGATGCAGCATATTGGGATATTTTATTAGGTACTAATTATAATCAAGTTACAGCTGGATTATCGTATACTAGAGGTACAAGTGCGTACTTAGGAAATTATCAAAATATTCAAACTGTAGAAAGTTTAAAACATGCTAAAACGTTAGCAACAGTGCTTACAGGTTCTGATGCAGTTGCACAATTCCGTAATGACGAAGCATGGGACGAAGTTGTATACATTATTGAAAACGGTGTTACTGAAGACGGGTCAACAAGACCTATGCAGTATCCATCACCAGTTGGCGTTTCAGAGTTTAAAGTTGAAGCCAAAGATGTACTACAAGACAAAAGAATACTTATTCAAAATAGAGCAATTAGTTGGTTAACACTTAACTACCCTGCACTTGTGTATGATGCTGCAAAATGTCGTAGAGACGTAGGTTATGTAATTGACGCATTATGCTACGATACAACATATGGCGGTAACAGTGCTACACATTATAATGCTTCTATGTATTATGAAAATGCTGTTAACCAATTACCACCAGAACAAAGAGTAATTACATCAGCACTATACGCAGAATTAAAAAATTGGGTTGAAGGTGCAATTTCAGGTACTGACTTTACTGAAGCAATTGATGAAGAAGGTAACCCTGTTATAGTTGATCCAACAGGCACAACAGCACCAACTGGTACACCAACTGAGGACGATACCGGCGGCACTGGTACAGGAACCGGCGGCGGTACACCTACGGCAGCTCCACCAACAGGCGGACCAACTGGTACAGAGCCAACTGGTGAACCACCAGAAGAATTAGATCCATTACTAATTGTAGAAATTCAAAATATACAAGCATTAATTGATGTTATCATTGGTGTAATTGATCAAGGACTTACTCAACTACCAAATAAAATTAATCCTGACATAGCATGGGTATCGGGTTCTGTTACAACAGCAGCAACAAACTTATTAAACGGTGTTTCTGGAATCCAGCAGTCAGTTATTGAATATATTGAAAATAACTTTACTGGATATGTTTATGACCCAGCCGACTTTACTGCTAAATTAGGTGCATTTATCGATGCAGCAGAACTAGACGTTGGATTAAGTACAAACTATAATTCTGTTACAGCAGGTAGAGCATATAATATTGTTGAAGCACCAAATGTATTCATTGACCAATTACGTGAGTTTTTACTTACTATAACAGATCTTAAAGCAAGAGCATTACTAGTTAGTAATGTAGCTGATTTTCCAAATGCAACAACATCTGTTACTAATTCGTTTGATGAAATTATTAATATTATTACAAACGGTAACAGTTCTGCAAATGCACTAACATTTACTTCACCAACTGGTGCTACTGACACTGAATATGCTAAAGATCATTTACAACTTAATAGAGAATTTTTACAAGACGAAATTATTGCGTGGATAGATGTTAACTACGGTAGTTTAAGATATGTTCCTCGTATAACTAAAGAAAGAGTTGGATTTGTTGTTGATGCACTAAGCTATGACATATTATACGGCGGAAATAGTGCTACGAGATTTGCAGCAGCGGCGTACTTCTTTGGTTCAACCGGACTTGGTGGCGCAGAAGCTAATGCAACAGCAGCAGCATATAATAGATTACAAACTGTTGTAGCACAAGTAGTTAGAGGTATTACAGTATCTAAATCGACTGGTAATACTCAAGTACAGGATACATCAAGTCAAAATGCCGACGAAGCAACAGCAATTCTAGTACAAAACTTAGTACAGATTGTTGAAGATACAATTACTAATGGCGACTTGTCAGCATTGCCAGCTACAATTACACCGTCTACAGCTTGGAACGTATCAGATCTTATAGATGCAGCAACAGGACTTAACAATTCACAATCAGCAATGATTACAGAATCAATATTCTACTTAAACACTATCACGTTTGATTATAATAGAGATACATGTAAGCGTGATATTGGATTGATTGTTGACGCAGTAGCTTATGATATTGTATTAGGCGGAAATCAAAAGTCTGTCGAAGGCGGACTAAGTTACTTGGCAATTGCTAAAGTAATGAAGCAACAGTTATTCCAAACATTGAAATCAATTCAATTTACTAGAGACTTATGTGTAGACGGTATTTTAACTAATACAGCATATACGCCAACGTATACTAATGTTGCACCATTCCAAAAATTATATACTAACCTTGAGACTCAATCAGCAGTTGCAACTGTTAGAGAACGATTTGACGAATTATTATTAGTATTAACTAGACCAGCAAAAACTGCTCCTGAGCTTGTTGGTGTAAGTACTAAACTTAATACTTACAATGCATTACAAAATGCTAAATCTGTAATACAAACAGCAACAACACGTTTTATTAAAGGTACATTTAGCGGATTTATTTACAATGTTGCAACGTGTGAACGTGATATTGGTTTAATTATTGATGCAGTATGTTATGACTTAATTACAGGTTCGTACTTTGCTTCAGCTGTAGCAGGTAGATCGTATGCACGTGGCACAGCAAGTGTTGTAAATGCAAGCCAAAAAGAAGAAACAGTAGCAGCATTTGGATACGCTAAAGGATTATCACTAGAGTATGCTGATAGTATTGAACAAGCTGAAATAGCACTTCTTTGGGATATTGTTATTGATCTTATCAGTACAGGTGTTACTGACAAAGGTAATATTTGGAACAACTTTACATATAATTCTGTTAAGTGTGCAAGAGATACTGAATATCTTGTAGATGCAGTACGTCTTGATGCTATCTTTAACAGTAATTATAGATCAGTTGCAAGTGCAAAACGTTATCTAAGTGGCACAGCAAGTGTTGTAACGACTAGTCAAAAGCCTCAAACTGCTGCGGCGTTCGGCGAAGCTAAGGTATTAACAGCAGCAATTCTTAGTGATGCTACGTTAATCTCACGCTCAAATGCGCTGTGGGACGAAATTATTGATATAGTTCAAAATGGCGAAGACGCAGTAGATGCATATGTTAGACCAATTCCAACAGGCGGCTCAGGAAACGCAAGTGATTCCGGTTACGCAAATGCAGCAGCACAATTAATTGCTAACAAAACATTTATGCAAAAAGAAGTTAGTGCATGGATTGCTGGTCAAATAGGTGCATCGCAACCTCCGTTTACATCAGACTTTGTATATGATACAGAGAAGTGTGAAAGAGACATAGGATTGCTTGTTGACGCACTTGTTTATGATATCACATACGGCGGTAACTTACAAACTTATGACGCAGCAAATGCTTACTATAAAGATGGTGTAGCGCAATACGGCACAGATGAAAAAGAAGAAACTATTGCTGCATACAATCGATTAAAAACTATTGCAGAACAAGTTATTATTGAAACAGCAGTTGTTGTATCAGCAGGAAACCAAGAAACGCAAGATACATCAGGTACAGCAGGTAGTGCAGCAGCAGGAAACCAAGCTGAAGCATTAGTTCAACAACTTATGGATACACTGACTAATGACGGCACGTTGCCAGTTAGATCAGAGCCTGATATTAGTTGGACAAGTGGTACATTCCAAACACAATATGCTTCACTTGGAACAGCAGGTCAGGAAAGTATATCTGCAGACGTTATTACTTGGATTGATAACAACATTGCAAACGCATTCCCAACTAACAACTACACACCAGCAGATGCTGCAACATCAGTATCTACTTTCCAAACTAACAAAGCAACTTATATAAGTTCAGTAACTAGTTGGATCTCAACAAACTATCCTGATTTAACTTATGATAGTGCAACGTGTGAAAGAGATACAGGATTCTTAATTGATGCAATAAGTCATGATCTTATGTATAACGGTAACGTACAGTCGTACATTGCAGCTGATGCATATTATAGCTTTGGTGTATTACAATTAGGCAGTGTTGCTGAAAAAGAAGCTACAGTAGCAGCATATACATATTTAAGAAACTTAATGATTGCAGATTCAACTGGGGTTGACACAGGCACAAGAATTACAGCATTATTTACTGATGTGTTTGTAATTATTAATGAAGGTGATATACCAGATATTGTTGAAGCAAGATTTGATATTATTCCAATTACTGTTGCAGTATCAGCAGGTGACTTCTATGTTAACAACCCAATTATTGTTCCAGACTTTGTTACTATTGTTGGTGATTCAATTCGTTCAGTTGTTATTAGACCACTCAATGCTGGTAAGGATATGTTCCGTACACGTAATGGTACATATATCTTTGGTGTAACATTTAAAGATGCACTAGACGAAAACAATATTCCAACATATACGTTTGATTTTGCATTAGCATTTGATGACCCGGCTGATACGTCAGTTGATAGAACTGAATATTTTGGTATTGGTAATACTAAACCAATTATTACAACTTCACCATATATTCAGAACTGTTCAATCATATCGTTCTTAGGTGCAAACGGTGCAAAAGTTGATGGTAGTAAAATTACTACTCCAAACATTCCAAAAATACTTGAAGAAGTTGAAACACCAGTTAGCTTCGGAGACGGCATACCAGAACAAGGTAAGTCAATGGTTTCGAACGCATTTACTACACTATCGTTTGGTGGTACAGGTTGGTTAGTAATTAACGATGCTTATGCACAGATTGTTAGTTGTTTCCAAATCTTCATGCTTAACGGTAGTTACTGTCAGTCAGGTGGTTACTTATCAATTACTAACTCAGCTTCAAACTTTGGTTTGTATGCATTACGTGCAAGTGGTTATTCGCAAAACGCATTCTTGTTTGATAGAGGAACAATTGTTGCAAGTGGCTTTGACGGCGGCAATACATTTACAAGTATTGGTACAGGTCGTTCACCAATTGAACAATTTGTTATTAGAATTAGAGATAAGGACGATAACACTGATATTACAGCAGATTACAAACAAGCAACTACTGAAGTATCATTTGATGCTGCAACTAGCATAGATGCTGCAACTAACATTATTACTATTGTAGATCACGGATTTACAAATAATCAAGCAGTATATTATAATAGCCTTGCTAATGATGATATTCCGGGATTATTAGACCAAGGACAGTATTATGTAAATATTATTGATACAAATACATTTAGATTGTTTAATGATAACTCGTTAACATTTGCAACTGAAGTTTCTCCAGGCACTGGAACACATTCATTTACATTAAATGCAGAAGAATTTACTGTTCAAGGCATATTAAATGAGCATAACAACTATCAAACACTTGTTCTAACAGACGGACAAAATTTATCAATTAGTAGCTTTACTACAGGTGATGCACTATTAGGTACTACTGGTAGTTTTGAAAATACTGCATTTGTACTTGATTGGGATCACTTAACAAGAACACTTGTTGTATCTAATGAAGGTACTAACGTTGGTGCAGATGAACCAATTACAGTACGTTTTGAAGACACGTCAACAATTACACAAGTTGCAGGAGCACTTATTTCTCCAGCATACACAATTGAATCAGCTGTAGCAAGAACTGATTACTGGACAGCAACATTTACTGTTGACTCAACAGTACCTGACAACAGTATACAAAATCCAAGTCAGGCAGTAAGTAACAAGATTAGTTTCCACAGACCTTCAATTGTTAACAGTTCATCACATACTTGGGAATATTCAGGTTCAGGTGTTGACTATAACGCACTACCACAAAACGGCGGTAAGAGCCAAGGTACAGATTTTGAGCAATATTCAGAACTACCAGGACGAGTTTACGCTTCGGGTACTAACGAACTTGGTGACTTTAAAGTTGGTTCGTTTATTGTTGCTGAAAACAAGTCAGGTGAAATTGCGTTTAATGCAAGAGTTACAGTTGGCGAACTTGCTGTATTACGTTTGAGCTTATCAGATGTTAATATTGAGGAGTTCTCCACAGACGTAGGCTTGGGTGATAATGAAATTGGCGGCGCAAAAGATACTCGTGTATCAACTCAGCTTGCTATACGTAGCTTTGTTGCTAATAGACTTGGTAACGTACTAGATAAGAACGTTAGTTCTAACGCAGTACCGGGTGCTGTTGTACAGTTAAACTCAGCAGGACAGATCAACGCAGACTTGTTACCGCCAGCACGTGGTATTACAACATACAATGTTGATGAGTGGGAAGGTAGATTAAGACTTTCAGAACGTGTTCCACCAGTTGAAGTAATTGCAGGTGATAACGCAAGTGAAACGTATGATCAAGCAATTATTGTAGTATCCAACAACATAACAGCTAACAAGGGTGACGAAATTACCCAGGTTGGTAATGCTGGAGCATTTGGTTATAACCAAAATACAATTATTAATAATACAGTTATAACATTAGCAGACGTTACTGGTACATTTAACACTACAGGCGAGCTTGAAGTTAATGGTGTTGCGCAGTCAGGCATTATTCCAACTACTGTTAACGCAACAGAAGAAATTGTTGACAACTACTTTATGAAGAGTGACACTATTAGTCAGTACTTAGTACTTGAAGGTGGCGTCACATATGACTTTACTGGCATTACTGAAGTAATTGGTGCTAACGCAGGCGCACAAGGTGATATTACAGCAGGACCAACATATGGTAACATTGCATCACTTAACTATGCAACATTTACAGCAGGTACTGGATATACTCCAGGTACTGGAACAGCAACATACAAAGACATTCCATTAACAGGCGGCACAGGCACAGGTGCAGTTGGTGATGTTATTGTTACTGGCGGCACAGTTGAAAGTGTTCAGCTAAAAGTAAGTGGAACAGGCTATACAGCAGGTGACACACTAAGTGCAGCATCGTCAGCTATTGGTGGTACTGGTTCAGGCTTTAGTATTAACATTGCTACAGTACAAACTAGATTGTTTATTGATCTATCAGGCGGCTTTACTAAGTTTAGTGCTAATGAAGGTTCACCAGATTACATACAAGATGCTAATGCAACTGTTAAAACTATTGCAGATGTAACAGCAACTACAAATGTTATTGTTAACGGTGCTGATATTGGCGCAGGCGGTGATATTGATTACTTAAACAGTGAATTTGAAGTTTCAGGACACGGTCTTGTAAGTGGTGAAGCTGTTAAGTATAACAGAAACGGTAACCCAGTAATAGGTAACTTAATTGATGGCGAAACATACTTTGTTAAAGTAATAGATATAGATACATTTGAACTTTACGCAAACTATGCATTTACATCGGGCTCACAGATACTATTAGGTGGTTCAACATCAGGTAACCATGTATTTGCACATGATGTAATATCAGTTGATAACGATATTTTCAATATTCCATCACACACATTTATTACAGGTGATATTGTAAGATTAAGTGCTAGTGATGCACCAGCTGGGTTATTAGACCAAACAACTTACTTTGTTGGTAGTGTAACAACTAATACATTTACGTTACATGAGCAAGGCGGTGATGCATTAGCAAGTACAAACGGTGTATCTCTAAATGCAGTTGATTTAACTGACACTGGTACAGGTTCACTTACACTTACACTACAAAACGTTGCTATTGTTGGAACAGTAAACACAAGTTCAACAACACTTAACAACTGGGGCATACTTGCTTCAAGTAGCTTCGATGCAAGTGCTATTGTTAGTGGTGTTATTGATCCTTCTAGACTTGCTCCAGAAGGAAGTGCATCAGATCAATCATTCTTAAGATTACTGAATGGTAATAGTGCTTGGGTACTTGCTGTACAAAATATTAGAGCAACAGCAGACAGTCCAATATCAGTAACTGGTGACTTCTTTACAGATCCAGATGACGGACTTAACAAGTTCTATTCAGAACTAGCATTAGATGTTTCAAGAGCTGATGATGCAGGTGGCGATACTAACTATACTAACTTAGGTGTTGTAGGAACTAATAAACTACAGTTTACTACATCCAATGGACAAGTTAGCATTAAGAGTGGTATTGTAGATGCAGGATTCTTAGGCGGACAAGCGGGTAACTATTATACTAACCCAGCTAACTTGTCAAGCAGTGTACCAACTAATAAAGGTGGTACAGGACTAGCAAGTTTCACAGCAGGTGACTTGATTTACTCAGGTGCAACTGATAGTTTAACTAACTTATCAATTGGTCCTAATAACTCAGTATTGTTTAGTGACGGAGCTGTTCCACAGTGGACAACATCACCAACATTTGGTGGTGCGTTAACAATTGGCGGTATTGCTGCTGTTAACAGTACATCAGCAGCTACAAGCGCAACAACAGGTGCGCTACGTGTTGCAGGCGGTGTAGGTATTGGCGGAGACGTTTATCACACTGGTACGCTTAACACCGAAACACTAAATGTTATTAACCCAGATCCAAGTAATAATGTTGCTCTAGCTGTTAGATCTAGCTTACAATTCCAAGCAGTTGATGGCATTCAGCAAATTACTGCTAGAATGGATCAACCAGCAGGTGGTTTACGATTTGACGGTGCAGCTGGACAGTTGTTTACAATTACAGATACACTAGTTGGTACTGTGTTCTCAGTAAACAATGATACTAAAACATTATTAGAAGGTAATGACGTTAACGAACTTATTGCAGTTCCTTCAAGTAACAGTTATTTACTAGTTGGTCAAACATCAAACGATGGTGTTAGCAGACTACAAGTTACAGGACAGTCGGTATTTAATGGTAATGTAAATATTACTGGCACAATGACTGCTGCTTCTAAGAGCTTCCTTATTACACATCCAGCTAAGCCAGGATATAAATTACAATACGGTTCACTTGAATCACCATATCATGGTGTAAGATTAACTGGCGAAGGAGTTGTAAAGAATGGTACAGCAACTATTGAGCTACCTGACTATATCCATGCACTATGCCGCGAAGAAGGAGTTAATGTACAATTAACTAATATCAAACACGGACAGGTATTATGGGTAGAATCAGTTGATATTGCTAATAACCAAGTTGAAGTTAAAACTGAAAATACTGATGGTAACTTTAAGTTTTACTGGAGCTTCACAGCAGTCAGAAAAGATGTTCCGCCACTAGCAACGGAGTATAAGTACTAATGATAAAGCAATATAAATTGTTAAAAGGAGACATTTAAAATGGGCGTACATTACGGACCAAGACCCACAGGCAATTTGCCACCGATAACAGTGCCGCCGACGGCAGATCCAGCTTCAGGTAATACAAAACCAGTAAACCCGTCTAGTTGGACAAGAGAAAGCGACTGGCTAGCAATGCCAAACGTAGTTGAAACTGACCAAGTATTTTATGGGTTAGTTGCAATTCACGATGTGCCGCACAACTTTTTGACATTTAGAGCGCAAGGTGCTTATACAATTGACTGGGGTGACGGAACACCTACTGAAAATTATACAAGTAATTCAACAGCACGACATGATTATGATTGGGACAATGTTTCATCTGCTACATTAACTAGTAGAGGATATAGACAGTGTATGGTCACTGTAACACCGCAAGGTGGAAACAACCTTACAGCTATTAACCTAAATGATAAACATAACCAAGCAGGTTTAACAAACTATACATCAACCGGTTGGTTAGATATTAAATTTGCTATGAACAATGTAGGTACGTTTTACTTGTATAACTCAGCATGGCGTCATTCTGTATTAGAAAGACTTCACTGGGTTGCATCGTCATCTAGTCAAACAAGTGGTAACCAATTATTTAGACACTGTTGGGCTATGCGCTCAATACCAAACTTACCATTTGCTTCATTAACAGATTGCTTTTTTATGTTTGGACATTGTGATAATTTAGGTGACGACGGATATCCAACATTACCTAGTACAGCAACATCAAACAATTTCCACTATATGTTCTATTTGAACAGACAGTTGCAAACTGCTCCTGTATTAGATACTGGTAATGCTACAAATATGAGTTATATGTTTCGACTTTGTTGTCGAGTAAAGTATATACCTTCGCTTAATTTCCAAAATAATTTATATTCACAATACCAATTCCAAAACTGTTTTAACTTAGAATTATTTAGTGATACGTCATGGGACTTTGACAAAGTTACACGTTGCGAATATATGTTCTCAGGGTGTTATGCTATGAGATACTTACCAGCAATGGATACTAGTTCTGTAACACGTATGGACGGTATGTTCTTGTCACTAAGGTCGTTGACAGAAATGCCAGAAGTTGATCTAAGTGCATGTACTAATGCTTATCGATTAATGGAATCATGTACTAAAGTTAAGTATACACGATTTGTTGGTTCAAACTCGAATATTACACGAATGGATAGAATGTTCCTTGCATGTTATAGACTGGAATATTTACCATCTCTTGATACTTCGAGGATTGAAAGAGCTGATAACATGTTTAACGGTTGTATTAACCTTAAACGTTTAACTCAAGATACGTTTGATCTAAGTGCATGTACACGTATTAATGGTATGTTTGCAGGTATGAATCAGTTGAGAGTTGCGCCTGTATTACTTAATTCTAGTTTAGTTGTTGACCTTGATAACTTGTTTACAAGTTGTTATTACTTAACAGAAATTGGTTATATTGATACACAAAGTGTTACTGACTTTTATCGTATGTTTATTAACTGTTACTCACTAACAGGCCTTGATTGGGAATTAGACTGTAGAAGTGCTACGCGACTACGTGGTATTTTCCACAGTTGTATTTCATTGCGTAAATCACCAGCATTACGTAACATTAACTTAGTTAATGAAGCTACAGAATTCCGTGATTTATACTATAATTGTAATTCGCTGCAAGAATTTACAAACATAGAATTAGATACGTCGAATGCTACTACTTTTTATTATATGTTCTATAACTGTTTGAGTTTAGCAACAATTCCGTTTAACATTGATACAAGTAAGTGTATTGACATGCGTGGAATGTTTAGATACTGTCGTGTGTTAGAATCGTTTAATCAAACTAATGATTCATTTGATACTACATGGCTTCGTAACTATGATGCAATGTTTTGGGATTGTCATAATTTACAAGAAGTTCCGGATATTGAAATAAACAATATTAATACTGATATTGATGGAAATGCAGTTACTCAAAACTTAAACCTAGACTATATTTTCTATGGTTGTTACAATCTTCGAGAAATTCCAACTAACTTCTTTAACAAAACTTATTTAGATGCAGGTGGCACTCCAAAGAGCTTTGACGGTTATAGATTGTTTAGTAACTGTTTTACAATTAATACATTACCCAATATGAGCTTTGGACAAATTAATAGATTTTATCAATTCTTAATTAGTTGTCGTAATATTGAATATCTACCAACAATGGATACTTCAAATGGCGGCGACATGAGATACGCTTTTGCATACATGTATGCTCTTAGAGAAATGCCAGCTGGTGTTGATTTATCAAGTTGTACTACTGCATATGCATTTGCTATTAACCCAAGAGCAATGACGTATCTTCCGGACTTAAATGGACCTGGTGCAAGTTGTACTGACTTCCGTTACATGTTCTATGGCAGTGAGACTCTTACGAATGTAGATGCTACATTTGATACTAGCAGCGCAACAAATGTTGCACGTATGTGGGGTTATTGTAGAGCACTTAAAAAATTACCAGGAACTTATGATTTTAATAATGTTACTACTGAGTCAACTAGTGCAGCAGCAGGTGTAAATCAATTTATTATAGACTGTAGTTCTCTACAAGAAATTAATGTTATTAATTTACGTAGACAGATGGATTTCAAAAATGCAAGTTTTGATAGAGATCAAATTGTAAATATGTTTAATAACTTAGTTGACAATAGTAGCCCTGAGTTAAAGCCAGACGGTACAACACGGGCTACAGCATATACATTGTTTATAGGTGGTAACTTCGGATTGCAAACATTAACTCAAACTGATAGAGATATAGCTCTTAATAAAAATTGGATTCTAAACGGATAAGGTAACATAATGACAGAAATTACAGAAATAACGCAAGACAACACACAGTCGGGATTTTATTGCATGATTGACGGAGCCTTAGGGTTTGCTCCAAATTTTGTTCAATGGCCCGATGGCACAACTATTCAGCGTTCAGAGAAAGACACTTATAGCTATCCTGTTAATGGATATAGTTGGTTTGACTCACGAGCAGCAGCAAAAAGATTTTTTAATTATATTGAAGAGCCGCAAGGTGATGCTACATTAAGAGATACAGAAGACATGCAGTTTGGAACGTCTTCAAATTCATTTATTGTTGGACCTATTCCGCCCGACAACGATCCGGACGATGACGATCAAGGCATACTAGAAAAACCAGATCCTTATGTTGAAGACGGACCTTTGCCAAATCCTATTGGAATAGTATATGACATTGATATGCCTCCTGCACATGCAGAAGATGCTCACTTAGCTGATCCGTATGAATTTGATCCTACATTGGAAATGGATGTTCCGCATCAATAATAAAACAAAAGGACCGTAATGGTCCTTTTTATATTAAATCCATCACATCAAATATTGTTTCTAATTTATTAACTATAATTTTTGTAGAAAAACTTCTGCGTAACCCTTGATGTAAAGGTTTAGGCGCATCTCTAATTTCACTCCATGCCCAGCCTTTATGCTCATTGCTTAGAATAGGCAAGAACTCTTCATCTACTACACATAGATATGTATGAAAGTTAAATTTTTCATCGCTAGAAATAAATGTTTCTAATGGAATTGATTTGAGTATGTGAGGTAGGAACCCTATTTCTTCTTCAACTTCTCGTTGTAGACCTTGCCATGCACTTTCGTCTTTTAAATTAGTGCCGCCAACAAGTCCCCAAGTACCGCGATTTTTACCTTCGGCCTTTTGTAATAAAAATATTCTTTTGGTTTGCTTTGAATAAAAAAGCGCACCACTGCAAACTATCTCGGTCATACTAATAGTTAGCCGTCGAGCTGCATTCCCCAGGTTCCTCCTGAGTATTCACCTTCGTATGAACGTATCCAAAACTCTCCAGTCCATTTATATTGATAAGTTGTATTAAGATTAGTTACGTATGTAACTGTTGACGTTTCACTTGCATCAAATACAATTGACCAAGAACTGCCGTCCCATTCAACAATGTCGTTTTCGCCAGCAATAAAGTCACTATTATTAGAATTTTTCCAAGCATCTGATCCGTCTGTGTTTTCTGCATTACCAATATCGCCTAGTAACATTAATCGTATACCGGGTGACTTTTCTTGTGTAGGATCAAATCTTAATGGATCAACAATGTAATCAATTGATGTTCTTGTTCCTGCAGGACCTGTAATAGCAGTATCGTCTCTAAACTCATCAAAGTCAATAACAATAGTTGTTACGTCTAGTGGGTTAATTGTAAATGTTCCTGCAATGTAAGTATCGCTATCGTCTGTTTTTAGATACAGTTTACTAACTCCTGCTTTATACGATCCAGGAACTGCTTCGACTAGTTCTTCCCAACTAACTTCGCCTACGTTATTTCGATTTATAAGTTGTGCTTCGTTACCAAGTACCATTAATCCGTAATTTTGATAAGTGGAAGCAGATACTAAATGATCCCATCTAAATGTAGTATCGATATCCATTACTCCATCGCCGGCGTTTGGAAACTCTCCTTTATCTACTACAGTTTCAGATTCGCTACTAACGGCTTTAAATACAGGATCTGCGCCGTCTTGCGCACCAATGTTAAGATTAACACCTAGTTCGATAGATCCTGAACTTTCGTTAAACATGTTACTAATAATATTTGTAACAACACCAAGTCGTTTAACCTTTGTGGGAGGCGATATGTATATCGGACTACTAAACTGTAATTGTCCTACATCAATGTCGCTATCAACACCAACCGGAATACTTTTACTACTAAATGTAACTCCTTCTAAGTCAACTACACTTAGACTTGTCCAATCTACATAATTATCTGTTGTTTGTATTTCAAAACTAGGATTGAATAATACAAGTATTTGCTCCATTATTTGTAACTTTTGTTCAGTATTACTTGCCCATATATCAACACTCATTTTTAATATATACGGACTTGGCATTGCACGTTCGACAGTATAGTTTTTGCCTTGTTTATTTAGATACTCGTTATTATTTTCATCATATGCACGTTCTCTAATATGTACTTTACTAACTAAACTAGCATCTGCTGTCCTTGTGCGATCCATTTCTAAACCTGTGACATATACGCTCATTCTAGGAGCACTTGGTAATTTATTTTCAGAGTTGTCACGTATAATACCTGCAACCTGTCTAGTTAAATCACCATACATAACCGGAACCTGTGTTTCATTTCCGTTACCGTCTTGT